TGCGATGACGCAGAAGAAGAAGGTGAATGCGATGACGCAGAAGAAGAAGGTGAATGCGATGACGCAGAAGAAGAAGGTGAATGCGATGACGCAGAAGAAGAAGGTGAATGCGATGACGCAGAAGAAGAAGGTGAATGCGATGACGCAGAAGAAGGTGAAGGCGATGACGCAGAAGAAGAAGGTGAATGCGATGACGCAGAAGAAGGTGAAGGCGATAAAGGCGTTGTAGTGGATGAAAATACACATCGTCTTCATACACTTCATCATATGATTGAAGATGAAGCGGAAGAAGAACACATCCACCAGCCGTTGCGCCGAAGCAAACGCAAAGCAACATCTGTATACTACGGCGAATGCGATGATGACGAGGACGATGGTATACACGCAAAGAGACAGAAATTGTGCGAGAAGTATATTGAATCCGCCACGTTGCAAGAGTGTTGCGAATTTTCGATGATGCTGAGTAAGCGGTTGTGTTCGTTGCAGAGCGCGAAGTGATTGCGGACTACGTCATTGATTTGTTATTATTTTATGAAATGAAATGTATTGTATTCAATAAAAAGCACTTTATGATTAAATGTATAAAACACGTTTTCGTATACTAATGGGGGTCGACATTCATTGTTCTGTCTGTTCGTGCGGTGTTTAGTTCGTACACAAAGACCTCTCTCACGGGCAACACGTGTTAGTACTTGAAGATGTATCTGTGTGTAAATGTGTTTTTTTAAAAAGGAGCTACCCATATTTGGAAAGCCACGCCATGATCATTTATCTCTACTATGGGCTAAACGGTGGCGACCAATGGAAAATATGCGGCGTGCATCTTCTGTTGCCGACACACACCATCAACCAGTATCTCGGTTCGACCGGCTGTTTTCATATTGGATTCTCGCGTGGTTTGTTGTATACATAGTCGGTCGAGTGATGCTGGTAACTTGTGCGCATCAATATTCCAACACGGTATCCACATATCTGATTAATCCTCTCTGGCCTCTCGTGTCGGTGGCAGTCGTAAATGTATTGTACTTGCTGTACACATTATATCTGGTTGTGTTTGATAATCTTGTACGACGCTGTCCGTGTGTATTGCAAAAAATAGGTCTTTTTTTAATAGCCAACATAAGTATCAAAGTAATACCAGTTCTCATTCTACGTTATGGCGATAATATACTGTTTCCGTTACCGACGGTTCGTGAAGGACTCGCCAGCCTTGGTGTGACGGTGTTACTGTGTGGTGGGTGGCTGTTATGGCGCCAAGTAACCGGTGGTATTTGGTACACTCGTGGAAAAGAATCGTGGAAAGGGTTAGTGTCCAATGGAGTGGCCACAGCCAATGGACCATTAATGAATATTTTTCATAAAGCATTCTTTCGAATCATATAGTGTGTGTGTGTGTGTGTGCGGGTATAAAGTAAGAATGATTATAAGATTAAGGCACGCGTTGCATTTGTTGTGTGTGTTGACCATACGAAGAACAACATGAAATCAGAATCTCGGTTGGTGGAGCACGGTGGATTGCAAGGCATCAATATCGTTTTCCAAGGAGCGGTGTCCAGTGTGTTCGCCTTCGATGCAACACGTGTGGTGCTCTCCCAGTTCGTACTGTGCTGTGCGGGTCGTCTGCAAGGACACCGCGCGTCGACATACCGGACAATCAACGACGCTCTTCTCGGCGAGCATCCGCACGAAGCACGGGCGGCACGCCACCAGATGCCCGCACGTTTCGAACAGCTCTGTCCGTGGTCGATCCATACAAATTGTGCACTCGGGTGCGTTGACGAAGACTGCGATTGGTGGTGATTGCAGCACTCCGAGCTCCAACACGAACGTCTCGTCTGCGGGTGCGATGAGGACGCGTCGATCATTGGGCAGAGAGAGGTGGGTCGTTCCGGCGATGGCGGTGCCGTACTTCGACCACCAGTCCAGTACGACGACCAAGCGCCGTCCGTCTTGGTGTGTGACGACATAGAGCATTGCGTGAATACGGGAGACGGTTCGTTGGCGGTTGCTTATGGAGATGGTGCCTTGGCGTCCAATGGTGTGGAATCCGTCGTTGAATGACACTTTGTCGTTGACCGTGTTGTGGTGTTTGTCATCGTAAGCAATAGACAGGTGCGTCGTCACCGTTTGCACGTTGACCATATTTGAAAGACACTGACGGAGTCCCGCGGAACACTTGTGCAAGAATGCCCGGAGTCTGGTTTCGTCGCAGATGCTCTGCTCGTACTCATCGCGCAGATTATTCGCTACGGGGTGGGGGACAGGTTGACTGCACGTGTGCTTTCCCGAATCGAAACTGTGTGAAACGGCGCTTGCGACTTGCTCCATCAATCAGCAATGGTAGTGGGGTTGTGCTTGTGGATGAACGTAAAAAGGTGGTTTATGATTCGAGAGTGGAGAATTGCACCATAAATGCGTGTTTTTTTTTTAAAAGTGTTTTATATGGAAAGACACTCGAATACAACAGCATTTTTATATAACAACCGTACAAGTAAACGAGACGTGAATTCAACCATACATAGGAGTATAATTCATTGCCATAACATTTTAATGTGAGGTTTTCTTTGTTTTAAAACGGGGGGGTGCGAATGAGTGACACCACCATTTTTAATGTTTTTGACTGTTCTCAAATCTGTTTTTTTCACGGTGGTTGAACCAACCATGGGAACGCTTCTTTAAAAACGCTATCACAGTCGGTAAGTGCCGTAATTACGTACATTGACCCAATACCTCTATCGCCGTCGGTAATGCCAGTCATAATGAGCCTCTGCATCGCTTCCAGCACGTGTTTGAATAGCGCGGTTTTTCGGTTGACATACGATTTGATGGTAGACTTCATGGGGAATACGTCTGCCCCTGGTGCGATTCGGGCTCGGTTGGCGTTAGTCAGCTCGGCTCGGTGGTTCCAAATGTCTTCGCAACTCCGGTACCACTTTATTTGCTGGTGAGGCGTAAGACTGTTCAGCATCTCGACAGTCACGTGGTAACCCAAATCACTCAATGCGTGTATGATTTCGAGCGCGCGTGCTTGGTTCTGCTTCTTGAGACTCAGTTTGGTGAATGCCGACGCTTTTTCGTCCGCCATAGACACACCGTATCCCAGTTTCGTCAGGCGGAGGATGCGGTGTTTAGTGCTTTGTATGATAGATGATGGAAAGAGTTCTTTGTTGAACGGGTTGGACATCATCTGGTTTGTGAACAGCACGTTCAGTGTGCGTATATCAAATGCGTATGCACAACGGTGGCTATCAACGTAAGTGAATACGAATTGTGTTGGGATAGTATGCATAGACTCTTGTGATATGGGGTCAACATCGTTCTTCCACTGTGATGGAAATGCGTAGGCACATCCTTTCTGTCGTCGGTTGTGACCCATCCACCACCGAGAGACACATCGGTGGATACGTAACAGCAAGTGTTCCGGACAATGGTCACATTGTACAACCGGTGGGGAGACGCAAGTTCCTCCACTGCTGACATCCAGCTTGGCCAGCGATATTGTAAACTGCTTGAGTTGCGATGTATTGCTCACGTGTTTGCATTTGTTACGGAACATTCGGCCTTCTTTTGACCGAAAGTCCAACGGGAACTGCTGGAATGCCACGTCACAGAAAGTCCGGTTCTGCCAGTTGATGGCGCCTTCTTCGATGCACAGTTTCGTGGCTCGTTTCTGCACGTCCGTCCACGCATTGGTTGAATGTTTGTGTTTCATCAAAGAAGATAATAACGTCTGTGAGGGCTTGGGTTGGACAGAGTTTGCATTGATTTTATATAAAATAATATTTCTATACGAACGAATTGGAAACACTGTAGAATTGTGGATTCGGGTAGACACATCAAGGGAAACATACACGTGACCATATTTGAACACATCACACTTGCGTTATACACCATACTCAATTAATCTCGGCCCCTGCACAGTAATTCGTTGTTCGTAATCATATAACATATGCAGAAAACCGGCACTGAACCTTTTGTGTGGAAGCTCTTAGACAAGTATTTCGATGGACCAAACGCCAAGTACAAACTCACGCAACACCACCTGCAATCTTATAGCGATTTCATCCGGTATCGCATTCCCGCGATTCTGCAAGACTTCAACAGCTGGACCAACAGCGAGGTTTTCAATGGTTGCCGAGTGCACCGGAATGACAATGATACCTACACCGGCAACCCGAACGCTCGTGCCCACGTGTTTGTGGGTATGAATATACAAGATATATACAACACCTGTCACCGCGCCATTAAAGGCATGGACCCACCCACTCGAATGCAACTCCGTCACCAGATACTGGAGTATAGCAAACTGCCCAACAAGCCGGTAAGGTACATCACCCCGAACGAAGCCCGACTGCGCAATCTCAACTACCAGCATGAGCTCGTAGCCGAAGTCACCGTCCTCCATCACTGTTCGCTGGACAAGAAGGCGCAGGAGCGGAAGTCGGTGGAATTTGCGATGTTGTGCTCAGAGAACTGGCGACAGCACCAGAAGCACATTAACGCGGTGCTCACCACCAAGCGCAAGATGCCCGAAACGAACGCGGAATTGTCGGAGTTCGTCAAGTCGCAATCGACCACATTATTTCAGTACATCCAGAAACATTCTGGTCAGTCCAAGCTTGAAGTGAGCACGACCGTTAATAAATACGTGCAGAAGGCGATGTCAAAGTACAATACTTGTAGCGACGGGGTGGACTATCTGTCGCGAATGTTGGGTGTAATGGCGTGTCCATATGTTTCTGCCTTCGAAGACGTTGTTCTCGCGAAGATTCCGTTGATGCTACATTCGCCGTTCTGCATACTGCACAACCAACCAGATGCGTTCTTGCGCGAGGTCGGCGAATGTGTGTACGAGAAGGGGGGCTACTTCATTGTGAGAGGCAAAGAGAAAGTCATCATTAGCCAAGAGAGGTACCGGCGCAACGTCATCCAGACCCGCTCAGTGACAACCGTGGCACCAGTGACTGCCGTGCCGGTGACTACACACATTTTGCACAAGGGGGGGTCCACGCCACTGGAGCACGGACTCGAGGAGATATTCGAAGCATCGATGGAATGTGCGAATGATCCGCAACCTCCGGTCAAGATTGTGATGCAGTACAAGCGCATTCCCTATTACCACACGGGTGGGAACGCGGAACACGATGACATTCGGAAACAAGAATTGAGTGTGATGCGTAAATACCTACCGTTCAATGGCTTGTATATCACATTGTACAACCGGAAAGGACCGTCGAGAGAGAATGCGATTGTGTACGAAGTGCCACTGTTTCTTCTGTTTCGTGCGATGGGTGTGACTAATGCAAAGAACATCACGGAGCAGTTGAGTGACCGTGAGATAATTGAGTGTATTTTGGGATACGACACGAGCGGTGTGCAAAAAGCCACGGTGCCGTTGGCTGATATGCGACAGGCGTGTGCAATGGAAGAGGGTGCCATCAAATGTAACAACAAATGCTGGTACACACCTAATGGAGAAGGCGATTGTATGTGGCTGTCATTCGACGGAACAGTGACGTTGAAGGCAGATGCCATCGTGAGCGTCGGGTTCAAGCGCAAGAGTGTGGCATCAAAAGTATTTGCGTGCACGGTCGTGTGTTCGGTGAAAGGGAATAAACATGTTCTTGTTCGGTTGCCCGACACGATGACGTGTGTACCATTTGATGCTCACGTAGAGACAGTGTCGGTTAAAGGTGTGAGTGGTCACACTACTGCCAGTGCGTGCCCTTGTCGATACGCAAGACGGTTCCGTGCCACGATTCGCCAGAAGACACGCACACACTGCACAATAGCGTACCACACACACACGCGCACTTGTGAGACATACGACCCTATTCTGTACGAGCTATTGTTGCCATCTATTCAGGAGGGGTCGTTCGCCGTCACGCACGACATCGCGCAGGACATGTTGCAACGGATGATAAACATCGACGCTCTCGACGACCAAGACGACGAATTCGTCGAGAGCCGGCGCGGGACAAAGGAGAAGATGGACGCTCTGTTCCGGTCTTTGTTTACGCACCTCAAGCCAGTGGCCACCCACGCCAAACACCAGCCACACGCTTTGTTGCGAAGAAAGCAGATGTTCTTGGGCTATATGACCAAACGTTTGCTTTTTGCGTATCTGGGTTTAGACGAGCGGAACACGTCACGCGACTCCTACAACTTGCGCCGGGTGCAACTGTCGGGTGAAATGCTATCGGAGGTGTTTCGGTATGAATACTTTCAGTTGCAAAACAAGTACAAAATGTACATACAAAATGGTATGAAACAACAGGGAGCGTTGGGAACGTTCAGAGGTTTGTTTCTGGACAGCGTCGTGCGCACGAACCTGTTCGATGCGAACTACATGACCGACCGTCTGCAGAAGTCGTTTATGGGCAAGTGGGGTAGCAAGGTGGCTAACGATGCCGACCAGAAAGCGTATTGTCAAGAGCTCATCCGATTGTCATACTATGGCTCGCTGGCCTACTTGCGACGCGTGCACAAAGAGCTACCCAGCACCAGTAAACCGGGGCAAAAGAAGGGAACTTCCAAAGCGGTCGGACCACGCATGTTGCATGCATCGCAGTACGGGATGATATGTCCGGTAGAGACACCTGATGGTGGAAACATCGGCAAAATCAAACATCTCGCCACTTTTGCATTCGTGTGTCCCCAAATCGCACCCGCAGATTTGGACGAGTTAATCGCGTATGTGCACCGGTTTGCCAAACCGGTTCATGAAGTAGAGTCGTTCTACACATTGGATGGCTACCACAAAATCATCATCGATGGTGACTGGTCGCATGTGTGTCCCGAAGACGGTGCATTCGTCAACAAGCCCGTCACTCACACACAGCTTCTCACACCCGACCGGTTCGTGGCGCTTCTGATACTGATGCGTCGGAACGGCCTACTGTCTCCGCTTATTTCCGTCGCGTGGAACATTATGCGGAAGGAGATACACATTCATACCCAAGAAGGCCGGGTGTCCCGACCACTCCTCATCGTAGATCACAACATGCCTCTCTTCTCTCCGCACTACCACAACAACAGCGATGAAGGCTGGCTGTGGGAAGAGTTGCTATCGGGTAGAACGGCAAACCACGAGAAGCAACGCGTGCACAAACGTCCGCTGTACAATGAGTTGTCGATTCGCTATAAATGGGTAGAAAAAGCACCACAGTATTCAACCCAAGACATGCTCACGACGATGGAACAGCTACAAATGCTTTCTGGGGTGATGGAGTATATTGATACGTCAGAAATTGAACGGTCGATGCTTGCGATGCAACCAACTCAGCTTGTGGATCGCGAGCGCTTTCACACGGCGTGGGTGGAAGAGGAGTCGGCGATGGCACAGAAGGCAAGAGCGTCCACCTCACTGTTGCGCAGGGTGGGACATCTTCCAGACCACGCCACCTTCCGGGTGCCGTTGCGAGTGGACGACCGGCTGATTCGCACGGTGCTGAACGCCGTGGAGTCTTCTCCAACAAAGCGTGTGTACCATTATACGCACTGTGAATTGCACCCGTCTCTTATGCTGGGTATTATGGGCATGCTCATTCCATTTCCTGAGCACAGTCCAGCACCACGCAACCAGTACTCATGTCACCAATCCAAACAGGCACTCGGCTTGTATGTGTCGAACTTCCGGAAGCGATTAGACCATGCAAACCACATATTGCATTATCCAGAGAGGGCGTTGACCGGGTCCCGATACATCAAATACATCAACAATGAACGACTGAACTATGGCACAAACGTGATAGTGGCCATTATGTGCTATGGTGGCTTCAACATCGAAGACTCTCTACTGTTCAACAAAGGATCGGTGGAACGTGGCCTGTTCCAGTCGACATATTATTATACGGAAGAAGTGACCGAAAAAGATTCACAGAACGAAAAAATCTTCGTTGGACGAAACATCGACATCAAACGTATGCATCACAAATACAACTATTCTCTGGTGGACAAGAACACCCGCAAGCAAGGTGTAATACCACCAACGATGCACAACCAGTTTGTCAAAAAAAACGATGTGCTGATTGAGGCATACGAAGAGAAGCGCGAGCCGAGCGGTGAAGGCAAGTCTTTCACTGACTACAAGCGCGACGCATCGAAGGACGGCTACGTGGATCAAGTCTTCTTGTCAGACGATGTGCGTGGCAGGCGCGTGGCCAAGGTCACGCTCCGCAACGTCCGCACACCCGTCATCGGTGACAAGTTCGCGTCACGTTCCGGACAAAAGGGCACGCTTGGTGCGCTGGTGGAAGAAGAAGATATGCCTTTCATCGGTGACTGTGGAGGCGAGTTCTTACAGGGGCTCAAACCGGACATCATACTCAACCCACACGCGATGCCGAGCAGGATGACGATCGGGCAGATGCTGGAGTCGTTGTCCAGTGCGATTGGCACGCGGTTGGGTCGCGTGGCCGATTCGACGCCTCTCAGTGGAGACGCGACTCGGAGTCCGGTGGAGTCGCTGATGAAGCTGATGCACATCATCGGGCTGAACGCGCATGGCAACCAGACATTGTACAATGGAAATACAGGAGAAAAACTGACGAGCGAAGTGTTCGTGGGACCCACATACTACCAGCGCTTGAAACAGATGCCCATCGACAAATACTATCACCGACGAACCGGACGTGCCGATATGGTAACCCGTCAACCCATTGGTGGTCGTGCCCAAGGTGGTGCGCTGAAACTCGGGGAGATGGAACGAGACTCCCTGATCGCACACGGCATATCACAATTTACCAAAGAAGCATTCAACGAGAAGTCTGACGGTTTTCAGTACAAGGTCAGTACCAATACCGGAATGGTGCATCCACCCACCGTGACTGACAAGGTCGACTACGACCACTTCACACCGGTTCGTCGAACGATGGACTTTTTGACCGACGATGATGCAGGTGGGTTCAAAGAGTACCTGCCCAATGATGCCATGAACGTCACCGATTTCAAGAGTCACCGCGATGTGGTACAAAAAGAGCGATTGCGAACGAACGAACCAGAATGCACGGTGAATGTGCCCTTCGCCACACGCTTACTGTCGCAGGAGTGTGAAGCAATGGGCGTAGGTATGCGTATGATGACCGAGAGTAGTGAGCCAGTGGAGATACGGACAGTGGACGTTTAACAAAACAGAAATGAATACTCTGGCAAACCTTACGTTGAGTAGGCCACGGTAGACATCAGCACCTTGGTGCCCACTTTGCGCCAGAACTGGAACTGGCTACGGAACGGGTGAATGCACATGTGTGTTTTGTGCTGGTGTTGGAACGTGTGGAGCGGACGTCGGTCGGGTGGGCTGTCTTGGTGCAAGTATTTCCGCATATCAAACAACCGCCATACGTCTTCGTCACCATAATACACCGCAATCCACATTTTTAGCGGACATATCGTGAAATCAGTCACACGACCGTGTGCGAACGGGACAAACGGCTTCGTGCATTGCACCTTCTTAGTCGACAGATGCATACGACACAGTGTGTGTTGGAACTTCCAGCACAACCACTTGCCACAAGACGTCATATGGATACATTCATAGTTCACGAAGTCGTTGTTGGTGGGTATGCCACACCTGGATTGGAAGTCGCCACCAGATGCGATCACTTCGGGCCACACTGACAATCTCTTCTCGATATCCCATATGCCGAAGCATTTGTAGTGACTGGATGCGTTGTACCAAAGAGGCTGACCGGTTACGACAAGATACGGATACGAATAGCAAAGCAACCGCAGATGTGTGATGGATGACTCGAAACGACCACCCAGCACCAACTCGGTGTAGCTACTCTTATTCGTATCTTGCATAGAGAAGCGGTACACACACTTGAAATTCGTCAAGCAAATGGTGTCCTCTGGTTCACCAACAAGACTCACAATGTACGGAGGTACGTAATTTTGCTCGCTTGGTAACCACAACATGAACCGCCGGTTGGCAGGCAACTCCCACGGAGGCAGAACGAGCCAATCGAACTGGCACACGGTTTGTTGTTGGGTGGTGTCGGGGTGGAGAACGTCCACCCAGTGCACCGATCGGCTGGTGGACCAGCACAGACCACGGGGCAAGAAAACGGATGGATAGAAGCCGATGTCGTAGGTGCTGGTCACCGTGTGGGACAACTGGTTGGTGAACTCCTTGTTGTAGATGCCTTTCACGTCGGCCAACCGAAACACCGGAGTGGTCAGTTGTCGATAGAAGAGGAGCATTGCCCGTTGCGTGTTCGGCGTGAGATGTTTGTCGTCGTTGGAAAGCAGCTGTTGCCAGTCCGGTTTGGTGTTCCATTCGCGAGCCAGTATCCACCACAAACGCTGTGTGGAACGTGCGTGGAGGAACGGAAATATGTGTTGCAGAAAGATGCCGTCGGGAAGATTCTGGATGGGTGTCATTATTTTTTTTGGGGGGGGAGGGGATGTGTGTTTCTTATCATTAGAAAGAGACAGTAATTGGAACCCACCGCAATATAATCATACTCATACTTCACTTCGTTTGCTGCCACCTCCTTGTGTGGTTGTCATCAGTGCGAACCAGCTCTTACTTTCGTCGCTGTCAGAAGGCGAAGTGGGCACATCTTCCACCACGGTTTCGAGTGTGCCGGCAGTATGGTGAATAGTGGTGTCGGTCACAATCGCTCTCAGCCGAGGTCGTTTGCGCTTGATTGGTGTTGGTGATGGCGTTGTTGCCAGCTGTTGTTTCAACCGGTTCAGGTCGCGAAGAAGAGATGCTTTCTCATCTTTCGAGACGATTGCGTCTTGATGGTACTTGTCCAGCTGTTCTCTCATTGTGTGTTGCTCTTCCAAAAGTGTTTCCAGCTTCTGTTGCATCGACATCACAGAGGTCTCGAGTTGGTGGATGCGTTGTCGGGTCCGTCGTACGAATATACTTCTCAATGAGTGGTAGGTCGCCGATATTCGTCTGGTTGTACTGACAAATTGTGAGAAGGATGATGAACGGGTGAAACGTGGCATTGCAAATATAAAATTGTTTTAGTACTCTGCACAAAAATCTGGTTAATCTACATTGTACTATTTTTAATAAGCTTGTTTTTGCGCAATTATCGTATGCGATTGAATGTATAGCATACACCATTTTATTTCTTCAGATGTTTGGTCGTCGGTATTTTCACTTTCTGTAGAGCATCTATTTGCGTATCGCTTTTATTGGTGTTTTTGCTTTCGGTCGCTTGCGTGCTGGTGGCAATTCCGCCGTGGACGTCGCATTTGGTCGCTTCCAGAATAGGTATCAGTACCGAAAAGCACTCCTTCACGGCCGGTTCGCTGGGTAACCAAGAAGCGTCCACCTTGGGTACGGTACACAGGGTTTTTGTTGGTGTGTCGTTGCCGGATGTTTTGCCTTTTTCGCACTCGATTGGAAAACCAAATAGTTGCTGGTACTGGAGTATTTGCTCTATCTCGTTCTTGACTCGCGACTCGGTGATGTCGGCAATGGTGGTTGCGAACGGTTCGTGAGAATAATAACGGAATACGTGTAGGAACAAAAATGAAAATAATAATAGCAACAACGCGAGCTGAATAGTTAGCATGTGGTTGCGTTGGTGAAGTGTGATAGTGTTTGTCGTTGTAATTTTAGTACCATATGCAGAAAACAATCGTATTGTGGTTGCGTATCATTATTGTTTGTTCCGTAGCGTCGGTTGGTTGCACGTGCATTTGCTCGGGTCAAAAGCATAACCACATACGCCGTCAATGTTCTTGACCTGATTTCCAGCCATTAGCTCGAGTGGAAAACCTCTGTATATCGTCATCCGGTGGAGTTTGGCAACGGCTTTTTTCAGTCGCTTCGGGTCGCACACGAATTCGTTGTACAACCGCATCGATATCTGGGCGTCCACCAGCGGACTGTGGCTCTCGTTGCCGTGCATCTGCACATTGAGCAGGGCAAAGGCCTCCTTCGCCAGCGAGAAATAGTTCCACGAATTGTACTTCGCATTCCAACACCGAAACTCCTCTGCCAAATCTATCTGCTTCTCGTAGTGCACGCCTTGCTCCAGTCGCAACCAATCGATATCGCCTTGTGGCTTCTGTCCCACCAACACCACATTGGAACCAAGAGAGCGCAACAGCGTGTGCACCGCGTGCAAGGCATCCGTCAACGGCATCCCCGAATGAATCTGCTCCGCGGTGAGCCCCGTAATCGACGTCATCGGGCTCACCAGTTGGGGCACATCCACGACGATGTTCAGTAACTCCTTGCCCGCCACGTCCACGACCGCAATCCAACATGGCTCTCGGTCGCTGTGTCCATACCCAGTTGCCGCCGCTTCGACGTCGATAGAGATGTACGTAGGGTTCGGTTGGACGGGTGCGATGGTGTCGCTCCTGTTGTTTGTAGCCATATTTGCGTTACGGAGAGTATTAATATATTATAGTATTTGATTCTTATATGTACCGTATGTGAGTGTATGACGGTTGGCGTGCGTTCTGTCAATTTGTGTAATAATATAGATACTATGACAATTGCACCAGTTGAGTTGTATATATCTTCTTTATCCAATGAACTTGAATTTACGAAAGTTCGATATGGCCTCTATTTCAGACGACAAGGTGGTTGTGCTGATAGGCAAACGGGACACCGGTAAGTCGTTTCTGTGCAAAGACTTGTTGTACTACCATCAGGACATACCGGTTGGAACAGTCATTTCAGCAACTGAATCTGCTAATCAGTTCTACGGACATATGGTCCCACCTATTTTTATACACGACGAATACAATGAAGAAATCGTGCAACGTGTGCTTTCTCGACAGAAGAAAGCTGTTGAAAAATACAACCAAGACGTTGACCAAAAAGGCAAGTCGCAGATTGACCCCCGCGGATTGCTGATTCTGGATGACTGTCTGTACGATTCGAGCTGGACCAAATCCAAGGACGTCCGTTCGATTTTTATGAACGGTCGACATTACAAGATGATGTTCATCGTCACAATGCAATACGCACTGGGTATTCCACCCAACCTGCGAACAAACATTGATTACGTTTTCATACTGCGTGAGAACATCGTGTCCAACCGCAAGCGGATATATGAGAGCTATGCAGGCATGTTCCCCACATTCGAAATCTTTTGTCAGGTAATGGATCAGTGCACCGAGAACTACGAGTGTCTGGTCATCTACAACAACGCCAAGAGCAACAATATCGAGGACCAAGTGTTCTGGTACAAGGCCGAATCGCACCCCGCATTCAAGATTGGCGCACCTGCTTTCTGGCAGTATCACAACGAGAATTACACCAAGAACGACGAGGACGAGTTCGATTCGTCCGCCATCAACAAGAAGCGGAACCGCACGATTATCAATGTGCAGAAGTGCAATACGGACGGCACGAACGAAGAGGACGAAGCGTGTGGGAGTAGCAGATTGTCAAGTAGCTCGCTATCGACGAACGCCTGATTTCAACTCCATTATTGAAAAATGTTATCTGGAAAAAACTCACGTCACCATATAACAACCGGCTCTGCTTACTCATTTTTGTAAATCATACACCCACACATATACAATATAGCGATAGAAATTCGTCAATCTTTTGTGGAAAAGCTTCCACAAACGTAGCACCGTTTTCCCAATTTTCAAGATAAATGTGCTCGTCTGCTTTGCATATTCTGACAAGATACTCTTTCGTGAACGGTTGCCAACCCAAAAAGTCTTGTTTGTTATGAAACGACCGTTTGAGGATGTAAAGAATTTGTGTAAAATGGTCTCGTTCGCGTTCGTCTATTTTCACATTTGGGACATTCAGATGTTGATTCGTTGCGAGACAATCAGTCGACAGTATACAGCCGAACAATGATAGTCGGGGTGTCCGTTCTACCGATAGATTGCTGACGTGCACGCCTGCAAATGGCGCCAAACGGATTTCAGGTGCGCGGCATATTGGACAGTTGTGTTCGGGGTTGTGGCCGAACCACAACTGGATGCATTGTGAATGAAAAGTGTGCCCACACGGTAAACAAGACGCGTGATTGTCCAAAGCGAAAACGTCAAGACATATAATACATTCCTTATTGCAGTGTTCGGTAGTAATTACGACTGCTTTTGATATTTTATTCGTATTTGATGAAAATGCTTCTTTTGCGCTTTGTATTGATGCAACACAAATCATATATTTCATTTTGTAATGGGCACGTAAGAGCTCCAATGACCAGTACTGATACCCCAATGACAAAAAAAAATCGGCCGACTTTCATTTCAGTCAGTATCACACAATGACCACCGAACCAAAACAACAACGTCCCGTGTGCGTGCATCCTGTGTATCAATCAATAAAACCACCACCAACCGGAAAACGTGTAGTCGCATTAAAACACCATTTTCTTGTTACGATTCTCGTTATGAATGGCCAGTGATAAGTGAGATTCTTATCAGTACAAAGTGCGTATAAGGAAAGTGTACACACAATAACCCGTGTATAGGAACAAGTTCACGCGAGTCTGTTACCGCACTCTTTTAAAGACACAACCGGTGTATCTTACACATCACGTGTGCAATCCGTGGGAAAAACAGCAGATCGATGTTAAATCAATTGTCGGTTGGGCATTCTGGCACTGTGGTTTATTCATTATACACCTGTTTATCACAAACCGAAACCACATAGTATCTCCAGTTTCTCCTGTATGTTGCGCCCTTTTCCGTTCGGTAATTTAGCCGATTGGAGATATTTTTGTAGTCGTTTTGCAAAGCGACCGAATTTCACCGTGCTGACCAACACATCCTTACCCAGTGGCACGACCGGATAGGGATACGCTTCACTCAACCCGTATATGGGTCGTGGCTGTTGCAACTCTTGACTCCAGCAAATGCCCTTACCCATACCATTACCACAATCCGCTCGCACGACCGACGCACACGCCATCATCTGGCACGCAAATATCTCGAACATCTTCATCGCTTGGTCGGTCTCGCCACCACGGATGCGGAAGGTCGTCAACGGGTAACCACAGTCTGTTTCGAACGGCTGGTCGAAGGCATGTGGGGTATCAACCGAACACGCGGCTCCCACCAAATCTCGTGTGAAATCGGCGATGCAACAGTTTCGATCACCCGCTATAATCAGTGGGGTGTGCGGTGCGTGTCTCGGTATTGCATTGGCTATCATGCGTAGTTGCTGTGTCCGTTCTCGTACATTGATGGGTTCCGAACCACTCGCCAAGTGGACGGTGCACAAGTTGCATACGGCCGTTGCATTCTGCGCGATTGTGAACATATCACACCGGTTAGGCAACACCGCACTCGTGTCCATCGTGCACGTCCATTTATCAGACAACAATATTATATACGTTCCGTACTTCCTGCCTGATGCAAACTCTTCGGTGTGGTGCTTATAGAGAGTCGAGTCCGTCGGTCGCTTCAGCGCATTCAACATATCGTCGACCGCTCTCGCCGTTCGGGTGTCGGCCTCCACCAGCGTGATGAGCGTGTTTCTATCACTGTTCGTCATCCACCATCGGACTCGTTGGCAAATGGACGCGATCCGCTTGTCGAAGAAGTCTTTATCTTTTGGGAATACGAATTCTTGTATTGCAGATTGACCGTTTTTAGCGGTGGTGGAGTTATTGCAGTAGCAGAAGCTGTCGTTCTCGAGGTCTTTGGACAACACGTTCCACACAATGCTCCGCATTTCAGTGTCTTGCGAAAGTAACAATGTCTGGTAGCAAGGTACGTGGTCCGATACCCATTTATAATACTTTTTGTCATCGGGTGTTTTCCAGCGATTCGGTAACAATTGCTCGCCCCAATCGGTGGTCTTCACAAAAGGGTAGATGCTATGTCTGTCTCTGTTGCTCAACCACCTGCCGTGTTGTCGTATTGCGATGATCTGCCGATTCCGGCGTAGTTGGTGGTTATGCTCGTTGTGACAAACATTAATCTTTGACATATACTTGCGACTTCGGTGTATACGTTCTTTGTCGGGTTGGTATGCCGGGTCATTCTTCTTCATCGTATCGTCTTCCATGTCTTCGAACAAAGATGAATACAACTTGCTTCCAGTATCGGTTTTCACATTCACCTGCGCGCGGAGGTCAGGGTGAGAAGCTATGAAAAGAATGTATGCCAATATCTGTATGTGGTGTGGCTTCTGGATAACACTGTAATCACACAGATTATGTTCGTATATCCGAAGATAATGGGGAAGCAGTTTGTTGACGATCGCAGTGTATTTGTCGAGTAGCCTGCACCCACTCTTCGGTGTAGTCGTCACAATGAACGCATCGGTCGTTTTCATCAGCTCTCGCTCCCGCTGGTTAAACGACACACCCGACCGTGTCATCGCCCTCGTCCGGCGTCGGGGGATGGCAGCAGACCGGAGTGAGCGACGGATTGTGGCTACCCGCTTCTGCTTTCGCTTTAGTGTGGACAGGTGGGAAGTGGGACGGGGTGGTGGGCAATGCATGTAGCGTGGCATATTATTTGTTATTGGATGGTGTGGTGGGCAATGCATGTAGCGTGGCATATTATTTGTTATTGGATGGTGTGAATACGGTTGCAATATGTGTTTAACACGAAAACACTGTATTTGTTTTTTGTTTTTTTTATTATATGCATTTTTGATAAGGTGTCTTTTCTTTTATAAATCATTTGCATTTTCTCTCTTTTCGTTCCAGCCTTTCCACTCAGGTCCATAACCAGTCTAAGACGAATGCACCCCTTCCTTTCGGCACCCGACGACTTCTCAATGACTCCCGAAGAGCAAGAACACCTCGTCGACCACGACATCGAGAGTGACGACTTTGTAAATAACTTTGCGGACGACTATTTTGAGGCCATAGTTGCAGAACAGTCACACTTGAAACGATAGAGGTTTGTTTTTTCATCATTTAATTTGTGTTTATTTGTTTGTGTAACAGAATTACACATGCAATACTAAATAAATGGATGTACTTGTTGCTTTTTCATTATTAGTATCATTCTGCATTGATGAATTTGAAAGACTATATTCACTACACATTGTCGGTGGCGAAAGATGGTTTGTTCGATACAGTTTAAATCCCAGTCACTCCACATAAAATCTGTCCACCATAGCAGCAACCCGTTCATCCTCATCATCATCATCATCATCATCATCATCATCATCCTCGTCTTCATCTGCCTCCCTAATGCACCCCATCCCACCAACCAGCTTCCCATCCACCCGACCCCGCTTGTACTGGCTGGACAACGTCCACGAGCCACGGGCACGCGTTAGAATGTACAACCGTCTGGCTCAATCGAAGGTGAAACATGTAGCCGTGCCGGCGTTTGATGCGTATCGCGACTTTGCCGGTAATGTGCTTCGAGCGAGCACGCTGTCGCACGTGAGAGCTCTACGCCGTATCCACAAAGACGCACCCAAAGGCCAAATCGCCTACGTGGCCGAGAACACTTTGTCGTTCGAGTACGTGCCACACTGGACGACCACACTGGAGCGCATATTGTGCAACGCTCCGGAGGGCTGGGGCGTCATCCAGTTAGCGTACGTGTGTTCTCCCGCAACGGCTTCCATTGTCCGGAACACGCCGTCGGTGCGAGGCCGGCTGTGTGTGGACGACCCGTTCGTGGTGGAGAAGGCCGTGGTGCAGTCGCCTCAGGCTCCGTTTGTGCCGTGGAAGGGCATTTGCACGTACGGCACGGCTTTTTACGCGGTTCATCCACGTGGTTACAAGGCCATACTCCAACACGTAAAACGGTACAAACACGACCCGTTGTACTGTGACGAGCGCATTCCACGGTTTCATCCTGACATTGACCCGTCGCACTTGTTCGCTCTGGCCAAGACATTCACCTTTAATATCCCGCTGTTCGCCACAGTGGCCATCCCACGCACCATCGCCTTCCAGCACACCCACACCAAGTGGTACATATCACACAAGGAGCGTATGGACATCTTGGTGCGGGCGTGGCGTGACGCGTATGTGAAATGGGAGGCACAACGTGAAGCGGATGCGCAAGGGCGACGGGGTGATGTACCGGAGGGGGTGAGATTAAAATATTTGTATGTGGACTAAAACAACTATCAATTGACAATGCCGACCGTCACAACGCGCAAACAAAGACACAACAAAAGGAAGGAGACTACTAAGAAGCCCACGAGGCAGAGTCGAAGGTTGGGTGGAGGAGCGACCACAGGTTGCCAAGGTGGTCGCTGGACGACTGTGTCACGTGTTCATCGTCATGAGGTGGCGAATATGAATACACGGAAGACGAAGGGAGGTTCTTTGACGAATATTTGGACTAAGTACGGTAATTGTGACATTGCATATGAGAATAAGCATCCAGATTGGCTATTCGGTAAAAGCCCCAAAGAACTGGACTTATCGGAAAAGGACTTATCGGAAAAGGAATTATCGGAAAAGGAATTATCGGAAAAGGACTTATCGGAAAAGGACTCTTACCAAACCTTCGACAACGCTGCTGTGCTGTGTGGTAGTTTGTTATCATATGATAAAGAGTCGAAAATCTTACGCATTGAGAGAAAAAATGACGGAAGACACAGATCAAACCTTGCATGGTTTAGAAAACGATCCTATTTTCTACCATATATCAGCCAATCACGAATAAAAAAGAACGAGGAGGTTAATGTTATTGTTGGGTTAGGCATTAAACAAGACTATAACCCTAAAACGCAAATAGAAACCTTTCAGAAATCACTCGAAGCCACCTTTGAAAATGCCCACAAGAACCATCAAGCGATTATTACGAATATTATGGGTACGCAAAACGTCTCATATACGTTTAGTGGCTATTCGTGTAATGCTGTACGAACTTCAAAAAATGTAACCAATTTACAAGAAAAGGAGCCACAAGTGTTATTTACAGTAGATGTAAGACGAAGTAGAACACGAGATAAGTACCAACTCAAAAAACAAAAACGAAATTTTAATGGTACTATTGAAGAGATTATTAAAAATATGGAGAGCGAAATAAATGTATCCTTATATGCTTTTGATAGTGCGGAGTTCACAATAGAAACACGGATTAAAATTATATATTCGATACTGTTTCTCAAAGAGTATGCATATCAGGTAATTTCTACTCTCTTAACCTTCTTTGAATTACACGAATTAATAAAGGCTGATAAAGACCACACTGGAGATGTACATCATTTGTTAATGGAATTTGATTGCGGACATTTATTTGCACAAGCGAATGACGAGATGCAGAACATTCAGGCAGAGTGTGCGAAAAAGTTCTCGTTCTACACAAGAGTCGAAGGTGTCGGCAAACCTCAAAAAAAAACGACAGCGGAACTGACTGAAAAATTAAAGAATCTAACACAAACAATGGAAGTCATACAAAGCCAAGGCGTTTCGAAAATACATACATTTACCAACACGTTCAGTAAGATGGACAGGATTGTGTTTAAGTGTCACCTTGAGAAACTCGAGAAACTCCGCATATCGCAAATCCACGCGAAAGAACAAGTAATGAAAGAAATTAAGAAAAAAGGAGGCGCACCCACTTCAATCGAAGACGATGAGTTCAGCTATTATACATATTGTATGTATATGCTAAAGACATTCGCGATATGCAAAGAAATCATAGGCAACCGGGATATAGAAGCGACCGAATGGGAAAATCCACAGGATCTATTACAACAGATGCTACAGTCCATACAAAAAATAACAATTGTTGATACTGATGCCGACGATCACGAGATGACCGGAGTAGAACAATTCGAACGCACGAAAGAGCGTACTCTCAGTTTGGATCCTAAATCGCTGTCTAATATAGTCAATATATGTAACGGACGACGTAAATACACTGACTACATACGACAGAAGCTATCACTATATCAAAATGTTTGTTTCCGGAAAGTATCCGAGGAGTTATTAAGAAGATACTATAATCAACAACAACTGTTAAATAACAGTCATAGTACTATAAAAGACAAGGTAAACGAGATAGTCCATCAAGAACAATTAGCACAAGTAATTAAGGAGGTAACAAACCATAATAATAGTACTTCAGACAAGAAATAGCCATCTTCAAAAACGGATGGAAACGTCGCCGTGTAAAATCTGCGGATAACAACACATCATAACCACGACAACAATGACCACGACACACCAGTACAAGCTCCTGCGAGTACCCGAGAACCACTACATCACCCACACCCTGCACCACCTTCTGCTCAGCATCGGCAAGACGGTGGGCATCGTCGAAGCGGTGAATCCGGCCGATGATGACGACACGAGTGTTTTGTATATTATTTCTTTTTGTCAGCGGGTGGTCCGCATGCCCAAGCGCTACATTGTCTACCAGTTGGAGCAGATGCATACGGACACGTACAGAGACAATGCACAGTACAAGGAGAAGCTACGCGGTGCGATTCGGTGCTGGGAATACAACAGTAGCAACAGGGCGCACTACAGCACGCCTGCACCGGTGTGGATGCCTGTGCCCATTGCCAGCATGCCGTCGATTTTCCCGTGCGCGGTGCCAGATGGACTACCGACGATTGACGTGCTCTTTTACGGGTCTGTCAACGACCGTCGCTATTCCATACTGAAGAGCCTGCACCACACACTGCACCCGATGGGTATGGTGGTCAAGCTGGTGCAAGGTCATTATGGCGAGTCGTTGTATCCGTTCATACGACGTGCGCGGGTGGTATTAAATATTGGTTTTTACGAGGACACGTTGCTGGCTACGTATCGGTTGAACGAGGTACTTGTGCACAAGCGCGTCGTGTTGTCCGAGATGTCTACGAACGATACGGACGCGAATATGATGCAGGAGTACAGGATAGGTGGAGTGATGTTTATACCGCCGATTGACCGGTCGCTGAGCAATATGTACCACGCGCTAATCCAGCCGTTGGTGAAGATGCTGACGAATGGGCGACAATATGCTGCGCACCGGCGGATGGGTGAGCGGTTTGTGCAGGAGAAGGAGGAGTTTTTCAGGCGGGTGTTGCACAATGTGTTGGCGTGATTTTGCACAAGCGCTCATTGCGAATTGTGATTATAATCTGTATATCACACTATAACTTCCATCGCACCAGTAGATGTTCATCTCACTCGAGTACCGCTACGCTTTCGTGCACATACCCAAAACAGCTGGAGAGTGGCTCTTTCATATGCTGAACAACGCTTCGTGGAAAGACAACCTGTTGTCCATCGGTTTCTGGGGACAGGACCACAAAGCGTGCATCGATGCGACTCACTTGCACCAAGGCGTATTATATGATTATGTGTCACCGAAACTGTATGAAGAGTGTGTGTCATTTTGTGTGGTGCGCAATCCGTACAACCGCTTCTATTCGGCGTTCGGTGATTTGCCGTCCAAGACTGCTTATTCGAAGATGGTTGCGCATCGACAGTCTAATGCACAGCGGTTCTGGGTACACAAGTATCCAGCGTACGTTGCCCCTTCCAAGACTGACGGTGTTGCCAGAGCCAAGGAGCTGTTCCACATGTTCTGCGACATCGTCGAACGGTACGACATCACGAACGACGCCATCACCAAGCATAACATCCATCTCATTCCACAGCATTATTTTGTGTACAGGACTGACGAGCAAGGTGTGGGCAACAAGCGCGAGCCGAAAAAGAACGTGGACCATGTGCTACGGTTCGAAGAGTTGGGCCGAGACTTGACGACGCTGTTCGACCGGTTCGCATTTCCTCACTCGCACCGTCCGCGCCGACACTACCGCGGAAGCGACAAGATTCGGTTCGACACCGCCGATGTCCAGCGCAACCGCAAGAGCTACATAGACAGGTACTCACCGAAGGCCATCGCACTGGTCAATGCACTATACGCTGGAGATTTCGAACGATTCGGCTTCGAGAAGCTGGACCCAACGCGGTTCATGAAGCTGGACACGACGGGGATAGTGCTGATGGCCAACGCGCCGTTCGCGAAGGGGCATACCACCCGACGCACCCACCAGAAGCGTCTCGCGAGTGCCCACACAAACACGACACCATTGCAAAGCAAAAACAGACGCAACAAAAACACAAAAAAGAAGTCACAACGGCGGGAATTGAACCAGTGACTGTTATAGAAGTATTGCTTTCTCGTCTGTTTGTGCGTTATGTGGTTTGTCTCATCCACACATTGGGTTCGGTTCGTTTTGTTGTTCGAACCGAACCAGTAGACGATGGTTCAGACGAGTTGATTGCGTCGCGACAAAGGGAAGAATTACACTCTACCGAGGCGTTTGAGGAGTTGCAGGAGATAGTGAATACGTCTTATGGTAATCGGTTTAATGTCTCATACTTGTGAATTGCTACAATGATGGTACACAGTACATACGTGCGCACACAGTGATGATGAAACGGGTTTTAGCGATTGTGTGGTATCGGTATCGTGGAGGGCGACGTGCACATTTTGCATACGTGATAAGAAGACCAACAAGAGGGTCGTTGACGTATCAATGTACAGTGGGATGCAAATGTGTATGTGTGGACGAATTTAGTCGTTGTACAAGCACGAAGCGGCAGTGTGTCAAGCGTGCACGGTTGTTGTTTACTTTTCGTGCTCATCCTCACGTGCATAAAGAATAATAATCAATATACATACGCACAAAACATCCTAAAACACCCGCCGGCGCATTTGTTTTCCGTGTGCATTTGTTTTTGTTTGTTGATATGGCGGAGGATGGCTGTATTCGCTGGGTGCTGATTGCAGAGTGTGTTGAATTTTATCGTCCATATGTGCAGACAACAGACCGCTGCCGTCGCTCATCTGGTCTTTTTTGCGTTGTTGCATATACTCTGGTGGTTCTCCACACTCTTCTACGTCGATGATCCATCGGTCACGGTTGTATCTGTCAAAGTAATCAAATGGCACATATCCAAATCCGTTGTCTCCCCAGTGCAAGCCGAATGGGAACTTGACAATCCACACGTCCTCTTGGTAGCCTACGATGGTGACGACAATCATGCCTGCTGATTGGTCGCTACTGTTGGGGAGGCGAATGACACCTTGGCGCGACGATAGGAAGTTGGAGAACAGAGTCAAGTTGGCGAGCACGAGGTGGTCGTGCAGGAGTGCGTGTTTGATTGTGGTGTGGCCACTTGGGACATAGTAGTGTTGCATACGGTAGAATGGTGCAGAGAACACACTCTGTGTGGCGATATTGGTGACCGGAAAGGTGGTGGTTTTGGTGGCACCCGATTCGTCTGGGGAGACGGGTGGAGTGGACGTGTTTTGGTTGGTGCGGTGTGTGGTGTGTGGTTGGGCGACGTCGGTGTAGATGGACAGCTCGCGTTCGCTGCACAGCGACAGCTCTTTCACGACTTCCAAGAATGTGCCCAGACTGAGTTTGTAGTTGCCTTTGCTGTCGATGGTGTGTATCTTGTAATACTTGTATACGGCCATCCAGAAGAGCATCTGCACGGACAGCATATGGTGGTAACCGAACTTGCACACGAAGATGTTGTACAGCGCACTCACAACCATTTGCGCGCCGTTGAAACGCAAGTCCATATTGACCAATGACGGAGCGATATCCAAGTCGTATCGGCGGTCCAGATACTCTGGTATGGCAGAGTGGGTGTACGTGTTGGGTTTTCTACGACGGTGTCGTTGTCGTCTCACGCGTCGCACTCTTGTTCGGTAGCTGTCCGATTCATCGTCGGTGGTGTAGTCGGTTTGGGTGACGGTGTCGTCGTTGTTGCTGGTGAGATTGGAATCGGTTCGGTGGTGGTAGTGAGGTGAAGTGTCGGTGGTTTCGGCGTGGTTCCGTTGGTTAATAGGATTTGTTTTGGTTTTGGGTGTGGTGAATGTGTTATTGTTGTTTGGTGATGCGGATTGTGGTGATGGTGGTGTCCATACGAGGTGATGGTGTTCGGGTGTATCTGGAATGATGTTGCAGATGTGGTAAAAATTGGCCATTTGTGGGGATGCTTGTTGGTTTGTCATTTGTGAAGAAGATTGACCCATTTTGGTGATATGCTTTTTGTGACGGAATCGTATTGGGTGTTGCGGTTCCAGAATATTTCGGCATATTTGCACACATCTACGTATTACTCTTTCTTGGTCTCCATTATCAAAAGACATTGGCAAAGTTGCACCATGATTCGGTTACTGGTTCGACGCTACTGCCGGACGACTCTGTTTTAGAAGATGCGAGCATCTTGGCGAATGCGTGGTCACTGGAAGAGTGTTTATCAGCATCTTTGTGTGTAGCATCTTTGTGTGTATCATCTTTGTGTGTAGCATCTTTGTGTGTATCATCTTTGTGTGTATCATCATCATCTGTGTGTTTATCATCATCTGTGTGTGTATCATCATCATCATCATCTGTGTGTTTATCATCATCGTTCTCGTCTTCGTCGGCGTAGCGTTCGATGAATGGGTTTTCGTACCCTTCTCGCAAAGAGCTGTAGACAACGGGAAGCGCCATTGCGATAGCAAACATTGTGCCGACGAGTGGACCTTCGAGAACAAAGACGACGGCGACAAACGCGAACAGTGCGAACTTGAAAGCGGTGTTGCTGAAGAATGCCGGTGTGTTGGATGGGTTGACAATTGAGATGTACAATGTGAAGACAGCCAGAAGCACCCACGACATCGTGTCGACACCTTGCAGTTTGGTACTCATTTCGGCACATTGCGATTGCAGGGATTGCACTATTGAAGCGGATGAAGCGCGGGATGAAGGCATTTGTGGTTTGTGCACGTGTGTATAATTGAAGTGGTGTGTTACTTAGAGAGCTCACATTTTTTTTAACAGACAGCGCATCCATCTATTCGGTTATTCGACCATTCGACCATTCCACTCTACAAGACAATTCAGTCCCCAACCGATTCGCTTGTTGTGTTGGTGTGTCCGGCATCGGTTGGGTTCGATTGAGTAGCGTGTTCATCATCGGGTGTGTTGGTGTGTCCGGCATCGGTTGGGTTCGATTGAGTAGCGTGTTCATCATCGGGTGTGTTGGTTGTGTGAACGGGTGGTTGGTGTTTGCTTTCGTACGTTTCTTGTGTATATGTCGTAGCTTTTGTTGCCGGTGGGGCGTGTGTGGCCGGAGCGTAGGCGTCATCGGGTGTTGTCGATGCGTCGGTGTGGACACGCACTACGTAGCGCAAGACGAGCCAGTAGAATGCCACGCCGACCAGCACGAATGCGATGGTCTGTAGGAACATCAGACTGAAGAAGGGATTCTCTTCGGCGTTGACGACTGAAAACAAAAACTGCACAACTATTTGTATACACGCCATACGCATTATATCGTGTGTCGCGTTGAAATATTCGGCTGGTACGTACAATGAAAACAACGACATTATAGCGTGTTGTGTATGTATTGTTGTTTTTACACAACATAATTTTTTTTTTGTTAATATCACACGCTTAATAATATAAATAGGAACTACTGTGTTGGAAATAACCAATTACCATTATAGGATTATGTCGGTTTCGAATGCACCCCCCTTGCACTCAGCTACTTCTGGCGTTCGTCAGTATTCGCTCAAGACGTTTATAGACATATATGACACGACGACCGAAGATCCAATACCAGCACAAACACACAAAGTGTTTACAGAGATTCGTAAGGATTTGCAATCTATTCTGAAGCAGACGGAACAGCGCAACAAGAGACAAGATAGAAGACGTCACCCGCATTCGACGAACGGCCATCACAACAGAGGTAGTCCTCTGCGCATATGTCGTCCGTCAAGCACAACCGAAGATGCGTTCAAGACTTTTCAAAAGAAGTATAACTTGATTCTCAATAGTCTTATTGATTCCAATGCCGATGAAGTATGCCATCGGTTGTCGAGGTTGTTCTTGCAACAGAATGTCGTTGCATCTATCACGAATGGAACACTGGATGAGAAGACGGAGCAGTATGCAACACACGTTTGTCAGCAATTAGTTGACAATGCCAGTATGCAGTCTATATACAGTCAGGTATATGTTGTCCTTTACACAGCGTTTCTTCAGAACGTGGTCGATGAAGGACGTGAAACTTTGTACACATTCATCCAGGACAAACTCGTCAAAATCATTATGGAGACTGAGCCTGTGGGTGTGTCGAAGCTCTCTTCAAAGGGTCTTGCGAAGTTCATTGCTTACTTATACATAAATAAACAAATAACGGAGCCCGATTTCAGTACGTTTCTGAAGACTTGGATGGACGCGATGTCCACGAACGAGGCTATCGTTTGCGAGGTATTTGTACACATTTTCATTGTATTGTCTGAAAATGTTATCTACAAGACCAAATGGACATCATATGTAAAATCGACGATTCAGCCATTGTGGGAAGACGGTAGCACAATTGGTATGCGTTCCCGTATTCGGTTATGGGATATTCGTGATTTATATGTGTGATGTATTTTATTTAATAGTCTTGTTGGTGGGTGTGTTGACGTGTCGGGTGTTTTCGGGTTTTCCGTGGAGATTTTTTGGTGACTATGACAATAATATCCATTTTCTTCAAATGGTATACGTGTATAGACCGAAATAACACCGATTTTCCTTTTTTGTATCCTTTGTTGAGTATATGTGATACATCAAAGTTCATTGGTACTTTTAGCACGAGGAGTGGTGCGGTGTGGGCGATGCTCTGCACAATGTTTGGGATCGACACGTCAGATAGTGCCAACCACACGTTCTTCTTGTGCTTGTAGGAAGGTCCGCCCCAAGGGGGGTCCATAAAGATGACGTCTTGTTTCAGTTGTGTAACCATTTGTAGATAATCTCTGCAGTATACAGTGACATTTTTGCGTTTGTACACCTTGATGTTATTTTGTAACATACGGCAGTGTTCGGGGTTGATTTCGACTGACTGTACGTGTTTGAATAATCGTGCGAAATGTAGGGTGTCGCCGCCTACACACGCGGTTGCGTCTGTGATGGTGCATTGCGCAGGCAATTTACCCAATTTATTCAGGTGAGTGCGGAGGATGTGTTCGATGTGCGCGGCGGGAGCCGGGCGCGTGATGCTGTAGAGTGCTTCGTCGGTCATTTGCAAGCGGTCAAGATCGACGCCTTTTTCTTGGACAAACAGCGATGATTTGGGTGGTTTGTATCTTCGCATTTTTAATGGGTTAGTAATACTTTGTAATATTTTATTAATACGTTTATTGTTGCGTATGCAAAAATAGTAAACACGAAAAAATAAGATTGAATTGGCGCAGATGTGTGAAAGCTCTTGACGAATGAATACTTGAACTTCGACCCACACTTTCATCTTACTCTGTCCGACCAATGGACAAATAGCATTTAGGTAATATTCTACACCAATATACGAATCAAAATCTGGTAAAAAATAAACCTGTACTACATATAATTATACAATGCGTAATAAACGTCGAACCCACAAAAGCAATGAAAGAATGGACAGACGGCATTTGCGAGGTGGCAATAACAGGAGACACGAGTTTCTTCGTCTCAACGCGGAGCAACTCGTGGGCAATGACACGAACGGTATATTGTACAGACTATTGAAATCGGGTTTGCGAAATCTTCGTATGTCACGCGACGTCAAGACTGTTGATTTTGACGCGGAGCCATCTGTCATCGACAACGACATCGATAGTGTATTGATACAACGGATGCAGATGTACATTAACTATCGTACCAGAGGCACCACCGATGAACACTGGGGGAATATCATTGAGAAAACACTCACTGACCGGGTTGGTATTCGGTTCGAAGAGAATGGAAAGCGGTATTACATTTTTCCAACGTGTATCTTCGTGAGCGATCGTTCGAATACGGTGGGTGCCGGTGAGCGAGATGCCAACGTGGACACGACTGTGGTTGGTTCTGCCGACTTTCACACCGAGTACAAGTATCAGCATAGCGAAGAAGAGGCGAATGTGCGGTTGGACGAACGACAGAAAGAACGGTCGCGGGCCAGGCGCGAGACGGTGAAAGTGCAGTTTTTGGGGTTCACAATACAGATGAACGACGGACAGCAGGATGCGGCGGTTGACGTTCGTGTCAAGCGGTCTGGTGGCACGGCCGTAGACAACAACACCTTTTTCAGATATCTCGAACTCAGCCAGAGCGGTGTCAAGACCACTGACCACCTCGTGCAAGACACTTCGTTGGGCAAGGGGGGTGTTGATATGAATGCCCGTTGCGACGGGGTGGTGAAGCTGTTGAAGGGGCAACTCCATACGCTGTTGCAGAGTGGGAGCACGACCAGCGTGCGGGTAGACATAGGCGATCCCAAAAGCACGAATTCGGCACATTTCACCATCAATTTCGACGACAGTAAGCATCGCACGACGTACAAAGACATCACACACGACCAGATGCACCACCGCAACTTCTATAAGGCACACGGTACCGACCAAAAAGAGCACTTTGACCTTGGGGCGGTCATCGACCGCAAGGTGCACGATGACGACATCAAATCTTATTTGACTGAACGTGCTGATTTGGCGCGCGAGAAGCGGATTGTATTGCGTTATTACAATGTGCGAGACGAAGAAGACCAGTATATTGTGTATACTTTCCAGATAGCGAATGCTGCGTGCAAGCTGGCCGGCGAGACCATCCATCTTGTGACACGCTCGCTCGAACCCAACATTTCGGAGCCAGACATTCAAATGTACAGTTTGCGTGAGTCGTCTTGCAAATACTGGTTGCACGCGGATGTTGCGACAACGAGCACCAGCGCAATGGGGGAAACATTCGACCCGAACATCGTGGTACCAATCTTCAAGGTACCAATTGAAGACGCTGGTAATTCCAGTATGGAAGAGATTGGCACCGAAGAGGAGGATAGGAATTCGTTGTCGACCAATAAGCGACAATACAGCGATGACACCATTGTCAAAAAATATACTGCGATTGCGAATGCTTCGTCGGTGTTGCAATTTTTCGCTCGGTTGGTGTTTGAAGTCGTTCAAGAGTCAGGACGTTCGTGGTCTTCACCCACTACAATGAAGATGGGTGTAGATGGAGTGTACCGTTCACAGTTCACCACTTCTTCGTTTCCTGCTGGCCGAAAAGATCACAACGAGCCTTTCCGTATGAACTCTGACTACATGTTTATGCACTTGTTGCTGTGTGGTTCACACCATTTGAAATGCGTATCGTACACCCGTTTGGTCAACAACAAGAGCCGGATGATTGGAAAGAAGCAGACGAACGAGGATGCCTTTCTGGTAGTTGCTGGCACGGAATCGATACGGAATGCCGGAAACCAAATCTTTCACGACAACCCGTCCATAACAGCGGAACAGAAGTTTGCCACACCGTTCATTGACATATTTTGCAAAACCACGTCTTCGCCGTCGATGATGTCGAGTAGCAAATCTTTCGCGCCAAATCAGGACAGTTTGGTGATCACCAACTACGTATTAGAAAACATCCGCTTGTTCTACAAGGATAAGTTGGGGAGTTTGTCGTTTCATCTGCAAGAGCGCGATGACCCAGACGAGTTTTTTCTCTGTTTGGAGCGTCGCAACTTCTGGCCACAGTATGCAAAACGTATACAAGTGATTCACGGACCGTTCTACAAGGACGTCGTGCAAAAGAAAGACCACGACTATTTCTTGCGTCGCCTCTTCTATTACCAACTGCGTAATGTGGTTTTCCCAACCAGCAGTGGTGCGTCAACCACACCAGACCAGACGAATGAAATGGATCCGGCGCATCTCGTCAAGCGCATCCCCACTTATCACACTGACCAACCAGAGTTCTCGGAGCTGGTGTCGGATGCGCACCGCACGCTGCTTAACCTGCGGTCGCTCCGCTACGAACCTCCTGCACATCAAGGCGCTTACAGCATCAATGTGTTGGAACAATATGGCGCGCACCAGAAGATGACGACGTCCATAAATCTGGCCACTTCGCGGAACCGGACAGCGACAGACGACATGCTCGAAACGGTCAAGGACGGTGATACCAAGGCTTTGAACGACCGTATACGTGATTTGATGAAGAGCTACAATATAACTGATACATCATTCATTGCTGAGTTGCAACGCAAGAACACACGCTTGCTCTTCCACTTCTTGCATATGGTAGAGAACAACGGTGCTTTGGACACCCTTGGTAACTTGCACGTGACTTACCGAGATGTTCGTGACCTGAAGGCGGTGCTCAGAGAGGCTCTGCGCATTCAGAACAACGAGAGCGGTGGCAACATCTTCACGAGGAGACCGTACTTTTCGGGTGCGTTGCTGAAGGGGACGCCGTTGGCAGAAGTCGGTGAGCGACTGTTCTCGCTGAAGCCTTTCCTCACGATCCACCCGCTGTTGTTGAAGAAGTTGCACCGCAAGAACGGATTGCGGTATATGCTTCAGGACTGGTCACACCACGGAAACTTGTTCTGGAACATCATGAGCTTCAAAGGCACGAGCTCGCTGTTCTCCGCGCGCTTCGAGAAACTGCCCATCAGTGCATTCCAGCTATATGTGTTCCTACCCTCGCACATCTACCTCACTCGCGAGATTCGCAATTTGGTACCACACTTGGAGAAGAACGGTCGAGCCACCATGGAGGCCATCATCAAGACCCAAGAGGCGATGCAGGATAAACATACATCCAAGTTGTATAATACAGATGGGGTTGATTCGGTTATGCGTGGTCTAATTTTTGGCATTCAACAGGAGTTGTTGCACACAAGTGAAACCAACTTGTACATAATGTCTATGACGAACAAAACCGGCACGGACTCGTATTGGCTCTTTGGTCATTGGCAACGACAATACGTTTTGTATGAGATGGGTGGAAACGTTGTGATGACAGACAACGGCCTCCGGCAACTGATGATAGACCCTTCATTGTTGGCTCACGAGAAGCGCCTCACGAACCTGTTGGATGAGAAGGTGTACGAATCGAGCGAAGAGATGCTGTCCGCTGTGCGACGTTGGCGCCAAGAAGTGGATACAAATACCGAACAGCGCACAACTGTAAAGACGCAAGCGAACATTCGCACTTCCCACAAACGGCGTCGTAGCTCCATGCGCAAGAAGATGGATGTATATGGTAAAATAAACAACCCTGGTAATATTGCACATTTGCAGGTGGCCGACAAGCTGTCGCAGGTGATTCTGACCCGGAAAGAGAAAGTCTACAATTTGGTGCAAATATTGCAGAAGCTGGCTTTTCGTCCGTCGGTGTTGCCCAAGGCGAATGCACCGGTCGAGAAACTGTTCAACAGCGAGCCGTACCAGAACAACCCGATGTGCGCTACTATGTGGCTCATCTTTCGCGAGTTGTACACGTTTATGCCATCGATGTATAATCACATCATGACAACGATGAATGACCGATTGCGATACGCAGAGTTGGGACTGGCACTGAACTCGGGTGGGTTGATGGCAGGTGGAGTGCTCGACCCTCGAAAAGAGCCAATGGCACTGACTGACAAGGGTTTCCAGTATTATGTTGGCACCAATGAGCAACGCAAGGACCGCAAAGAGCGGCGCAACTTCCTATTGTTTGTGGACAAGGTGCACGAAAACACCGAACACGCTCGCATTCACCGTCGCAACTTCTTCCAGATGGTCATTGAGAACCTCGCACAATTGGGAGCCATCCAAGAATCAACGATGTCCTACCACGAGACGGAACACGCAGAAGTCAAGGTGATGTCTTGGCTGAAGTATGTTGCTCACGAGGATGTGGGCAAGCGGGTGGGAAAAAACAAGTTCTTGGTGGTGTCGGCGTTGCTGAACGGCATCCTCGCGACGAACGCCATTATGGGCAATCCCGCGCTCCGGATGGCGTTCCGGTTGGTCAACCCGAGTGGGGTGGTCTCCACAGTGGCCAGCCCGATGCTGATGATCGCAAAGATGATGCTTCCGGTGCTGTGGACGCCTGCACTGGCCACGTTCGCAATAGGAGCCACGATGGGTGTGTCGGGCACCTTCTCGGCACTGGCCAGCACAGCCGGCTTGCTCAACCAAGGCTACCAGCAAGGCGCCGACGGAGGGGTGATGTCGGGCGTCTCTTCGGCACTGCAGAAGGCGCTGTTCGGTGTAGCACTTGGTGTAAAGGGAGGTGCGCAGAAGAGCGCGAACTCGGTGACCAACAAGGTGATGGACAGTCTGTCTCACTACCTCGTGACCAATATTTATATGTACAGAATAAAGGTGCGGTTCCTGCACAACGGTCACAAGTACGTGTGGAAATTCGATATGGGTGTCGACCGTGCGACCAACCGCGTGCTGATGTACCACGGGATGCGAGATGGTGCCCAGCAGGAAGTGACCGCCTACCGTGACATCAAGCCCGATAGCGACGATGACCTGCGCAAAATCCGCGAGCACAAAAAGAGCCAGAAGAAGCGCCGACGGAGCTCCAGTCGCAAGCTGACCGGACACGAAGCCCGGAACTACCACACCCGTGCAAAGAAGAATCGTATGGATATGTTCCGGAGACAAATACGCGCATCACACAAGAGAAGGTATTAACACGTTTTAATTGAATACGATAGTCTATCAGCGAATACTAATATTTTTAAAAATAAAAACACCCACATACAAACGTCTATCACACCCTCGAGCGATGCTTGGTGATCATAGCCTCTATACATTCGCTTTAGACCAGAACTTTATAAAATCGCCCTTGCGACCACTTCGCTCAATAGCCATCACGTAATCGTCCTTCGTATTACCATCTGCTGTAATGTCTTGTTGACCACAGTACCTTTTAAGAATTGCGTGTCTCACGATATGTAAATCGAGGTCATTTTTTTTGCCAAAGTGTATATGCGCAGACAATAGTTTCACACCATAACAGAACAGACAAAGAAAGACGTGAAAGAGCATCCGATTTAATATATCACAGCGTTTCTCACCCGCAATCAACTTTATGTCACACCTAAAGTCAGCACGTATCAGTGTCCACATACCAAAAGCACTTGTTCCCCATATCAATGCACCAACAATCACCACACAAATGATTACCACTCTCTCCAACCAAGTCTTGTGATATATATATATTATGCACGATATTCCGCAATATATCACGTATCCTATGAGCAGATACTCTTTCCATTTCGGGAAAAATAGGGGTTTGCTTGTGTCAAGACCCGCCAAAAGTAACAGTAGTGGACTGTCACCGATCGTTATGAATGTTTTCATCATGGGTGGTGATAGCCACCTGAAGTGTGTCTCCCAAACGGACAGCACCCAATTCAAAAGAATTAGAATCGATACCACAATGGCACCAAGAATAACAGACACGGTATCTTGATCAGGCATTTGGCTGTTTTATCATACCTATTTTCTCGTTTCATAAATCATTTTTGGACACATTGCGCAAAATGCAACGGTTCTCTGTTTTTTGTCACTCGTCTAACCACCGTTCATAACCACCTCGTGTATATCCATCTTTTTTAGCTACAAATGGTCGTTTGAAATGCACGCGGTTCATATCAGCGTTATCGTTCGTCCAATACAAATCGTTCTCACCCTGAACCACACTGCGTGGAATTTTGCGCAATACAGAGTTCGCGTTATCGTATTGTTGTTTCACACTATGTTGGATATCTTGTATGCTTTTTGGTGTCATCGTCAGGAACTGCTTGACGTGCGTATTCGTGTAGAACGCTTCAATGCGCGTGGCGTCGTCGGTGGTCAAGTCTTTTGTTGACGCGTTGTCCAGCACATTGCTACACGTGTCGAACAATGCGCCTGACCACGTATATGTATTCCGCGACGAAAACACATTTACTTCCAACCAGTTACTGGTACGTTCGTAGTCTTTCATAAATTGCTCGAATGATTCCGGCTGGTGCAACGCGAACTGTTCGAGTGCTTTTCTGCCGTTGGTACCGGTTTCTGTATTATTATTCTGTTGCTGGAGCATCAGCAGGTGTATGCGACGATGCATCACATCCGGAATCGTCTGGTGTATATATTTGATTTCGACATCGACATTGTGAAGTTGTGTTCTTTCTTCTTGTCTAAAATCCAGCTCGTTTGGCAACACGTATGCGTCTTTCATTTTGTTCTTTGCGTTGTACTCCCCTGTATACTTTAGACTGAACCAAGATACCAACCGGTCTATCATAGCATGCTTGAAATCCATATACTTCTGTTCGACCGTATCATATTTTTTGTGGAGCTCGAAACTCTCGTACCCATCTATGTTCTTGACCACGTTGTGAAAGGCGTTCAGTTTTTTGTTCAACGCGCTTATCTTTGCGGTGTTCGCCGGCAACAAGAGATGGTGGGTCAGCTGGTGGAATGACATTTTGCGGTGCACACCGATCGCCTTCTGCATCGCCACCGACCGACGTACCGTGTGCGCGGTACCGAGTGCGTGGACGTTCGCGAGGCGTCGCAGGTGAGCATCGAAACCAAATGCGGGTGCTTCCCAGCGGAACTGCTGCTCAAACTGGGCGTCTGTCATCATATGAGCTTCGCCAATGTGCAACTGCTGTTTCAAGTGCGATTTCAGCATGTCGGCATTCACGAACGCCGGATGGTCGGTGGTGTATGCCTGCTGTTCCGGTGGTTCAAGTTGTCCAAAATGCTTCAGTGTACTGATCGTTTGCAATCGGTTGTGAATGCCACTCTTTGCTATATGCTGTTCGAAGAAATGCCGTCGTTGCTCGCGCTTGGTGTGTGTTGCATCATCCACCACGGTGCGCTGAAGCTCGACGAGAGCGGTATGTAGTTGAACACCTTGTGCGCCACCAATCACCGACACGTCCTTCCAATCGTTCTGCATTGACTGGATTCGTTTGATGAACTCGTCGTGCTTTTGGTCGACATCGCGCTTCTGTCGTTCGGACAGTTTGCCGTAGCCACGAATGTCATTGCCCAACTGCTGTTTGAACGCACGCTTCATAGCGTGAGCCTCTTGGACAATGCGACCCACCGTGCTCTGTATCATGCGGTGCTTGTCTTTCAAAATGTGTGTGTGTTGTTTGGTATACTGTTTGTATGTCTTTGTTTGTGAAGGAAGTGTACTCTCTGCCTTCCGCACGTGTAACAAATGCTCGTCCACCTCCTTTACAGCCGCCCGCAAATCACCTACATTTAGGAACGTCTGTCTGCGGAGCTCGTCGACAGACTGTCTCGCGTTCTCCAAATGAATGGACGCTTCGCGTAGTTTCTGGGTTTGTGCTTCTGTCTTTCTCTTCGCTTCAGCTTCTGCCTTTGCTGTGGCGTCAGCTTCTGCCTTTGCTGTGGCGTCAGCTTCTGCCTTTGCTGTGGCGTCATCAGCTTCTGCCTTTGCTGTGGCGTCATCAGCTTCTGCCTTTGCTGTGGCGTCATCAGCTTCTGCCTTTGCTGTGGCGTCGTCAGCTTCTGCCTGTGCTGTGGCGTCGTCAGCTTCTGCCTGTGCTGTGGCGTCTTCTGTCCGTCGGCGGGCGTTCGCTTTCATTTCTGCTTCTTTTACAGCCTTCTTCTTTGCTTGTTCGGTTTGTGTTGTGGCTTTCGCGAGTTCGGCGTCTTGGGTGGCTCTTTCGAGTACGGTTCGCTCTTGTTGGGCTCGTTCTAACTGAGCGTGTTGCTGGGCTTCTTGCTTAGTCAAGTGTGTGGTGATACGTAACATTGCTCGTTTGTATTCATCGCTTTGTTCGAACGATGGAAGCGATGCACCAGCATTTGTATGGAGTGTGTGATGCACATCTTTAGCAAGTGACAGCCAGTGGCTGGCCTTTGTGGCATTGTCTTGTATGCAGTATGTCGCGTAGTGGTCGAGGGCGTTTGCATAAACACGTTCGAGATTGGTACGGTGTTGTATTTGTGATTGTTCAGTCGTTTTCACAAGTGAATTGTGATGGTTCTGTTGGCGCGTGTTGAAGGTTTTCCTGTTGCGTGCTAATGCTTCCAGAACAGCGAACGTGCGTTTTTGCTCGTACTGACTGTTGCTGACATAATTGATATACTCTTCGGGTGATTCCTCTTTGGTACCAAAAAACAACGACGTCCGCTTTTGACGAATCGGCTGTTGCACACTTTTTTGGTAACGGTGCACACTGTCACCGGCTTCACGGAAGGAGTCCGTCATCGGTCGGTTCTGCTTCAGCACGTTGAGCTTGTTCAACAACGTCTTGGATACCATTATTTCGGATTGTACCATTGTGTTCGTGTGAATACGCTTTTCAAGTGCGTCGATGTCAGCGAACAAGACTGGTTGTCCATTATTTTGTGCACCCAGCAACAGGTCTATTTGTGACTCGTATTGCAGTATGCTCTTGAACGCAAGCAAGCGATTCACAATGGCTTCCATCTCCTTGCGGTGCAAGTCGAGCAACCGTTTGTCTTGGGTCACCCGATTCCAGTTGCGGATTCTGCCCGATATGGAAGCATCTGATTGCAACGGGCGAAGGTCGAATGACGATTCTTGACGAATCGTGGTTCGCAAGTGTTCGATGTCGTTCAACAATAGTGCATCCGGGTTTGTTTGTTGCATGCGATGCATGATGCGGTGGAACTGCAAGTGGGTGGCGTCTCGTGCTTGGTAGATATCACGCATATTCCGCAACAGAGGAGCGTAGTAGAGCGTGTTCTCGGGGTGCATCGAAGCGAGTTGTTCGAGGCGTGTCATTTGGGTGTCGAAGGCCGTCTGGTGGGGTGACTTGGGCGATTGTGGACTGCGACTCAGCGATACAGATGCTGTCGCCTGTCCGGTGTCCACTGCCTGACGCAACTTCTTCTGGATGAGCGCGTCTAACCGAGACCGGAAGCGCTTCTCTTCGGTGGACAGAGTCGCTAAGTAGCTGTGTAGCAAGGGGTGCTCCTTCGCATCAATCAGCTTGACCCATTCGACCGTGTCTATCGCTTCTAATATATCGGGTGTAAGGTTGTGCGTGGTATTTGTCTCCGTCTTGTCCAACGAAAGCAGTATATTTTGCAAATGTGTTTTGTGTGTGGCGAATTCTGCGTGCAAGTCATTGAGGTTGTCGGTGTACCAAAAAAACCCGGTTTGGTGACACTGGTGGCGGAGTTGCTCGTGGTGCCGAATGATGAATACGTGTTGCTGTTGCCGAAGCAGTCCGCGGTGCAAGGTGTCGTGTTGGGTGTCGATGTCTTTCTGTCTCTGCAACAAAGATGCATCCCCATCAGAGTGCTGGTCGAACATTGCCATTGTCTGCCACAGCGGTGTCATTGCACGACGGTCAATCGACGTCGGTCGTTCTTTCAAAAATGCATCGTATGTGTTCTTGATGTGTGTGGGAAAATGTTCTGAATTCTCTCGCATCCATTCGGTCAAGTCGTTCGCGGAATATTCTGGGGGTGCTTTGCTGGTTTGGATCGTTTTGGACGAGAGGATGTGTGTCTGAATGTGTTCGGTGAGTGTATCATGTTGCTCTTGCATCCGCTGTTGGTGTGTGTCGAGTTCATGCATTGCGCTCGCACGACCACTGTTGTATCGGTTGTATCGGTCGCGTAGAACTCGGTGGTAGTCTTCGTGCACAGCTGTCTGCTTTTGTTCTCGGTGTTTCCAGATGGTTTTTTGCTTGGTATACAGAGAACGCATACGCTTTTGGTGGTTGGCGGACAGCAGTTTGAACAGCTCGTCTGGGTCGCCAGTAGAACGCGATGATACAAGCATTGGTGGAAAAGCAGTATATGTTCGTAACTCTTTCTGTTGCGTTGTCGTAAGCGACTTGTACACGAGCAGTATTGCTTCCATTTTGGCCAGTTGCGATGGGGTGGGTTCGAACGCATATGCGGTCTTGTCGAACAGCGTCTTGTATTCGTTCAGCACAGTGCGCTTACGGATGTGATGCACCAACAGCGCTTCGGTGTGTTGATGCAACGTCTGCAGGGTGTTGACGTTGTCACCGAAGGTCTTGATGTCGATGATCCGTTGCGCACGCGCCACGTCGGGTGATTTGTCGGGGCGACGGTGCAAGAGTCTCCGTGCCATCTGCCCGGACGTCTCCAAGGCTTTTGCTAATTCGGGAGTGGGTTCGCCGGCATTGTTCAACCGTGCAATTTGCTCCTGCAAAGTAGTCCACACATTGCGTTGCTTCTGGTATGTCCACACGATTTGCTGGAGCTCTTTCGTGGTGAAATAGGTGTCGAGGTCTTCGTCCGTCCACGAGTGAGGTGTTTGGGGGGGATAGTCAGCGGTGTCGCGGTCTAACTGCAACTTGTGTGCCAGTACACGTCCCATCTGGTCTATCTGTTGTAGGTACTTCCGTTTGGTGACACGGTTGGTCTGCTGTTGCCGAATGCGAACACGGTCTGATTGCGTGTGTGTGTTGTGAGTGGCACGAGTGTCGAGGTGCTGTTGCAAGGAGGCTTGCAAGACGTCACAGCACCGCAAGAACGCGCAGTCTGTATCGGTCAAGTCGGTCTGTTTGGGAATCGTATCGTATTGTGACAACAGATGCTTCAGGCGGTTGTACTCCTGTGCGTGCAAGTGGTAAGGGGACATACCTGTTGTTGTGGGAGGGTATGATGATGCAACGAGAGTACTTGTTGAATACTCATCCCACGTGTGCTGTAGCTTGGCAAACGATGTTTGGAGCGGTTGTTCGCTCGTCTTATGGAACTGTGTGGCCAAGTGTTGCAGTGCATCGTGTGTCTCCATCGTGGGTGTTGGTGATGGTGCGGTCGTCGATGCGTTGATGAAGGCGAGATGAACCGACGCGTAGACATCCGCACGGGCGTCGTAGGTGGCGACCATCGAACGGACGAGTGGCGTGGCTACATTTGCACCAATGAACTGGGCGACTCGGGTGGGATATTGCATACTGCTGTCTGTTGTGATGTTTAAGAAGGATGACAGAGGTGAGTACACAAACAAGTATTCAACACTCGTTTGCAACAGGGCTTCCATATGCCAGCGTTTAGCGAGCTCTTCGTTCAGTAGGTTGGCGAACGGTTTGCACTCAAGCACGTTCGAGAGCCACTGATGTTCGACTTTCAGTTGATGTATTGTGTCCGTTACTTTGCCTTGCACCCAGTCTTTCACACCGAAGTGATCGCGCACCAGCATATTCAAGAATGGTGACCAGATGGCTTGGTAGAATGCCGACTTCGCGCATTCGGTGGGGGTGTCGTATGCCCACTGCAACCACTCCGATTCTGGAAACAGATGTTTGGAACGGACTAATTTCTTTATTGCTGTCAGCAGTGGTATGTAGTACTTCAAATCGTATTGCAAACGATGTATGTGGTATGGCAACGAAGTGTATGCAAAATACAGACCGAAGCAAGTTGTGAACGAAGCGACGAACCCGACCGTCAAACGTTGCAATGTCTTGGGCATGTAGGGTGCCACGAACGTGTTCCACGCGTGTTGGTGCACGGTCGTTGCGGTCGTTGTGATGGCTCGAACCTTCTTCTTGATAGCGTATTTGTACTGCAAGAAAGCGAAGTCCTTCTTGGTCTCCTCCAACAGTGTGTGCAACAACGATGGACCCGGTGCGTAGTCTGTTACGTAGCCCCGTGTCAACTGCGTAACCGTGCTATTGGCCACATTAGACGTCAGTGAAGAAGCCACCAAGAACTGCAACGAGCCCATCACGAACTGGGCGTTACCGGCGGGAGTGAGCGCGGTGAGTGCCACTTTGCTGAGGAAGGCCGTGCCACCTGTCAACGCCAGTCCCGTCGCACCCTTGCCCAGCGCATCGGTGGTTGCGCTGGGACGGTCGTCTATGGCAAGCAGACCGGCAGTGAGTGCGGTGAGAGCCACCGTCGTGCCGAGAGTGCCGACCGGTGTGAGCAGCATCATTTGTACTGCTATGGGGGTAGAGACTTGGGCGACAATACGTGTGGCACGTTGGGTGGCAGTGAGCTGCTTGTCACCCGCTATGCGGAAGGTATCGTGGGGAAGCGTGTGGAACTGTTTGGCAAGTGTGTCTGCCATCTGTATGACTGTCTTTTGGAGCTCGGCTTGGTCGCCGGCGAGCACCGTCGTGAAGTGTGGCATCAGGTGCTTGCAGAGCAAGGATACCAGCTGTGTATGACAGGCTTTGGACTGGATAATCATTGCACCCCCGGACAACATCCATTTGAGCGGATTGTCCAGCATGTCACGAGTGGTGTGTCTCAATATGACAAGTGGATACTTGGCACTGCCCAGCGTGGTCGTGGTAGCCAACTCTTTCAGTTCGACAAGCTTCTGCTTCTGGTAAGTGGATTCGGTGCAAGTAGAAGGCAAGATATCGACGGTGACCTGCTGTTGTGACCACTGCTCCAAGAACGTTTTGCGGTCGTCGGGGTCGTCGGGTGGAACGATGCTGTCGAGTGGTGCGTCGATGATTGTATCTGGTACAAGAAGCATCTGTGTATTGGCTAACCCTCGTATATGCTTCCCTGACGCACCCAACACGAGAGTCGCCATCTGGTTGGTTTCCGCGTGGTGGTGAAGGTCGTCGAAGGATTTGGACTGAAAGAAGTCGGTGATGGTAGATGTGTGGGGTGGTGCGGGGTCGTTGAAGGTGGTGTTGTGCAACTGCCGAAGTGATGGATTCAATGTGTCCGACGGTGTGGTAGTGGACAACCGCATTGTGTGGCGTGCGAACGGGTATTTCGATTGTCGTAGTATACTGATATTTCACACCGTTTTTATAGTGTGGAACGGGACGTGGCGACGCAAATTATCAAATCAAATCACGTTGCATCCAACAAGGGCACTTACCGTCCACCCACAAACCAAAAAAGTAGTCAATATATAGCCCCCGCGTATGTAATTATACATTTTAGTAATTAGTCACAATTGCTCTGATGATTTTGAAACAAATCAAGCCGACGAGACCGGTGTCGGACAGCAACCGCCAAAGAACAGGCTCGTGAACAGGAACAGACCCAGAATCTGCCAGAAGGAGTCCGCTCTTCTGGCGAAGGTAAACAGGCCGGTGTCGTTCTTGTCGGCTCCGGCGATGACGTTGTTCCATAGCATGTAGCCAACGAACGTGACGAGCACAACGACGAGAACCAGCGTGAGGAGCATCGTGAACACGCCTACTGTTTGTGTGTGGCTGTAGTAGGCAGTTGTATCTTTGAAGTCTTCGCGAGACGGGGTGGCGACAGAAACAAGAGAGTGGATGGTTTGGGGAATCATTGGGTTGCAGATGTGATGTTTGTTCAGATATTTCTGTATTGTGATACAAAAGCCGAGAAAAAAAAATGGGTGGGCATATAACGATAATAACCGGTGTATTTGGTTTATTTACAGAATAGAAATGCACACCGGACAGACACAATGGTTGCAGAAGTACCATCCGCAGAAGGTGGGTGATGTGGTAGGAAATACGCGGGTCATTCGCTCATTGAAGGAGTGGTTGTCGTCTATACAAAAGTACAAAAAAAAAACACATAGTGTTGATGAGCGACCAGTACCGATTGTTTTTCTGTATGGTCCAGGTGGAATTGGCAAGACGTCTATTGCACAGGTTGTGCTGAAGCATTATAACTATAACGTGTACGAGTTGAACTCGGGTGAAGTGCGTAGCAAGAAACGCATGCAAGATATTCTGGATAAAGTGCTCAACAACCACAGCGTGAATATGATGAAGAAGAAGGACAGTCGACAGACGATGAGCATCATTATGGACGAAATCGATGGGATGTCTTGTGGGGACAAGGGTGGTTTGCACGAGCTGTTTCATATTATGGAGAAACAACCGAATTGCGTGCATCCGATCATCTGTATAGGCAACCGACCGTATGAAAAGAAAATACCGACAACACTATATACTGAGTACCAACTACGATACCCCAGCGAGAACGACATCCAGCAACGGTTGAGACACATATGCAAACAGGAGGATGTCAAGATCGACGACGTGTGTCTGCTGTGGATCATCAAGTTCGGTAATCTGGATGTCCGTCGTACGATTCACTTCTTGCAAGAGGTTGTATATCAGTGTGGGAAGACGGTTGGTACTGAGATAACGATAGAAGATATAGAGCACGTAAAGAATACGAGTTATCCGACCAAATTGGATTGCAATATGTTTACCATCACGCGCACCACATACGCAAAAAAACAATCGTTACACGATTTATATGAAATGTACAACTACGATGAGCCACAGATTACGATGATGATGTACGAGAATTTGCCTACACAGCTGGGACAGAAGAACATATCGCATTCTGACAATGTGCGCATTCATATGCACGTGCTGCACAACTGGTGTCATCTCGACGTGCTGGACAACGAACCCGCGTGTGAAATGGGTGGTGCAAAGTCAGCAATATGTTGTGGGTTTGCCAACCATGAAGTGTCCAATTTGAAAACAGTCAGTAGCACACCAAAGAAGATACAGTACACAAATATACTTACCAAAATTGCAAACTACTCCAACATCCGTGCAACGTTCAATGATGTATCTTATCAGTTGCGTTTTAACACTTGTTTCATGCACTATGTGATACCCATTATGATGAAGGATATAACCGAACACCCCGAGCACATCACACAATATGGCGTCACGCTTTTACAATTGGAAAAGCTGATTCAGGTCTACAACAAATGGGTAGGCGAAGTGAGGAAGAGTGAATCACCTAAGATTACCAAGATTTTAGCGCGCATTAAAAAAGAATGGAAAACTCATCTAAAGGCACAAGCGATCCGCTGATTCGGGAAAATTGTGCCAGCGGAATGCAGTGTCTCCACAGACCAACCGAGAGACGAAGGTGGTACACACATCACCTTGAAAATCTCAACCAAAAAACGAACACTACGATACAGAAATAGTAACCAAGCTTTAAAGTGAGCTGTAGGCCGACATCCCCCACCCCATTTTTATATTATTATATAAATGCGAACCAAAGCTGTTTAAACCATTCCGTTGCCATTGATTTTTCGGCCGTTTCACACCACATAATATTCTCGATGCAACCGAACGGCGATTACATCTCGGTGCTCAACAACATACGAAGTCAAATCCAGACGCTCAATGCTCAACTTGACACGTACAAAGAGCACCCTGTCAGTTCACTGCTGACGATCGGGGTGGCACACGATGACAAGGCACTCATCGAACTCTGCCACAAAAAAACGGCAACGATGCAGTTCGTGGCGTCGGTCAACGAGTTTGCGTTCCACTGGGAAACGATGACGCGTGACCAGCACATCAAGTACTTGCACGATTATGTGGAAACCGAATACAGCTCGACAACTGACACCGTGAAGACACGCATCAAGGCGTTTCTGGAGCAAGAGGTTGTCAACAAAAAGAGTGGCTACCGGCACGTGCAGTGGAACGGATATTTCATCGAGAAGTTGCCTGAACTGCAGATTCATGTGGATAGCGAGACTGACAAGAGTGGCACCACGGTGTCGATTAAGTTCAAACCTCCTCACGCAACAGACGAATCTACGCAGAAGGCCACGAAGAAGAACACACATCTGTCGTTTGGGGTGATGCGTGCGAAGTTGCAACGAGAGAAGAAGGATTTTTTTGTGTAGTTGTTTATACCTACATCCATTTCCATCTTCATTTCGTCCACATCGTACGACACGTCGAACGTGTGGTATTCGCCCCGTTGCACCGCCGCGTTCCGGTGGCTTGCGCGGACACCGCTCGCTTGCAAATCGGACAGCACGCATTCGGGGCGACCACAATCTGCTCCAGGCAGGCGCGACAGGCAACCAGATGGCTGGTCTTCGTCTCTGTCATTTTTTGCGAACGAACCCAACTGACCGAACATCTGTAATCTAATTTATTATTTATTTATTAAAACAACCACCAAATCTGCCACATTGCACACATAAACACACACCATTTCTACAGTTTTCAAGAACCGAACAAACACCGCTCTACGATTCAACACCACACGCTATCTGCAATGACTACTGATACACAACAACAGCCTGCTACCGAGACCTTCGCGTTTTCGGCCGACATCAACCAGCTCCTCAGTCTCATCATCAACACGTTCTATTCCAACAAGGACATCTTTCTGCGCGAGCTCATTTCGAACTCAAGTGACGCACTGGACAAGGTTCGGTACCAGTCTTTGACAGACGCGTCGGTACTGGACGCGTGCAGTGACTTGTGCGTGAAGATTGTGCCTGACCGTGCGAATGGGACGCTGACGATTGAGGACTCGGGCATCGGGATGACTAAGACCGACCTTGTGAACAATCTTGGTACGATTGCGAAGTCTGGTACGAAGGCTTTTATGGAGGCATTGCAGGCAGGTGCCGATATCAGTATGATTGGGCAGTTTGGTGTTGGCTTTTACAGTTCGTATCTGGTTGCTGACACAGTTCAGGTTTACTCCAAGCACAACGACGATGCAATGCACTTGTGGGAGTCTCGTGCGGGTGGTTCGTTCACGGTCACCGCTTGCGACGATTCCGTGGAGACTCTTGCACGTGGCACGCGGATGGTGCTGACACTCAAGGAAGATATGCTGGAGTATCTGGAAGAACAGAAGCTCAAAGACTTGGTCAAACGCCACTCAGAGTTCATTGATTTCCCGATTCAGCTGTGGACAGAACGGAAGGAAGACAAGGAAGTGACAGATGACGATGTAAGTGATGAAGATGATGCGGATACAACGGGTGATGACGGTGTGGAGGAGAAGGCCGATGATGGTGAAGATACGGAAGAAGCGGCGGATGATGACGACGCACCCATTGTGGATGACGCCACCCACACGGAGAAGAAGACGAAGACAATACAGGAAGTAACGTACGATTGGGAACACTTGAACGGACAGAAACCACTGTGGATGCGCAAGGCAGAAGATGTTTCACAGGATGAGTATGCTTCGTTCTACAAGGGATTGAGCAACGATTGGGAAGAGCATTCGGCGGTGAAGCACTTTGCGGTGGAGGGACAGCTGGAGTTTCGGGCGGTGCTGTTCACGCCCAAGCGCGCTCCTTTCGATATGTTTGAAGGTGGTGGCAAGAAGAAAGGGAGCAGTGTGAAGCTCTACGTGCGTCGGGTGTTCATTACGGACGAGTGTGAGGAGCTCTTGCCGGAGTATCTGTCGTTTGTGAAGGGTATTGTGGACAGCGAGGATTTGCCTCTCAACATTTCGCGCGAGACGTTGCAACAGAACAAGATTCTGCGTGTGGTGAAGAAGAACTTGGTCAAGAAGTGCATGGAGATGTTCCAAGAGATAGCAGAAGACGACAACAAGTACAAGGCATTTTACGAGGCGTTCGGCAAGAACCTCAAGCTTGGTGTGCACGAAGACTCGACGAACCGCGCGAAGCTGGCCAAACTTCTTCGGTATCAGACGTCTAAGACGGAGGTGGACACGACGAACAGTTTGGATGATTATGTCGGTCGTATGCAAGAGAACCAGAAGGGTATTTACTACGTGACGGGTGAGAGTTTGGAGGTGGTACAAACGTCTCCCTTCATTGAGAAGCTGAAGGCCAAAGGCATTGAGGTGGTGTATATGGTGGATGCGATTGACGAATACGTTGTGCAACAGCTGAAGGAGTACGACGGCCACACGCTGATTTGTGCCACGAAGGAGGGGTTGACGTTTGATGATGACGAAGACGAGCGGAAGGCGTTTGAAGAGGCCAAGCAAGCGTGCGAGAAGATGTGCGGTGTGATAAAGGAGGTGCTGGACGGGAAGGTGTCGAAGGTGGTCGTGTCCAATCGCATCACAGACTCACCGTGTGTGCTGGTCACTGGTGAATACGGATGGAGTGCGAACATGGAACGCATTATGAAGGCACAGGCGCTACGTGACAGTTCGATGGGTGCGCATATGTCCGGAAGCAAGACGATGGAACTGAACCCGAACCATCGCATTGTTGATGCGATACGCATCAAAGTGGGTGCCGATGAGCACGACAAGACGGTGAAGGATTTGGTGTGGCTGTTGTACGAAACGGCAATACTCACATCTGGCTTCAGTCTGGAGGCACCCATCACGTTCAGCAGTCGCATTCATCGGCTGATTGAACTCGGCTTGGGACTGGATGATGATGATGATGATGATGATGATGATGTTGATGTTGATGTTGATGTTGATGTTGATGCCGACACCACTGAACGAGGTGACAGTGATGGTGACGAGGAAGAGGACGCAAGCACGATGGAAGAAGTGGATTAGGTGCACGAGTTGGTTCGGGTGTCTTGCTCCAACGTCGTCAGCCACTCGTCCAGCTGGGCATCTGTTGGCGGACTCGGTAGCATATCCAGCAGGAACAGGCGGATGTGGATGGAAGCGTGGTAGGCGCTGAGCGTGTCTTGCAGGCGGGTGTGTTCGCGTAGCAGTGATTGCGAGCGCGCGTCTTGCTTGGTGGGGTGCTGCGCGGAGGCGTAGTCGTCAAGGGAGGCGTTGGCTTTGGATGGGGAATACCAATGCATCTTATTCTGGTGTGGTGTTGGCTATGTATTTTGATATACCATTATAATATATAAATGATGTGCATAATACGTGAATCTGTTGGGGGGAGTAGGTGTTTTGGATTTGGGTTGGTGCTTATTCTTTATCGATCTTTCCGGTTTTCTTCATTAGTTCACGTGGTATCGGGGCGTAGTCGTAGGGCTTCTTACATTTATTGGAATCGGTGCACAACCCTCTGGTAAGCATCAATTTCTTGTCTTCATCAGAACTCTTCTTCTTGAGATTCTTCATGGTGATTTTGTCATCCTTGCATTTCAGCTTGAGATTGTCACCATCCACTTCGACGACGACGTATTCAGTACCATCACAAAGTCCGTTGATCGCTTTTCCGTTCACTGGTTTTTCAGGAAGATCCTCCGAGGCAGAACCACTGTTACCCAAACTACCCTTTTCAAAGATGGTCTTATCCTCGTCCTTGAACTCCACAATACATCCGGGGTAAATGCCAATGCCAAGCAGACTGCACACCAAGTCAATCAGCTTCTGAAAGAGGTTCGCGAGTATTCTGCCGGGGGGGGTCTTCGTGAGCACGTTGCGCAAGGTGGTCCAGCCGGACAGCGGGGCGCCCTTGCTGGTCACAAAAAGACCGACGATGGCCATAACTGTTGCGAAGATGGCTGCCGAAATGGCCATATTGGTCTTGCTTTTGGTGACCTTTCTGTAAAGGTTTTGGAGGCGGGTTGGTTTACGGGTGGAAATTGGGGCGGTTTTTGACTGTTTGCGAGTACGAGACAACATAATTGTGAGTGATATTGGTATTAGAAGAGTGTTTAGCGAATATGCAACATTTTTTTTCTGAACGCGCGACCGATGAGCGAATCCATCATATAAGCAAAAATTGAGCTTAATTAAGTCAATAATTTAGGCTTCGGGAAAAACGAAAATAATCGATAAAACTTGAAATGACCACCTCATCGAAGACGATTCCCAATTCCACAATTGGTGCAGATGCGAACACCGCGGAAGACCATCTGGATGTGGACGCACCGATTCCCGGACAGCAGTTCGTGTGTTTGTCGTTCGTGTCGCCCGAAAAGATTCTGCAACAAAAGGAAGCGTATTTCCGTACTGCGTTCTGGAAATACCTCAAAACCAACTACGACGACATTGATTTTGCGTTGGTCGAGAACTTTGAATCGATGTACGACACATTCTTGGATACGAACGGGCAGGCGTTGGAAGAGACGTTCCACGAGGAGAACCAGTTCCAGACGACTATCCGCGGTATCAAGGTGAGAGGCACGTACAACACCAAGCACGAGGCCGACATCCGCGCGAAGGTGCTGCAGAAGCTCGACGGGAGCCACCACGTGTTTGTGGCACCGATCGGTTACTGGTTGCCGTGGGACCCCGCGGAGGATGCGATTCAGGACCAAGTGTATCAGGAGGAGCAACTGAACGAGCTGATGAAGAACTACAAGCAGAACGAGATGAAGCGCGACGAGTTCTACGAGCAACAGAAGAATGAGCGGAAGAAGCAGGCGATGGAGGAGAACAAGCAGCGACAGCAGAAGGCGTTGGAGGATGAGACAGCGACAGGGAAGAGTGGGGGCGACGGAGATGCTGGAGGAGACAGCGGCGTGGACAAGCTGTTGCAGGATGTGGAATCACAGGCGGGTCATTTGGACTTGAAGGGGGAATTCGAGAAATTTAAGGGGAAGTGATGGGATTTCATACTAATTAAGATTACAAGGATAGTTTGAAATATTCATTAGTCGATACAACAAGACATCCATTGTTTAAAACACGCACACACTATGGTATAAAATGTGTCATATGCAAAACATTCTACCTGCGTTTTGTCCACGTATCGGGAAATTTTGTGGATATTTGATTTTGAGAAAATTATTTAAATCAGACTGATGTAGAATAACGAACGGCTTTGCAAGACTATCTATAAATACAAACCAGTCGTCAAACTTCTTAACACAATTGTAGTGGCCTTGGTAATGTATGAATATACCACACATTATCTCATTTGGTTGTTGATTGTTCTCCGTGTACGGAGTGTACAAAATGTTATTTTCCGTTAAAAAAAGTAAAGCAGTTGATAGTTCATAGTCCCCAGCACCATTATGTTGAAGATTATTAGTTGAAGATATAGAATCTAAATTATTTTTTGTGACTATTTCTTGTTTATCCGCGTAAGCACCGTGAAGAAGATTATTCAATGCATGTTTCATACACATACTTGCTTCTTGACGCTGATAATATCCTGTTATGAAGTCGTCAAGCTTCTTCTTAATGTTGGATGGTGGTATTCTATTATTAAATAATTCAATTTTGTATTTACATCTTCCAGCAGAACCCTGTGACCCCAACTTCGACGACACCCCCTTCGGTATCAACTGCGAACACCCAGCCACAAACAGTGCCATCGCAATCAGGTTCAGCAGGTTGCCGGACGAGTTGCTACGACGTCGCTGTCGAACCCGTCTGGAGTAGCGTGCGGACTGCATGGTGGTGGTTGCTCGAGTGGATGATGTGCGACGGCGTTTGGTTGCTTTGCGTGACCGTGCGTGCAGGCTGTCGTTCGCCTTCTTTGCGGCAACACTGGGTTCGTCGTTGATGCGAATGCTGTGGTTGCCGGTCTCTTTGCGCAAGGAACGAGCGAACGCCTTCTTCTGCATCGCGGTCATTTTGCGGTTCAGCTTTCGGTACAAGGTTTGCAGTGCGACCATCGTGTTGTTGTCTTGTAGTTTTTCTTTGCTATTCTACAGAACATACAATATATTTCGTGTGCGCTTTTTGGTGGGTGTGTGTGGGTGTGTGTGTGTGTGTGTGTGTGTGTGTGTGTGTGTGTGGGGGTGTGTGTCTCGTCGTGAGGTGTGCCAAAATATAATACCAAAGAATGTAATAACATAACGATACAACGATGCTGACGATGAGCTGGTCACGTTTGTACAATTCCACCCGACAACGAGCGGTGGTGCAATGCCTGTGCGTGGTGCTGGCCGTTGTGTTCGTGGGCTACTGCATCTGTGTGCACTTCCGGAGACGTGTCGAGACGTTCGGGTGTGCGGGCACTTACAGCCACTCGTCGTGCCCCACGAACACGAACCCGACCCCGACGACATCAACGGATCAACCCGATTTTGTCGACTCGGGTGAGCTCACGCATTTGGTGGGGAATAATAAGTCTTGCGCCGACACGGCGATGCAGAAACCGGAAGCTCGTATGTTAGACAATGGAGATATACGAAGGGGTGAGCGGGTATATGCGAAGTACAAGAGTCCTATTGGTGACGACAAGTTCTATCCGGCTACGGTGATTCGGGTGTATCGTGCAGACAACTCTGACATCCTACCCAGCAGTGCCACCAAATACAAGAGCACTGACACGAGCATCCAAGAATCGGTGCTGACTCGCCCAAACCCGCTCTTCTATTACCTGCCCGACTTCAGCGCATCCGCACAGTTGCAGAATCGGCTGACGGTTCAAGATATGCGGAAGCATGTGGACAACCCGTCTACACCGATGAAGACGCTCGGTGTCCACCCGTTGCCACCTGTCACCGGAGACACCGTCAAGGTCGATGTGATGTTCAACAATCAGCCGTACAACATCGCGCGCGTACAGAGCGCCGAACAAGACTTGCGGTTGACGGTTGGTACGGAGGTGAAGCGGACACCACAGAGTGTCTTAGTGGATAAATGTGCGCGCGAGTGCTTGAGTACGTATGCTAAAACGTGGGGTGTGGAGGTGGGTAGCTGTTTGACGAAATCTTGCAAGTGTCAGTGTCTGGTACCAGACAACACGATGAGCACCTGCACCAACGTCGCATATGTCGAGCCAACCGACACGAACATTAACGATCATACACTGGTCGATTTGCACCAGATAGACGGTGCACAGAGTAGACAGTACACGTTGCACGAGCGGTTGACACAGTCGTGTGGAAGCTCGCACGGTTGGGTTCAACCACATAGTAAGCCAAAATCGTGCGTTCGAGCAGGCACTTTACCATCATCGTCAAGTATGTCAGGTTCGTCTTGTAGTCTGGCACCGTGTAGCCAGTACGATGAAAATACCAAAGAGATGGAATTATGTATGGACACTGACAAACTCAAGGCCTTTCTGGACAAGACACCGACGGTCACTTCTATGGGAGAGGGAGCACCGTGTCCATCTGCGACCGGCGCATCGAATCCGGCAGCCACGTGCTCGCAAAACACGGATATTCCGTGTGCCAAGCGCGCCGACAGAAACACGTGCACCGCTCGCAAAGGCACGGATTTATACAAGTGTGGTTGGCACGAACACAACAGCAACAAGGTGTTAGACAAATACGCAACCGGATGCTACGACGAGGACAAGTGTGTGTTGTTAGTGGAGGAGGATGCGTGTGACTTGCATATAAAATGTTCATGGGACAAGACGGAGGGTATTTGTACAGAGAAGCCGTATTGTCCGAGTATGTGCAAACAGCAGACTACCGAGACGGACTGTAAGCAACTCGATACAGTGTGTAGGTGGAACGGGAGCAAATGCAAAATCAAGACGTTGATCGACGAGGGCGAGTTGCGCCAGATATCGCAACCACCTGCCACAACCACCGTTCATCACATATTGCAAGACGAGCTACCGAACGTACTATTTTCAGACACACCGACAACGACCATAACGCAGAAATTCGAGAACACTATATTTAGCGATTTCCAACGACCGACGACAGAATGATATGGATAGTGTGTTTTTGTATATTATTTTTGTCGTGTGGGTGTGAATCGGGTGTAAGACTCATATGTCTTCCACGTCGATTTCCCAATCGGTGGTTTTGGTGGCGGATACGTCGGTGGTGGGTGTTTCTGGAATCTGCTCGTCGTCGTCGTCTTCGTGAGAGAACACGATTGAGTTTTGAATGGCATCATTTGTTGAATCTTGCAAATTTTCTATCATTGGCACAAGTCCCATCTTGGCCAGCTTCTTCACGACGTCGTGCTTGTACACGTGGATGATATCCACTTTTTCGTCATTCGTTTGAAAGTCGCGCTTAGCGATGAGTACTAAGTCATTAGCTCTCACAAAGTTGCGGAATTTTCGCTTCCGCATTCGTCCGGATATTCTTCCTCTGTATTCTTTCTCGGTGAGAGTAAGTGTACCTTCAATGTTAGATTGTACCAAATACACACCAAACTGACCATTGCCGTAGGCTCGTGAAACGTATGCATAGTGCTCGTCAGCGTTCTCATCGCACATCACAATCTTCTCCGTTTGTCCAGTGTAGTTCTTTGCTTTCTTGTGTCTTGAGCCCCCTTTTGTGTTCTTTGCCATTGTTCTTGTTTGTCTGTGGTTTTTGTTTTGAAATTTGAATGGCGATGTGGTTGCGATTGTTTAGCGCAATATAATTTTTATATTTTATAATAAATGCCCAAACTTCATATCCATCGCCAATTGTCTCGACTGTGTGACCGATTCAGGTACAAGAGAATACTGTATCGCAAACTCTTGCAACAGATTGTCGAGATAGGTGACCACATTTTGCACATCACCGAGCATGTGCACCAGTGTTCATTCTATCGCATACGCACAATGCAATATTATAATGAGATTATGCGCTGTTTGGAAACGGTGGCGGACGAATGTGCGACGATGCGTGATAAGATTTTGTTGTCAGGTGTCTTGCGTTTGACTTATACGGTGTACACCTCGTACCAGACACGGATGGGTAAAATAATGGACAATCTTAGATACATATATCGTGTTCAAGGTGCTAAACAGTTTAAGCATTTGTTAAACATTGAGTTCGGTTCGTCTATTCAGATGGGTTGGTGGCATTCGTTTTTGGATACCGCATTCATACCACTTTCTTACACAGTATATTCTATTCGCAAGAACGGTGAAATCAAGGCACATCGATTGGACAACTTGTTTCACAAGAGTCAACTGTTGCGGTTTGAAACATCACACGATCCTACCCAAATAGACACCGAACGTATTCTAAAGATACTCGAAAGTCACACGTTAGACAATTTGTGTTACATGCTCCATAAGACGAACGCGGTCACCACATCTATCTTTCCGGACACGGATCCGAAAACGAATCCGGCTACCACGGCTACCAACAAGCCGTTTCCGTCTTCCAACATACCGACGGATAGCAATTTGTCTCTCATAGAGCACATAAACGGTGCGCGGGTCTATGTGCAGGTGCAGTCCAACTACTTTGTGGTGCTGAGTGGTTACTTCCGCAACGATAGTTTTCAGATGATGTCGAATCACACCCAGCTCACACGGAAGCGTACACAGTTGCACAACTTGATACAGAACAACAGTGTCATACCGGATGCGTTTACGTTTGGGTGGACACAGCAACTGTCGTTACGTGACCAGTTGGTATACAATGTAAACGAACTGAACGACCATTGCATTCGGAGTTTTCAGAAATTGCAGGAGCTGAAGTGCAAGACCATTTCAACGCTGGTGAAGGATTTTTTGTCCAGTCCTTTGCACGTGCAACGCGATGTGCTGACACTGTTCCTGCTGACCGAGCATGACAGTGACACACAGTATCTCGCCTACTTAATGTATGATATGATTTCACAGGAGAGCTACTTGCTCAAGCCCCAGCCTCTCGCCGAAGAGATATACAACCATTTGCACTGGATGGTGCGGAAGCGCTTCCGGGTGGTTATTGAGAACATTAGTCAGTACAAGAAACAACTGAGCAACTTTACCGAAACCAACATCAACTACGAATCGCGTATTTTGTTGCTGAAGGCGTGTGATTCGGTCAAGAAAAAGGCGATGGAAAAACTAAAGGAGGTGCAGTCCAAGAACGGCAATGACACCAACCATAAGGCACAACAGTATTTGGATGGTATATTACGTGTTCCATTTGGCATTTACCAACGAGAGTATATGTTTTCGTTTTTGAGCAAGTTTCGCGAACGTCTGTATATTTATTGCACACAGTATTGTAGCAGTATTCAAAATGCAAACAACACTCTGTTTTTGTTACACGAGCAGATGAAGCACGACAAGCAGACGATTACTTTTCACAAAATTGACAACTTTCTGTCGGATGCAACTGAACAACAAATGGAAACTACATTTTGTGAAACAGACAAACTTGTATTGCTACAGGGGTATTGGGACCAGTGTACCGGAACACAAATACACAAGTACGTTACATTGTTAAAGAAAAGAGTCGGTCAACCGAAACTCATTTACGAGTACAAGCAAAAGAAACGACACGTGCAACTCAAACATAAAGTGGATCAAAAGATGGTATTCCTTCCCAAGGAATCCATTGCCAACACATTATATATGTATTGCAAATATGCACAACAACACAACGCAACCGCTTGGGGTGCTATACTCACTACGCTTCCGGATAACAGTGTCAGCAAGGAGCATAAAATTCACACCCAACTCGACAAGCAATTATCAGTGTTCCACAAGGAATGGATATCTTTCAAAGACGAGACCAAAATGTATATGAACAATGTGGATGACATCCTGGCAAAGAGTGTGTACGGACACGCGAAGGCCAAGCGGTCTATCAAGCAGGTTATCGCACAGTGGATTACGGGAGAGCTCAAAGGCTACTGCTTCGGGTTCGAAGGACCCCCTGGAACTGGCAAAACGTCGCTGGCCAAGAACGGCATCAGCAAGTGTCTGGTGGACATCAACGGCGAGAAGCGCCCGTTCGCGTTCATCGCGCTGGGTGGGTCCAGCAACGGTAGCACGCTCGAAGGCCACTCCTATACATACGTGGGTTCGACTTGGGGACGCATCGTCGACATTTTGATGGAGTCCGAGTGCATGAATCCGATCATATATATTGACGAATTGGACAAGATTTCGCGTACCGAGCACGGCAGGGAGCTCATTGGTATATTGACACACATGACGGATAGCACGCAAAACAGCGAATTTATGGACAAGTATTTTGCGGGGATTCGAATAGACCTGTCCCGTGTACTGTTCATATTTTCGTACAATGATCCTGATTTGCTGGACCCTATTCTGCGTGACCGTATACACGTTGTCAAATTCTCTCCATTGAAGCAAGCTGACAAGCACGAAGTGTGTAAATTGCATTTAATCCCTGAAATACTCAGGACAATCGGATTGTCAACTGGTGATATCGTGTTCCCCCCCGATGTCATCGACTACATAATCGACAACTACACGGCTGAAGGTGGGGTGCGACGTCTGAAGGAGAAGCTATTTGAAATATCGCGTGACCTGAACATTCGGCATATGGTAGACCAAGATGATTACCAATTTCCTTACACCGTGAGCACCGACTTCCTGAAGAATGACTTGTTCGTGGAGCATCCCATCTTGCACACGAAGTGTATACTAAATCAACCACGGGTGGGGTTGGTCAACGGTATGTACGCTTCCAGTCTGGGGGTGGGTGGGATTACGATCATCGAGTGCTTCGTCGTACCGAAATCGTCTTTCTTGGCGCTGGAGCTCACCGGGAAACAGGGTGATGTGATGAAAGAGAGCATGTCGGTGGCCAAAACGGTGGCATGGAACCTGCTAACGGACGCGACTAAGAACGACCTGTATGCAAAGTCGAAGGAGAATAGTTTCGGGTTGCATATTCACTGTCCGGATGGTGGCACGCCGAAAGATGGACCCAGCGCGGGCACGGCTATCACGATATGCATATTGTCAAGCCTGTTGGGATTAGCGGTTGACAACACGGTGGCGATTACAGGTGAGATTGACCTTAATGGGCAAGTCTGCCAGATAGGTGGGCTGGACACCAAAATACGAGGAGCCAAGAAAGCCGGAGTGCAGAAAGTGCTCTTTCCCAAGACCAACGCCCACGATTTGCAGTCTATCAAGAAGCACTATTCACCGTTTGCAGATGACACACTACAGTACGTGATGGTGGAGACTATATGGGACGTTCTGCCCCACGTGTTTACGACTGACAAATATCCATTCCAAACATTCTAACACAAACAATCCAATAAATCGTTTGTATGACTACCATAACCAATACGCATCATAACACAACTTTTTTCGAGAATCCAAATTTTTAGGCTCGTTATACAGACCATAATCCGCCTGATACGGGGTACCCTCACAATAATTATACCAAGTGCGTTCACCTAATTGTCGCAATTTATTTTGGTACAGTTCGTATTTTTTATTCGCGTCGGTAATAATTTTTCCTAATGTTGCTTGCTGTTCTTGTAATACGGAATGTCTTACGCGCAATGTATTTGCATATTCTTTAACGTTTCCTTTCAAAATGTAATTGGCTACCCGCTGATGAATTCCACGACCCTGAGAATGATGAATGATACCCGAAAGTGTACCAAACTGCTGATCTAATGGTTGTGCATCGGGAGGTGCTATTTTGTTGTATACTTCTTCTTGTGTACAATCTTCATCGTCGCACACATAGATGTCGCCATTCACTTCGAGGTCATTATAAAACTCTGACCGCTGACGAAACGCGTGTAATGCACATCCGTTCGAGTTTTGGTTTATGGAAGAGCACAACCGGTCTTTTCTCAGCAACTCCTCGCTCACTGCTGGGATGTCACTGCGCATCGAATCGGTGGTAAATAATTCGTTCGGGGTTTTGGGCACGTGTCCCATCGTTCTGAAACCGGTAATGGTGAAGAGGAATATTATTATTATTAACAACAGCACCGGAAGCATGTGATGATATACACTATTCCACCAATTAATAACGACGCTCTTTGTAACGAAACCACACATATTTATTTCTATTTTCCCCCGCCCATATTTTCCACGCTTTGTCTTTTTCTGTGGCAGTTTCTTGCCACCGCTCTTTCATAATCACATCCGGTGGCTTTACTCGCAACTCGCCACGGGCATCTCTATAATCGACCGAGTAAGTCAAAAAAAATCCGGACGTTGAGAACACAGGAGGCTCCCACTCCCGACCACTGTCGTCATATCCACTTTCGTACCATTTCACATTACCCTGCGCTTTCGGGTCATCGTTTTTACGACTGCTACGGTACACGCGCCAATTCGCGAAAATATCGGTTCCATGCAACGTTGAAAACGATTCCGGAAATTCGCTCTTCACAATCAAACCCGCGTGTTCACTGTGATTGAAGGTCTCGTCATATTCGGTGGTCTCCTCGTCGCCACACTTGCAAGCGAACACGCGTCCCTGTCGAAAATTGCTAATTTGGAACGATTTAGGTGCCCACCAACTCCTTAAAGTTCCTAAAATGGTGAGTGGCTTGTCGTCAAAAAACGCCGACGATAAGTAGTTATCGACCGTCATCTTGCAGTCCATTACGAGCAACTCTTTGAGGGAGTCCTTCTCTTTACTACCCGCAACAGTGGCTACCAAATCATCATACTTTTTTTTCATATTATTCGCACGGTATATAGCAAGTTGCTTCACCAGTTCGTTTCGACGGATCAACATATTGACATCAGTTAGAGTACTTTGTACATCCTTAATGTCTTGGGGTCGTTCTTTGGCACACTTTCGTACGATATGTTGCTGTGACTGTGCAACCATTTGGTGCAAGTTCTTTTTTGTATCACGAAAACGCAACGCTTTTAGTGATGGTACAATAAGAGGAGCGTCAATGTATGCTGGCTTGTTCCATACCAAAGGCGTGTGTGCGATTTTATCGCCACGTGCAAGTCGATAATTCGTCATCGAGTAATCGTTGTCTGTCATAAATGGTTCGTTATAACGGTTCTTATGATAGTATTGATACGCCACCAATATGAGCACAACTAACACAACCACACACGCACATACATCGACTCTTGATGGCATCTGTGTCATTATTGGCATTATGTATGATTAACCTTATAAAATAAAATTATTTACCTGTAATATACGATAATCGTTCGAACACTAACATACAAGAAACATACTGTTAGTTATGACTTATACTTATTAAAATGGGCTTTCACTATTTCATCTTCCAGCAAGTCTTTCTGAAATGTGTCTTCCATTTCCCCTACATATGAAGCAGAAACGAAATCTGTCAATAGTTCCATGAGATACTGTGTTGATGTATCTGTTTGTATTGTTTTTTGAACATCGTTCAGTAGAGTATCATTTATACGTTTGGTAATATTTGGATTTGTCTTACAATCCGCTAACACCGCATTCGTAGACTCATTTACAGCACCAGACACTCCCGCTCGATCACTGAAACGCAACGCGGACAAGGTTGGTACAGTTGCTCCTTTTGGCATAAACACAGGCTTTTTCCACACAAACTGACAAGCGACCTCCTGTGCGTGTGGACTGTTCGCCAGGAGCTTGTTGCATTCGAGTCGTCCACTACCGAAGTGTTCGGTGTACAACAAGACCGATGCGAGAAACAGCAACAACATGATGGCTAAAACAATGCTTGTGAAGCAGATGAACATAATGCAAGAATCGGTGCGCGTTCTTTGAGTATTATGCTATATAATATTATAAACAACCACCGTAGCAATTGTGTCTGTTATACTCACGTTTTGGACGCTTCGTCTCAGTCGTTCATATTATTCAATAATGAATTAATATACTTCTGTGTAGCATCTGTACCCAGCAAAAACAATTGCTGTTTTCGTTCGAGTGTGATACCAAAGTCCACAATAAACGAAGAGTGCTGTGTTTGTGGAATATAGATAGACAGGATGGACTGGGGCTGGTGTTTGGTCACTTTACGCATACACTTATTGTGGAGGACCTTGCCCACTCGCTGGTTGAGCAACGCGAAGAAAGATGGCACGTCCTGTGGCGGGGGCGGTGCAAGACGTGCAGTATTGTCCCGCAGACACTGGATAATCAGACATTTGTCTTTGTGGGTGCTGAAACGAACCGGCACATGCTCCATCGTGCACCCATCGATGTACATATGGCCATTTAGTAAAACTGGCTGAAACAGGAAGGGTACTGACATTGATATGCGACACGCCAGTAGCACAGACATATGCGGGGTGCGTCGGGCATCGAATGCTTCGGTCTTGCCACGGGTGAGATTGTAGCCGGTGATGACGAGCTCCTTCTTCGTGCGAGCCACCAGTTCGCAGAACGTGATGTCTTTGTGAAAACCTTTCTTGATAATGGCCAGTTCCAAAATTCGCATGATGCGCTTTCCGTCGAGCACACCCATCGTGTCGTAGAAAGACAGCACGCTGTCGCAATTGGCATCGTTTAGTTTCTCGTAGTCGATATTTAGCAACATTCGGTACAATGCTACGGGAGAATATCCAATGACCATAAACAGACTCTCGAGCGCTCCTGCTGAAGACCCAACCCAACGAACCACACGGTCTAACACCTTCTTCTGGTAAAGAGTGTACAAGCTTCCTACTATGGTGAATGCGTTGGTACCTCCTCCTGATAATACCACCTCGGTGATATATGGTGGTGGTGGTTGGGATGTAGCATTGGCATCTGTCATGAACCGTTGTGTGCGCGTAATAGCTGTTTTTTACGTGTGTCTGTATGTACCACTTTAATTTAGAACTGCTAAACGAGTTCACAAGACATTCATTTCCAGAATGCAATAAATTGATTAAGAGTGCTACATTTGTTGTGAGATACATATCAGTTGTTGGTGGAAGGACACCACCCGTTATGGAAAGTTTCCTCCGTACCATAATACCCGTTATTCAAACTCTTTTCACCCACCAATTATCGACGGGTTATTGCGACGATAACCAAATTATGGTAGTAAACATACCGGATGACAAAAAATACGCCCAACTTCAGCATTTCGTCTTCACTGCCAGTCTTCACCAGGAAGGGTTACTTCACAGCCGGATAACAAAATATTCCGGTCCAATCGCGTATGAAATGGTCAAAGAAGGAAGACTACGAAAAATCCGTTTCGAGCCAACGAACGGGAAGTGCGCGTTCAGTAAACCGAATATAGTCCAAGTCAAACACTCCGGTGGAAATGCGAAATGGATGCCGACTTCAGAAGTGTATCTGGCATGCTCGGCATTTCCCACCATTATCTTCGGATGCTACATGTATCAGTTGAAAGAGACACAGCGTCCAAAATTCCAATCCTTATGGGACGCAAGTATGCCCCCACTACCACCCGTGCACGAAGTGCGACAACTGGAACAACACGATCAGCCACGCACCTCGACAAATAAAAAGAAGGCGAAAAAGGGAAAAAAGGAAAAAAAGAAAAAAAAGAAATCAAAAGAGGAAAGGGAAAAAAAAAAACCCCCTACACATAAACCGGCAATACAACAGTCACGCCATATACGACCCACGTCACACCCGGTCACCCCCGTGGCCGACCAGTTGTTCCCACTGACCCCCGTGGCCGACCAGTTGTTCCCACTGACCCCCGTGGCCGACCAGTTGTTCCCACTGTCCCCCGTGGCCGACCAGTTGTTCCCACTGACCCCCGTGGCCGACCAGTTGTTCCCACTGTCCCCCCAGTCACTTCCGGTCACACCACGTTCGCAACCCACCTCGTTACAAAACAACCACGTGGAATCACTACCGATGCCCACACACACGGGTGAATACACATCGCAAAAGAAAAGGAAAAAGTCGACCGATGAAAAGAAGGCGAAACGGAAAAAGGCGAAAAAGAAGTCAGCCGGAAAACTTGCACCTTGGCAGACAATACCATCGTCACGCCCTTGTACGCCCGGTCACCTCCCCTTGTCACCCCAGTTAGACCTTTTCTCCCAGTGTTCGCCCCCGCCGTCACCATATGATGAGTTCCTTGCGTCATTGCGTCATAGCGATGATAATAACCACCACCCTGCAACCGTCGACTGAATTGTAACCGTTATTACATACTATAAATGATTCAATACACACACCCATACATCTGTCAACCAAATCAAGCACACTGATTTGTTTGCTTTTCGATTCGGTTTTTAAGGTGTATATGTATTTTTTTTTAAAATAATAGATACAATGGCAGACGTTCGTCCCTCATAGAACAATAAATGGTCTCAAAACAGAAATATCAAAGGCAAACAGAAACGTTAAAGACACATTGAAGCGGAAACAGAGATAGACACACAACACATTCAGGAGAAAAAAAATCAAAGCAAGCAAAAAACGGTCAGTCAATATATACCTTATAATTATCTTGTTTTCCGTATTAGCTTCGAAGTTTCGTATCAAAGCAGTCGGTCATACAAATCAAAGGTAAACGGAAAATCTTACTCGACAGGTTGTCAATTTTTCCTAATTATATCCATTTTTGTACTTGACACACTAACTTGTTCGATTTGCATTATGTCTATCAAGAATAGTCATTCCCAATCAAGAACACCCATACCGATGTATTGGCTTCTCGCAGGTGTTCACAACAGTCAACGCTATGCCTTCTGCATCGTCGTCACTCCACATACTCAAATACAAACGCGTCAGCGCGCACAACTTTCTGTATACGAGCTTCTCCGTCGCCACGCTATTTACTTGCCAGAAGTGTGGTTTCGTCTCACCCCAAATGCGTGTCATTGGATACCAGTCGGAAATTTTTTGTTGTACGTGAAGCGAAAATATAACCGTACACGTCATCGTTGGGAGTTGGAATTGATTTCGCTGACACCTTCTATATACACCCACACACGTAACCGGACTTTTGCCAAACCGATCGCACAATTCAGTCTGATATGATGGGTATATACTGTGGTGTGGCTTGTTTTTAAAGTCAATTGATACCACATATCTCAATCATACAAATATTCCACACAACCGACCTTTCCAGAGGTTGACCCGAGGTTGTGAGGTTGCTGTTACAGATTGCTGTTGAACTTCTGTATTGGATGTGGCAAGGGTTGAAAATGGTTCGTGGTTGTTGCGTTGTGCATACGGACATACCGACACGTCGTTAGACGAATTTGTCCGTCGCACAGACCGTGATTCGACATAGCTGGGAAGCACTGAATCAGTTCGGCAAGCGTTCCGTGTTGGTGATGAGACGACGGTTGAAAGGTGTTGTGTAGGACGTGTGGAAGGCAGTCGCTGAAGGTTGCGTGCAGGTGTCGCGAGGGTAGATGCGGTGAGTGGCGTTTGAGAATGAAATGGGTAGAGTCGCACCACAATCGCCATTCCAACAATTGCACACCACAGCAACAATGCCGTCACGAGTCGGGATGTTCCAGACATTATGGTGACCATAATTGTGGCTACGTTTGTTATCTTAGTATACAACACAATTATTGCTACTGACAATTACACGTGTTAAACAGTCTTCGTATTACTTGGTTTCAAAAAGCTCTGGTGGAAGGTTATTAACAGATTGTTATAAATGGCGTGTATAGTTTGCATTTGTGAAACATCACAAACATCCCTCTCGATTCAAAACAATACACGTTTTTAATGGTATCATGGGCAGTGTGTATGTATGTGTTTACACACACGCACCTGCAGAATGAATATAATATATTTATTGTGGAACATATCATCCCTGTACACGGAGGTACTATCGTTTTGTGTCGGTAATCAAGAAATGAAATCATACAAGTTTGGACTCGGACACCGTTTGAAAGAAAACACACTCCATCGAGATAACGATCGCAATGGTCGGTCACACGACGGATGCACCCATGTTCGGTCAGTTCGCTTTTTTCTATTGTGTGTTTACAAGGATATACACCGACAATGGCACCGACACCAACACCAACACCGACACCGACACCGACACCAACACCGACACCAACACCGACACCAACACCAACACCAACACCGACACCAACACCAACACCAACACCGACACCGACACCAACACCGACACCAACACCAACACCAACACCAACACCGACACCGACACCAACACCAACACCGACACCAACACCGACACCAACACCAACACCAACACCAACAAGCAGTGCAAACACTACCACCCACGCGATAGTCAAGCAGTTGCAGTCGCATTTTGATGCTTTCGATGCATTGGGACAAGAGCACAAACAGTCGCACACAGACATTCGCGAGCTATGGAAGTATACAACTGAACTCCACTCGACTCTGCGGTCTATCGTGCAATTGCCAGCACAGTACACTGATTTGATGAACGAAACCGAACGTGTGCAAATACATACCGAGCACCAAGCGCTTATGCGATCATTGCACAAGATGAGGAGTGATATTGACACATTCGGAGGAGCCCGTGCAACATCAACGAAAAACGTAACGCAACGGAAGGCAAAACTGGCCAACCTGTCAAAACCTGGCGAAACCAGCAAGCCACACGCACATCCCAATAACACCGACTTCGCACGTCTCACCAACATGACCACTGCTGACACAATCTCTCGTACATTTCAAACTACCACCACCAAACCCACAACCAACCCTACCATAACTAACCTTCCTTCCAGTACATACTCGAACAATGTCAACTCGACAACTCCGCGTGTGGATGACACTTTGGACGTGTCTTCTGTGGATTATACGAATGATATGCTGCTGTCGAACGACAGCTCGACAGATAGTTTATCGAACACTAACACACTCTCTGCCACCTCATCTGATTCTTCGTCACCCCTACCAGCATTCACAAACTTACCTTCATCATCGTCGCATTCGGCAGTCGACACCCATCCAGAACGATTGTCGCGTGTCCAAAAGCAACGCGTGCCTACTCACACGTCTTACATTTCGAATAGTGGGAAACAAAAAAATGGTCAGTATACATTATTGTCATTGCCCACACACAGTACTTCAGCAAGCGACAGACAGCGCAAGCAAAAAATGAACGTGAACTTCGTTCGTCCGACGGAGAACGGACGTGTTGTGCCCGTGTCTTTGCAACGACACCTGTTCATCAACTCGACACATAACAACCAACACAGACACGAACGGTTGAGTAAAATACGACAAACGGCATCCCACCAAATATGATGAAATAAATATCAATGTATCTTTACTTGCGAGCACGTCTGCTCTTTTGTGACGTGACACGGTCACGTTTTCCACGACCACCCCCTTTTTTGATGTCAGACGATACTTGCAAAGACGTGTGATTATTGGCACTTGTTTGAATACCATTTGCCGGAAACACACTTGTATTGCACAAGGTCGATACTCGTGTGGGTACAACAAATTGTTGCCCTCCTTGGTGGGAACTATTCGCATGCCCCAGTTCACCCTGCGCATCCAGAACATACGATTGGTGAACACCTCCACCGGATTGCTGTTGATACATTGGTACTGGTGGCACCGCTGGATAGAAAGAGGGGGGACAAGAAGTGGGCATCTGCGATGCTTGACCGTGGTGCTGTGGTGTTTGCAGACTACCACAGTTATGACACACGCCTTGAGTGCTGTAAGTGGCACGTTGTGTTCCACCTCCCCGTTGACGTGTCTTGTTTTTCTTGGATTTGTATGCACGCTTTCCACCAACAAAAGGATATGCAAAAGATGGTGACGGTTGCACTTCATTGTAGCTACGTGGTCGAGTGTACTGTTGATTCCACGGTAGGTCGAATTGCTCGTATGGTTGTCGATACGATATAGACGCCAGATGTGGCGGTGATGTATACACAGAATTCATACGGTTACACGCATATGGACATGAAGGTGGGCACGTATGGTCACTCAATACACTTGAATTGCAACCACAAGTACTGTCATTTTGTCGATTGTATGGTAAAGGTCGGTACGTATGGTCATTCAATGAACTTGAATTGAAACCACCAGTACTACCCGGTTGTTGTCGGATGTATGGTAAAGACTGACTCGTGTCAAATGCCAGTGGTCGACTAAAAAGTTTGCGCATTACTGTTGTGGTCGGAAGTTTGCGAAATGTCGTATCGCCAAACATCAGTAATGGTGCGTACTTGGCAAATTCAATTTGTTTCTTTTCAACCTTCTTGCTTTTCGGCTTTTTAGATATGACCGATTTTACTATGTCCAGCATGCGGTCTGTAATATTAAGCTGACAGCTGTTGAGGTCTTTGTTGTATCGCCCGTTCATCGCACGACACGCTTTCTCCAAATTGTCGTTCAATCCACTGAGGGTGATATTCAGTGACACCATATCCTCGTCACTCAGTTTTTCTGTATTGTCTAATGCTACTGCACGTGATCGCAAATTCTTTACTGCATCCTTCAACAATATCAGTGATTGTGATGCCGACGTGTCATTCTCATTCGTATTGTGTATCTGCGACTCTTCACGTGCTTCCAATTCTTCGATTGTTTTTTTTTCCTGTTGCTCCTCAACATCGTCCGCGTCGTCGTTTACACGCTTTGTCTCTGTTTCTGTGTAGATACTGCTTTTCACATCGCTGTTATCATATGTGTTGGTAGTGGTGTTGGGTGTAGGCGGTTCATATTGTTTCACGTGTGGAAGACTTGGCACTACATCATCATCATCCTCTTTTTCAGCTTCCTTCTTTTCAACATCCTTCTTTTCAGCTTCCTTCTTTTCAGCTTCCTTCTTTTCAACATCCTTCTTTTCAGCTTCCTTCTTTTCAGCTTCCTTCTTTTCAGCTTCCTTCTTTTCAGCTTCCTTCTTTTCAACATCCTTCTTTTCAACATCCTTCTTTTCAACATCCTTCTTTTCATCTTCATCCTCATCTTCATCCTCATCTTCATCCTCTTTTGCATCATCCTCATCTTCATCCTCATCTTCATCCTCTTTTGCATCATCCTCTTTTGCATCATCCTCTTTTGCATCATCCTCTTTTGCATCATCTTCATCCTCATCTTCATCCTCTTTTGCATCATCCTCTTTTGCATCATCCTCTTTTGCATCATCCTCTTTTGCATCATCCTCTTTTGCATCATCCTCATCTTCATCTTCATCTTCATCTTCATCTTCATCTTCATCTTCATCTTCATCTTCATCTTCATCTTCATCTTCATCCTCATCCTCATCCTCATCCTCATCCTCATCTTCATCCTCATCCTCATCCTCATCCTCATCCTCATCTTCATCATCCTCTTTTGCATCATCTTCATCTTCATCTTCATCATAATCATCATCATCATCATCATCATCATCTTCACGATTATTAGCGTCATCATCGTTTTTGCTATTTTTATTTTGGTTGGTTATTTCATTCTGTGTAGTTTCCGAGTCCTTCGAGTTTGTATTAATAACGTCGTTCACTCGCTTGTTCAAATCGTTCGCTATATTTTTTTGTAGTGTATTATTTAACGAGTTTGTATCAGTGCTATTTGGTGGCGGTTCCACAGAGGCAACCGGCGCAACGTGTGGCACAACTGGTGTGGTGGATAGAATTGTTTTTTGAGGAGGTGTTGCAAAACTATTCATTTTTGTGTTGTGTTACGAACGTGGTGTATGTAATTATATATTATTATTATGACGAGATAAAATATTAAACATCAATCGCTGTAATGTGACCATCCACACAACAAACACGTTTTCGTCTTACCACCATACACCCCTTCTTCGAGTTCAACACGAAAATGCTCGTGTGGATGAGAGCACATTTTCCTCAGTTGAGCATACGCTTCTGAAATTTTTTTGTACTTTGCATTGAGTGTGTTTTGTTCTATTCGCAGGTCATCGGTCAACTTGTCCAGTTGTGTCCGCTCTTTTTGTATATTTTCTTCGACGGTTGGATTGGCGTATTGATTAAAGATAGTTGTGGTTCGTTGGTCAGGCTCGTGCATTTGTTAAATATGCGAATATTATAGATTGGTTTTGCATTGGCAACGTATTTTTTTAAAAAAATGCGGGTTATTTCTCTCAATCAAAAGCCACCATACACGAATCTTTGTCCTGTTTAATGGTCATCGGTTGGTATTTCTGGTTGTTACTTGGTATAATTTGGTATATAATAAATTTGTCACCTTTGATATATTTTTCGCGCGATTGTACGGAGTAGTTATAAAGTCGACAAATTTGCCGAAGAATCGTGATTATATTTTTGGTGTTGAGGTCGTTGAGGTAGGTGCGAGCTTTGCAAGGTAGATAGTACTGTGCAAGGTCGTCTTTGAGCTCTTGCAAGCTGTTCACACAGCGGATGGCTTTGAGGTCGTTGCGTGAGAAATAGGTCGGATCATTGAAATTCTTCAGTCCGAAAGCATTTAATACCTTTTCACAAACGTGTAACGGTGGCATCTGACGGAATAACTGATTTTTGGACATCGTAGTTGCAGACACAGACGATGTTCGACGGTATTCAGGAATTATTATGTGTTCGATATTTTTTATTCACAGTGTTTAATAAAACGTTGTGTAAATGGTTTGATATTCTACCTAATCGGTTTAGAATATTTAGCTGTTCATTTTTGGAAGCGTCGTGGATGTTGTTGGGTCGGCTTCGGGTAATACCACATTATTGTCTGTTGTTGATTCAGAGACTTTCAGTTGGTCTTGCAAACCAAGAAGTTTCTGTATTTGTTTTTGGAAGGCGTGTGCATCTGGGTTAGCATTGTATAAGTACAAAAGTGTCTTGTGTGATATGGTCAAAGATGTTTGTTTTGGCTCTGCATTAGTATTTGTAGTTCTTGTGGTGGTTGGTTCTTTGGTGGGTGGTTCTTTGGTGGTTGGTTCTTTGGTGGTTGGTTCTTTGGTGGTTGGTTCTTTGGTGGTTGGTTCTTTGGTGGTTGGTTCTTTGGTGGTTGGTTTTTCGGTGGTTGGTTCTTTGGTGGGTGGTTCTTTGGTGGTTGGTTCTTTGGTGGGTGGTTTTTCGGTGGCGTTAAATGGCGTTGCCAGTGCGCGCACAATATCGTCGGTGCATTCGGTGGGAAGCGATGGACAGTATGTATGTAATACAACAGAGCGTACACGATGCACTCTTGCCATTTCTGTAAATACACTAAATGTTGTACCCGTAACACGGTTGCAACATTGCATTGTCACCAAATCAACAAGTGCCTTTAGCTGTCCTCCCTTCTGTTCTCGAATATTGTATTTGTACCGGTTCCAATTATACCAACGCACACGGGGCTCGTTTGCATATGTTTCTGCAAACACGTCGAACGTGTCGGGGTCATCTGTTGCGAAAAACACGAGGTTTTGGAAGTCGCTATCCGCCTTAGTGTGCTCGATATGGTTGTCAATGACTTGCATCAGCTCCTTGTTGGTTGGTGATGCGAACTTCTTACTCACGCGGGACTGCAAGGCGTCGTTGCGACGAACGTGCACCCCCAACACGTTTGTGTTGGCACTACCCCAGCATGCGACCTCGTGTGCGACCAGTTTCTTAACAGATTGCACGGGTTGGAAGGAGGATAGGTGTCGTAGATACTGTTCATTGAAGGTCGGAATAAAGCGGTGCAAAGTTCGCCCATACAGTTTTTGCAAGTCCCGATTACACTCGGCCGTGAGACGAAAGGGTCTGTGGGTGAGGAATAGTTCTTCGAGCTTGTAGTCGCAGAATAAGTAGTTTTGAGTCAAGTACGAGATGCGTTCGTCCAGTTTGACAGTACGACCTTTCGAATTGCGTAGCAAGTTCCAACTTGTTACATCCATCAGTTTGACGTTTGACGGAACCGCTTCGAACAGCTCATCACATCGTATTCTCTCGAACCCATCACTGGTGTTCCAACACACATACAATGACACGCCAAAATGGTCCGCAATCGCACCAAATGATGCGATACACTTCATCCGCGAGCCGATACCACCGACGGGTTTGATGGCTACCATTTGGTCGGGTAGTTGATCTGTGCTGAACGTGTGAACATGCATCATATTTGTGTGTGTGTGTGTGTGTGTGTCAGACCAAATAATAATCTTTTGTTAATGACTAAACATTATATATCAATTCCCGAACAAAATCAGTAACCACACAATGGCTACCAAAGGTTCTCGTGTACAAGTAATGAATGGCAACGCCGACAAGACCGCATCTGGTATGACCAAGAATGACATCAAGCTTAACCCCAAGACCGGACGCTATGTCAGCAAAGCCAAATCCACACAAGCCAAGAAGAAGATGGCCGGTAATAAGCGTATGCAACTTCGCAAACAGGCTACCACAGAAGTCACCAAAGGTCGTAAAGATGTAGGTGACCTTTTCAAGGCAGGTGACACCCGTATCAAGAGAGACGTGCGCAAACGATACGAAGAGCTCTTGCAAATGAACAACCTACCGGTGACATCGTCCAAAAAGACGAAGACCGTCAAGAAACGCACCGCTACCGCGTCAAAGAAGCCCAAACGCTCCCGTGGTGGCGGGTGGTTTTATTAGAAAAAGGGAAAAAACATATGAATACAATAACATACAACGCAACATCAGTGATAGTATTGATTATACGTACGTTAAATGAGTTAGAAGAATGTCAGTTTACTCGGTAACTCTTCACAACGAAAAAGGTGACGGTTCAATGAGTGATGTATTTAACTGACCAAACGCGTGAGACGAAGAAACAGTTGCCAGCTGATTCGGTGGGTTGTTCATCGTAGCTGCTTGTGAAGCGTGGGAAGACATTGGTGAAAACTGCGTCTGGAGAGCAAGTTCGGGTGCTTGCGGAGGCTTCTGGCGCATCTCGTTTACATCCAGCACACCACAGTTCATAATGTAGCACTTGCGAATTGGCGTGTTGTTGGTGTCAGTCATCTCACTCTCAATGTCGTGCACAAACTCCATTCCGTTTACCACTTTGCCGAAGACCACGTGTTTGCCATCCAAATGCGGCGTGGATTTGGTTGTGATGAAAAATTGCGAGCCGTTGGTGTTGGGACCCGAGTTTGCCATACTCAATATACCCGCACGGTCGTGTTTCAGCACGAACGGTTCGTCGTCAAACGTGCTTCCTTCGCCACCATAGATAGAGTATGAACCAGTACCGTCTTGATTCACAATGTCACCTCCCTGTAACATAAAATCGTTAATAACGCGATGGAATGGTGTATTGACATATTTTTTGTCTTTGCACAACTGCACAAAGTTTGCACACGTGCGAGGTGCTACATCGGGTCGTAGCTGTAGCACCACACGTCCAGTGAAAGGGTCTTTGAGGAAATCTTGTTTGGCGAGGTCGAGGTATATGTACAATGGCTGTGCACGCACTTCTTCTTTCGTGTCGTTATCAAAAGTCACTCGTCGTCTTCCTTTCTGCTTCTGTCTATATGGTTGAACGTCGGCTTCCTGTGTGTGCTCTTGCTCGGTTCCTTCTTCATTCAGACCAGTAGTGCCAGTATCTGTTTCTCCCCCCGTCACTGTATCTGGTGTGTTTTTGGAAATTACGGTAAGTGCATTAGTAGATGCCGTGGCGCCGTAGCTGAGAGCAAAGTACAAAGTGATACCAATGATAGCCATCACACCAAACCAAAGCAGGTGGTTGTCATGTCGTAGCAAACGCATCGGAAGTAGACTGTAGAAAAACGGTTTGTTAAAGTTGTGTGGAAAAAGGATTATCAGATCCTTCCGCACGCAATCGCAGACTAACCCATTTATGCATTCAACACAATTGTTGATGTGCTCATTGTAGGAGTGAAACGTACAATATGGGTGCCACGTGTTAGTGGGGTGGGAGGGTCTTGGCCATCTACAAATGTATCACTGAATCAATTGTCAGATCGACAACACAGTCCAATTCTTAACCTGTCTTGTGTGGCTTCTTCCTTGCAACGTCCGCTCGTGTTTCGGTTAAAGCCAAGTAGTATCTTTTGCTCTATAAAGAAGGAAGTGCTTTTATTTGTTTCGGATGGGGTCGTTAAAAAGACCCGTATTAGTCCACCATATCGGTCAGTATACTCTGTTCGATATAATCGAATGGCATCATCGGGTTATTCAATGCCAAATAGTATATCTTGTACAAAGATAACACGCCAAACCACAAGAAGCAGAGAAACCGCCGGACAATGTAAACATAGTTCAGGTACAGAGCACCACACGTCGGGAACAAATAGCCTATGCACGTTGGGAGTGCTCCCCACTGTTTCGTGAGCAATTCGCGAGACAAATCGTTTACGAACGAAACGAGATAGCCGTTGGTGAAAGAGAGCAAAGTGCAACGGAGCTGTTGCAGAGGCGAATTTGACCAGATGGTGCACTGCACACCCATATCTTCACCCACAAAAATGTTTCTTGCATATTTTATGGTGGTGTAAATAACCGGAAAGAAGATACAATGTACGCATTTGAGTATACCAAGAATCGTGATGAACGTCAGTATAAAGGAAATAATTGGGAAAACGACTCGTTTGTGAGACGATAATCGACGCGAAGATATTTGAGTTGGGTGACGACTCGTGTACAACTCTTTTTCGTTGTGTGTGACTGTCAACGCGTGTGATTGTTGGTATGGTGCGTGTGATTGTTGGTATGGCGTGTGTGGTTGTTGATATGGCGTGTGCGATAGTCGATTGTGTTGCATATCACATAAGGCTGATATTACCAAGCATTCGTCATCGTTGGTGTAGAGTTCGTCGTCGGTATTAGAAAATGTCTGCATAAATCATTCACTGGGCGCGAAGAGCGATTCGTTTTTGTTGGCTTCTGGTGTGGTCGCGGAAGAGCTGATTTGATTTATGCTACGTGCACGTCCTGAGTGGAGGTGGATTTCTGTGCGGGTTGAACAATTTTTTGTTAAAATTAAAAGCGTATACAAATACTACGATTTATCTCACTCTCTACACTTTCACAAGGTACTTTTGTTTAGGCGTGTGCTTTGTTTGTACATAGTGGTCTACGGAATGGTGTAGGAGGTCACAACCGATTCTTCATACTTGCGCGTGGCCTCTCCGCTTCTTCGTCTGCGTCGTGTACTTCCTCTTTTGTTTCGAACGTTTTTCCTTGTCGCGCGCATATTTGATAGTGTGATATTATTAATTATTATTAGATAAGCATTATATCATCTGTTGTATGTTTTTGTATGCTATCGGGAGAATGGAACTCGCTCTTGACACCGACTATGTCACAAAGTGGATGATCACTAAAATAATATAATCTATAATCAATGGAGTAAAAATGATTTCGTTTACAGTGTTTGGGGTTTGGTCTATTGCCAACCCAGTGCATTACCCAACGATTGATGAATCGTTCACGTCCAGTTGCGGATAAACAGAAAAAACAAAACTTTCAGAAAAAACAAAACTTTCAGAAAAAACTTCGACAAGCAGTTAAGAACGAATGCATTACAATTGAGGGAACCGACAGTACAGGTGGTATCAGCGATTTCTCGATACTAAATGAAAAACAGTTCCAAAAGATTGTGTGTAAACGAAGCAAAAAACAACCTGCGTTGCATAAGCAGTTGAATCAAAATGGATTTTGTCGTAATAAACGTGGTAATCCAAATCAGTGGATGTCTGCCACGAACCAACCAAAGAAGCAGTCGAAGCAAGTGAACAACGAGCCGTCGATGAATTCACAATGGCACGAAATCAATTATACACAAGATCCATCGTATAATTACGAGAGATTAGAAAGGAAAGCGATGGAAGCATACTACGAGCCGTCGATGAATTTACAATGGCACGAAATCAATTATACACAAGATCCATCGTATAATTACGAGAGATTAGAAAGGGAAGCGATGGAAGCATACTACGCTTTCTGCAAAGGAGCTCTCACAAAAAAAACATCTCCTGGCGCGCGTAGAACGAAGCGTTGCAGAACGGGCACACTGTAACCCGATTTGCACACTCCGCACAGAGCACGTGTCCACACGGCACCAGCAGCGTCTTGACCTGCTTGTTGAAACAGATGCGACAGCCAGTTGTGCCTCCCACGAGCTCGTGTATGTTTCGCAGAGCTTGTCGGCTGGTACACAGCTGTGACCACAACTGTGTGGCATCAGCAAACTTTTTTTTCCATTCGGGGGTGTCGGTCATGTAGCGACGGAGCTTGTCTTCCAGCTCTTGGGTGGGCAACGCTTCCACCGTGTCGAATACGTCGCGGGTGTGCGTGAGCCACGTCTGCAACGTGTCGTAGCGCTTGGCCGTTTCCAAAATATCCTGCTCGGCTTCGAAATATGCCTTGTAGTCGTCGATAGTGTGCCGAACAAGGTCTCGTATTGGCTTTTCGACCTCCTGCAGGTCTCTTCCGTACCGTTTCCGGAAAGCGTCCTCCAACGCATCGGGAGTCAGCTTCTGGAACACCGAACCGTCGCACAGCGAGTCGTCCACGAGCGTGTCCTCCGTCAGCACGCGGTCGTAGTAGTCTTGCAACTGTTGTTCGGCGATGTCCAAGAAAGAAGTGGGTGCGGGTGCGGGTGCGGGTGCGGGTGCGGGTGTCCGACACGCGTTCTGGAGTTGCTCGCGGATGCGTGTCATGAAGGTGGGAGGCAAGCGTGTGGACAAGTCGCTGGGAGATGAGTCATCTGTAGTGTGGGTGGGTGGTGTGGTTGCCATGTCATGATTTGTGTGGCGGGGACTGTCTGTCGGTTCAATAATGTCGTATATACGTGAATACAATGCCACTGAAAAAGATTCGGAATCAGTATCAATAAGCGCCATTCCTTCGGTGACACCACCGATGTCGTCGGAGCCACTGGACATTATTTGGCATTGATAAGTGGGAAAAAGCACGAGTGCGAGGTTTAAAATTCGATGAGGTTAATTTTGGTAGAATATAAAAGTAGCGATGGGGTGAATGGGACCCGTCGTATCCCGTTAATAAGCAAAAACTATATATAGTAATATGGTTCAACACCGTTTTGTGATGTTGTATTATACTCTTTAACAGACGGGTTCACGTTCTCTTGAATACCATATTAACTCTGGTCCATCACTCGTGCTCTTGTATCCATCCACCACCAACTCCCCCGTGTCAATCTTACGGTGGCACTGCTTACACAACGTCACCAGATTGTGCTTCTCGTTCTTGTGGAACCGACCGTCAATCAGTCCAGACGTCTTGTCGGCTGTCCGCTGTTCGTGGATGTGGTGGGTGTCCAGTGGCTGATGCCTCTCCGTCAACGGCCGGTACTCACACACTGCGCACTCTTCGTTCCAATGTTTTCGGTTGTATCGGGACGCCGACACGTGATGGTACGTGAAGTATGGGACACTGGATAATGCACCATCTGTTGTGGCACGAACAGAAGAATACGGATTAGAAATGAAAGGAGTCTGTATAAAAGAATATGATGGTGTTGTACGTGTTGTGTGTGTTGTGTGTGTTGTGTGTGTTGTGCACGGTGTGCGCATTACCTGTGCCAACAAAGACGAAAACTCATCGTTCTTGATGACCTTGTCGGCTACCAGCACACCGTAAGTGCGATTTGAAGGCAATCCGTCTGTCAGTGTCCGGTCGAACACCAGCTTGTCGTCCTCGAAGCGAACCTGTAGATGCAAATTGTGGAGCGAACCGCCATCACCCAGTAAGTCTTGGACATACGGATGTTCTTGCAGAGCAAATAAATGAGTAGCAAATGCGTATGTGGTGCAACGGGTGGTGAGCTGTTTGAGAAGGGCAGCAACTATGTTCACAGCGGAATCTAACTCAGTCGAAGCACACAGCTCGTCAGCGATCACCATACTGCGCGCATCGGCACTTTCGATGATATTCCGAACTTCGATGATTTCGTTCACGAAGGAAGAATGTGCCATATGAATGTTGTCGTCATTTCCAGTACGCGCGAATATCTTGTGGTAGGGTGTCAGCTTGAACGTCTTGGCCGGCACGAACAGTCCCGCTTGGGCCATCATTACCCCGATGGCAATGCTCTTCAGCAAAGACGACTTGCCCACACTGTTCACACCGTACAACAACCAGCACGAGTCGCACGACAGACGGACATCGTTGGCTATGTACGGGTCGCACTTGCCAGACTGCACCAGAAGACGTTCGATGAGCGGGTGACGCAAGGCCATGGCTTCCACCGACGAACGCTCTCCGGTGACGATGGTCGGTCGCGTGTAGCCGAAGGTGGTTGCCGTCGTGGCCGTGGAGAAGGCCACATCGAGTTGAGCGATGCATTCGACGACTGGTTGGATGGTCTGTGCATAATGCATAGTGTGCAAGTCACGAAGTAGTGTGGCATACGTATCTTTGACCAACTGGATGAGCTTGTGCTGGGCGTGGTGAATCGTGTGCGACAGGTTGCGCATCTTGCTTCCGGCAATCTTGACGTTGGTCTTGTTCTTAGTGTCGAACGTGAGGTCATCAACTGTCCACAGCTGGTTGGTGTCCTTCGCAAACTGTGTCTTGTCGTCGGGCGTCATCGTGTCCAGCACCTGCTTGAGTTGCTGAAAGCGCGTTTTCGTCACATCCAACCAGTAGCCGTCCTTATCGTTGCTCTTGGCGTGTATCCATGTGGTGGTGTTCTTGGACAGTTTGATATTGGGTACGCGTGCCATCAGTGCATTTGCAAGTATCTGCATCGCATCCGTTTGCTTCTCAAACTGAGACACCGCACTGTCTATCTCGGGATACTGACCGACGTGAAACAGTGTCGTGAACAAGTTGCTCATACTGATACTCATACACTTGTCTGCATCGAAAACCTTAAAGAGATATGCTTGGTACTGTTCGAATGCTCGTATCACAGAATTGTCCGGAAGAATGTCGCTCAGCGGGTGGTCTGCCGGAAGCATAGACACGTGCTGGAGCACCTCCAGCACGCTCTGTTGCGACTTCAGCACACGCGGGATGTCGTGGGGTTGCAGGTTGCCTACGCTGAACCGACGGTATATACGTTCCAAGTCGATGCATCGCAGGTATTTGTGCAGGAAACGGAACGTGTCGTTGGGCACCGTTGTGCTACTTGTGTTGTTCAAGAGTGCATCGACGAGGTCAAGACGTGTTTGGATGGTGTCGCGGTCCGTGGCAACGTAGGCAAACCGGTCACGCAAGAGACGCTCGCCCATCTTGGTGCGTGTCTTATTGAGTAGGGAAAAAAGTGAGCGAGTGTCTTTGGATACGGAATCTGGCTGTTGCTTGTCGTCGAAGATGTTAAGTTTTGCATAGAGCTCGTTGAAGCCTCGCATTGTTGGGTGAGCAAGTTGTGTGGCGCTCGTCGTGTCGTTGCGGTGCACCACGCTGGACTGATGACTCTGTGGTACTTGCAGGCTGGCAATGAGACGTTTGTCGTGAAGTTGTATCCAGTGCAAGAGCATCACCAGCACGGCCACACACGACGGTTCGGTGAACTGCAGGTGCAGGGATTCCCAGATGGTGCAGAACCCGCTCTTGTGGGTGGAGAAGGTGCGCTCCAAAAACTGCGCTTGGAAGCTACGCTGAAACATGTAGTCCATCTGGTGCACACTGACGTCGAACTCGTGCACCTGTTTGCCACTGTCTTTCCAGAACTGTGTGAACGACCTCAATTCGCGTAGGAACGCTTCGCGTGGGCTCCGGTAGTGCACACACAGCTCGTCGAAGATGCACGTGTGAAAGAGGTCGCGGAGGGTGGTTAACATGATGCTGGCGGTAGTGACGTCGGTGTTGCAGTCGATGGTCTGCAGTTGGGTCTTGCCACAGTTCGCATCAAAGGTGGCCAAGTGGGCGTAGCATTCGCCGTCAGCGTCTTCCTCAATGAGCAGTGCCAGCAACACGCTTTGACCAGCGTCCGTACTCTCGTGCACCTCCTCACTCAGGTTACACCCCGGCGACAACACCTTCGTCACTTCGCGAGTGATGTTGGGTGCCTCGCCGTGCTGAGTGACAAAGACGATAGTATAGTTGTGCTGGAGGAGCGTCTTGTTGAAGCGCCGTATGCTGTGCGAGGGAATACCTGCCATATAGGGACTGGTTAGGTCAGCCTTGTTCTTCCGTGTCACCAACAGACCCAGTCGCTCCTGACAGCACTGCAGATGTGCCGAGTGCTCCGGTGACACGACGTCGTAGATTTCGTAAAACGCTCCACACTCCAAAAACACCATCGTCCGTTCGCCATACTTCTTCTTGCTGTCACTTACGTACTGCAAATAAGTATCGATGATGTTTGGCATAGGGAAACGAATGCGCAAATGCAGACAGGATGGGTGATTTCGGTGTCGTTATGAGAATGAAGACCAGATAGACTTTATGTGCGTTGTGGCGGGCTTGGTGTGGACTTGTCGGAGGAGAGATGATTATTTATTAAATAATGAATTGGTGCCAGAATTATCACATTTTTTTTTTAATTCTTCTGCAGTAAAATTATATACCGTAAGTGGATTATAAGACACGTCCACATTTTTCATATCTACACTGATATTTTGATACAGAGACTCATTTACTTCTGCATATTTACACAATGGTTCTATTATTTGCATGAATGTGTTTAACCGCTTTATGTAATCATTGAGATGTCTCAATTTATTGGCATCTGAATCGGTATATACTGTGCTCAATTGTCGAATAAACGGCATTGATTTCCTAATGGATTTCTTTATCGTCGTAAGATGTTGCAAGCAAGCTTGTAATTGTTGCATTATCTGTGATAAAAATGTGTTTGTGTTTGTGATTGTGATTTCATCTGTATCTGCGATCTCATTCTCTCTCAGTGAATTAACAATAAATTGTCGTAGGTTAGTAATATTGTCGTCTTCTAATGGACCCAGTTCTGTCAAGGACTGAATTTGCATAAGTTTTGGCACAAGTTCTGTTAGCATCTTATTAAGCTGTATGAAATAGTTAGTGTAAACAGGTAAGTCAATTTTAAATTCTTTTTCCGGGTTCTTCTGTTTTAATAATTCACGATTAAGATACACCTTAGCTACAGTCCCTTTCTTTTGGCCATCTCTTTGTAATATACATTCCGTTCCGTTTCGCCATTGTAAAGAACATCCACTGCCAGTAGACCGTGTACTTGCAATTTTCTTCAATGACCAACACAATTTTTCTGTTCGTTCTTTTTTGTCTGCGAAATATATGTCTACTTGACCATTGATTTCTTCGACCTTAAAGACCGTATTGTTCATTAATATTCCACACGCATACACCTTCTCATTTGCAACACCACCCAGATTTTTTATTCGTTTCTTAGCGGTGTTTCCCTCTCCCCCCCCCCCGCCGACTCCTCAACCTCCTTAACCTCATCACCCTCTTCCTCGTCCCCAGCCTCGTTCTCGTCCTCCTTCCGCTACCACGGCGAGCATTCTTCGTGTACTTTCGTGGCATAGCAATAGATTCGTGGTTACGTGAGGATGTTCGTGGTATTTTATGAATAGCAAACATAAAAAACACGGACAACGAGCATCGTATTGACCATCTGTCAATCACGAACTCGTAAACAGGAACAAGGATGACGAAGAATCAGTGGGAAACCGCGACCACCGAAGTTACACCGCAACGCTACTGTGTGAATGGTTTGAAGACCTACCGAAGTGACGACATAAAAATATGTTGTAAATGTCAAAATGGTCGTCCAAAGGAAGCACACCTGTCGAAAACGAACGTATCCTCCTCGTGCTACACACAGGCGACGGAGAGTCACACGTTATACGAGCAAGCGGAGGGGGTATGAAAGACGTTCCTCTCACACACGGAAGGTGCTGTTGAGTAAGGAGAATAAACGGAGAGGGGGTACAGACTATGTGAAGGATTTGATTGATTTCAATACCAAAGAACGTAAAATAAATAATAAAGAGTTTATCGATAAAGTCAAAATGTTGGAAACTGCAAAAGGGGGCAACAGTTCCATATTATCTTGGTTACAGTGTATGTTAGGTGAGATGAGTGGTCAGAACACAGTAGAAGCTGATACCGGCTCTTATTATATGGTGAACACTGCACCCGATGTTCTCAAAGATATGTTAAATGAACAAATTGAAAACTATATTACATATCGTGATTCATTACGCACAACAATGAATTTGTGGGAAAGTATGTGTAATCGGTTTAATGTACCAACTAAAGCGACCAAACAGAATCAAACAGCACTTAATCAATTATACGACGATAGTTTGCAACCGACAATCACCTTGTTTTTTTACAAGTTATATGAGCACCGAGTAATTCACAACGCACATAATCGAATTACAAGCGAAAGGGAAAAACTATCGTCCATCAGAACAACCAGTATCTCGGCGGTTGTTGCTGCTCACAATATAGCAGCACGAGATACCAATACCACAGAAACAACCAAACACGCCCAAACAGTAGCACACAACTTCAAACAAATTGAGAAAATACAACAAGCCGTGGCACTACAAAACACACATATTGCCAATGCGGAACGCAATGAAAAATTGTTGAATGATTTGGAGGGAGAAAAGTTGGAGTGGATTCGGTCGATGGTAGATAATACACGTGTACGTGTTGTTCCCCACGCTGAATCACAAGCAAAAAAAATAACAAAAACATAATTAAAAAAGAATTCAACCAAAACAGAAAAGAAGTCTGTTCTCACTTCCACCGCACCAGAACAAAAAAAGATGAATGAGCAGACAGCCACAACCACAGAGACCGTCCCCATTCCACCTCCTCCAACTACCCCAACAGCCCAAAACACCGCATTACAGCAGTTGCTCGTCCGTCGTCAGGAGTTGCACACCCAGCGCTTCGTACTGCAGGAAGAGTTACTCCGTATAACAGCTGAATACCACGACAACGAAAGGCAGATTCGAGGAACGTGTGACCACAAGTGGGAGCGTGACCGAAATTATACACCTGTACCATACGAAAAACCGGATTACGAATGCTATAAATGTGGTTGTACGGATTATAGGTGAAAAATATGCACATTCTGTCCCAAACAGAAGACCACCGTGTTCGACATATTCGCAAAAACAAAAAAGAAGTGTTCGCCTATTGTAAATCGCAGGTATGGATAACCGATTTGATATATATGTAGTAAAAGAGAATATAGTTGCACAATTAACCAAGTGTTGTGTATAGTTTTTAATAAAAATACAAATTGATAAAAGCCAATGTCTTCACTTATTCTATCAATTATGCTAATTAGTGGAGTGGGTAGAGAAAATACATTTCACATACTATTTTTTCCGAGAGTGACGAGAACGCCGAGGAAACCGAGAACGCCGAGAACGCTTGTGTCTACCCCTCCCCCCCGAAGACGTTCGCGGTTGAGCACGTCTTTTCGTTTCCAGTAAGGACGATGCTACCGTCGAACCGTAGTAATCGTGCAACTGCGTTCTTCGGGTGGTGCACTTGGACTGCCGGTTGGTGAACAAGGACTTGGTAGCAGACGATAATGTAGAAGCAATGGGCAGATCCTTCACGTGGGTGCAGAAGGACTCTTGTGACGACGAACCAATACCGATGCTTGTCACCGATGGTAGCAGGTCGAGCGTTTGCATATGGTACATCATTGCCACGATAGTGAGCTGGTCACTCCAGCCTTCACAGTGCACATGCAACGGCGTGAGGTAGGCACACAGCAACTGCAATGGCGTAAACTGCAACGCAGTCATCCCGTAGAATTCAAGGTTTTCTTTTTTTTTTGTAAATGTATACACACGTTCCTTCATACGTTTCCACCACGACTGTGTAGGTTCGGTTGTAAAGTTCGTCACCGATAGCTTCTGCATTACCTCCCGCGTGTTGGCTTCGGCCTCCCGCTGGTGTTGCCACGCCTGTTGCAAAGATTCGGGTGTGATTTTATCGGGGTGGAGGTAGGACTTGTTGTGTTGGGACACAGGCGCAGACGATGTTGTTCGGTTAGGAACGTGTGCTGGTATTTGGGTCGTGATTGCTTGTTCGGGTTGTGTTGATGGACGGTGTGCTTGAACCTTTACTTGAGATAACATTGGTGTGGTTAGTTTTGGTATTGCTGGTGCTGGTGCTGGTATTGCTGGTGCTGGTATTGGTGCTGGTGCTGGTGCTGGTATTGCTGGTGCTGGTATTGCTGGTGCTGGTGTTGGTTTTGGTACTGGTGCTGGTGCTGGTGTTGGTTTTGGTGCTGCTGGTGTTGGTTTTGGTGCTGGTGCTGGTGCTGGTGTTGGTTTTGGTTTTGGTGCTGGTGGTTTGGTGGGTGGTGCTGGTATCGCGGTCGTTGGTTGTTCTGCTTCTGTTGGGATAAGGTGAGGCAGTGGCTTAGTTGTGTGCGTTGGCGCGGGTGGTGCAGAGGGGGTCGATGGCATTTCGGTTGAATTGCGGAGGAACCGTTCCAAATCGTCGTGTGCTTTTGCGAAGGATACCGATTCGTGTTGTCTTGATACACTGGTGTACGGGGACAATTCCCCACCGAGTGGCTTTGGGTGCGGTTTCTGGTCAAAAGTAGCGTTCGGGCGAGGTCGTGTGGACGACTTGAAGAATCTGAAGGGTGGCCATCTGCTGCGCTTGCTGCGTTGTTGGTGTTGTTGGTTGACGGTGGTCGAGTGTTCGCTGGATTTGCGTGTGCGAAACCGGTTAGAAGCGTCCGTTTGGAAGGTGGACAAGTTGCTCGTTGGTGTGTAGTGATCGGGAAAGCATTTGAACAGCTCTTCGTCGACCAGACGCTGAGCATCAATTTCGACCACCAGACATTCCATCAGTTCTTTCGGAATGAGCAACACAGACCTTGCGATCCGGTAATATGTTTCACGTTCGGCCCACGCTTCTTCGCCTATTGATTTATGTATCATATGTCGGGCATACGAAAGCAGTGTACCAGAGAAGAGCGTGTGTTTGGTGGTAAATATGTATTTTATACAATCATCGAATGTTGCGTGGTTATGCAGTGTACCTAATGCGGTTTCTGTATTACTAATAACCCTACTCACATCATCACCAAACATGCTCGCAACAGATGAATGCAGTATGCCTGTTTGTGGGTTGACAAGATTGTGCAGAACGGTGGCGATGCTCTTCTGCAACGGTTTGCTCATCCAGTCTTCCAACCGCTGTTGCATGAAGGAGTGCGAAGACAGAAGATTGTCGAGTCGGGTGAGGAACTGCGCGAAAGTGGTTTTGCCAGTGATGAGCGTGTTGTAAGCATAGCGCACACACAAGTCGCTACACACATCTGCAAATTCTAACAAGTGACCAGTTTCTGTGCACAAGTATTGCTGAATATGCTTGTCTGTCATTTGTTGCATAACGAATGTGTCGCGTAACCATACAATAGTGGTGGTGAATTGCTTATGCACATCTTCAATATACTCGCGCAGTGCAGGATAAAACGAAGTGAATGCGGACAGACGAGCCAGCTTAGGAGGACGGAAGGTAAGATGATTTGCAAAATGGTAGAACGTCTCGGGCATTGTCGCGTGTATTTCTTTGATGGATAAGTAAAGGAAAAAAGGAACAGTGTGTATGATTCAAAACAGCACACACATTGACGTGTGATTAATCTTCTTATTGCGTATACTTAATTCGCGCGTTCGCAGTATCATCTGGTTGATTCTCTCTTGCTTGGTGAAAAAAAAAAACGGATGCTCTCCTCATATGTCTTGTGCTTGTCGGCTGTCTCGTATTGCATGGCTTGGAGCTCGCGTTGCAGGGCCGAAATAGACTCGGTGGCGTTCTTCTGCTTGCCATCGACTTCTTCTTGGAGGTTTCCAAACCGGACGTCGGCTTCTTGGATTTGATTCTGGATGTTCTGAATGTCTTGCATCGCCTTGTCATACGTATGCAGGTGACGTTCTTGACGTTCGCGCTCTGTTTGGATTTGTGTCATCAGCTCCTGCACCGAGCTCTCATGTTGCTCAATCAGCTTTTTGAGCTCAACCGATTTCTTGTTGATTTTGGTTTGCATTTTTTTCAGCAAGGCCGTGCCTTCCTTCAAGCTCTCGTCTTTGACACTGTTAAGTGTGGGTGTTGCTGGTGGAGTATTGGTGGGCATAATAGGATGTATTCTGGATGTAACAATAAATCAATAAATAACTGTTTTTTCGTTTTTTTAAATTACATACTATACAACAACACACGTACTCATAATTATTCCGCTTGTGCGAAAGAATATGTCTTCGTAATTATGTCAGTTCGTGTTGATTTTCATTTCTCTAAGAGCACATTTTCTGGTGCCATTTTTCTTTCCGTACAGTCGTATTAAACACCGTATTGGATAATTATTGTAGTTCGTGACAAACATAAAAGGGAATCGAACGATGTGTTTGGAAATTATATGTTTTTAAATGCGGGATGAATTCTGCATTTTTCATAATATGAATCCAGTTAATATCGCTCGAACGAATGTGCTACACAACAATGCATAATTATCAGCGTTGGTTGGGATGGGGACGTGGTATGTACGTTTACAATCCCGAACAGCGTTTATAATGGCCTCTTCATAATATTCTTATCATTCGTTTGAGTTTTAAATACAATGTGACTGTTTCTAAATCTGTTCATCAACGTGTTCTGATCATTGACGGTGTGTTTAATATTATGTATAAAGACGTATTATGGATGAGGCATAATTCCAGCATTCTCGTGCGAACTGGTTAGATATTTATAATAAAAATAAGCACTGTGGTAATGGTGTTCTGACAAGTCGAATGGATGATGATTATTATTTGAAGAGTAGTGCCACATCACAATCGTAATCGGTCTCTTCGTTTGCAATGTTCTCATTCCGCGACCAGAAACCGACCTACACCAAGCCCACCGAGACTCGCATTTATCTCACCGTGTCTTACGACGACAAGGATGAAGCAAAGCAGTTGGGTGCCAAGTGGGACAAAGACAAGAAGCAGTGGTACGCACCTAATGGCGAACCGAAGCTGGTTGAACGCTGGGGCGAACAAGCGCGCATTTTGACTGTATTTGATGGTGAAGATAGAAATTATGGCGGAAATACGTTGTGTGTGGAGTTTCAACCCAAGTCAAGTTGGTGCCGGAAGGTGCAGTATGCTATCCAGAGGATTGACCGTGAAAGGGTACAAGATTTCGTATTAGGTCGTACCAACAGGACGTGTGAAGCGTGTGGTGTGCAAAATGTAGAGCGCGATTTTCATATGCATGGTCGTTGGATTTATGAGAATGGTACCCAGAGGTTGGTCCGGTTAATGGCGTTGTGTGAAAAGTGTTACGAAAGTACACATCTTGGTACAGCACATCACAACGGTCGTCGAAACGAAGCGCTGTCGCATTTCAAGACGGTGACGAAGAAAACGGACGCCGAGTGTCAAGCCCACGTTGACAGCGCGTATCAAGTTTTGGAAGAATTGAATAGACAGGCGTGGGAAGTCGATTTGAGCTTGTTGAAGAACAATGGTATTCAATGTGAGTCGGCATCACGGGTAAAATCGTTCTTCTCAAAGACAGACACTTCACGGGTGAGTGGTGGGACGACCGACAATAACGGCATTAAAAAAACTGCTCCCCAAAAAATGGTGAATGTGGAGCACCGTGCACACTGTACTGAAAAGAGCACGTATGCTTTCCGCTGACCGTTGCGTGCAGTGCAGGCATATCCCCACGGGACATTTATTCCAATATTTTAGAAACAGCAGTCACACATATTCCTGTCGAGATTGCTACTGCTGCGAAAGATAGATGTCCCGGTCCCGAATTGTGGGAGCGGGAGACAACAGAACCACATTTTCTGTATTCCTTCAAGGTTTGTGCCGTAGTTTTTGCGAACTCTTTATCGCATTGTTTCAAGTATTCATTATTGGCCTTACGTTCGGCAAGCTTGTCTTGTTCCAACTTTAACCGTTCTTGTTCCACCTTTAACCGGGCCTCATCGGCAGCCGCCTGTCTTGCTGCTTCGGCCTGTCTTGCATCCTCGGCCCGTCTTGCTTCGGCCTGTCTTGCATCCTCGGCCCGTCTTGCTTCGGCCTGTCTTGCATCCTCGGCCCGTCTTGCTTCGGCCTGTCTTGCATCCTCGGCCCGTCTTGCTTCGGCCTGTCTTGCTGCATCGTCAACCATGTTAAATTGTTGATTTTGTAACACACCCTCTACCGCCCGCATTGTCTGAATAGCGTAAGCTGTTAACATGTTTCCATTATTGATGAGATGTGTTTGTTGTTGGGACATACTTGCTTGATTGAAGAGCATATGTGTTTGTTGTTGGGACATACTTGCTTGATTGAAGAGCATATGTGTTTGTTGTTGGAGCATACTTTCTTGATTGAAGAGCATATGTGTTTGTTGTTGGGACATACTTTCTTGATTGAAGAGCATATGTGTTTGTTGTTGGAGCATACTTTCTTGATTGAAGAGCACTCGGTTCTGTTTATAGCCGAGTTCCTTTTGAGTGGAAATGATGCTATTCAATGCATTGCGAACGTCGGTGAGTTCATTCTGAAGTTCCCTCTTCAGTTGGTAGAGTGTGCGAAAACATTCATCTATGCGACTGGATTCACTCTGGAATGTCTCCATTGCTTTGATTAGATCCCCAATCACAGTGCTTAGTTCTTGTACATCCACCTGAAGTTTGAGCATTGTGTTTACATCACATTCGGGAAATTTCCCGTTTGGTCGACCTAACAAGCGCGTGACGAACTCTGTGAATTGTCTGAGTTCGGGGTGTCCTGTAGGAAAAACGTCATCCAACATTCTTTTTACGGCAGGGAGAACATGGTTCACGCGTCTATTTAGCGTTTCGTTTAGTTTTTTTATGAATACTTCCATTCTGGCCTTCTTCTGTGTAGCAGCATCATCATCTGATTGGTTTTCTGACCACAGCGGTGGTATTCGTGTTTGTGAAATATTTTCGAACGGGCGGTTTTCGAAGTCATTTATACGTTGTTGTATAGTAGGGTGTGCACAGTCTCCCTTTCCTTCTCTTCCGATCATTATCAGTAGGTGTAAAAGCAGACACAAAAACAATTAACAATTTTATATCATCGTCCAAGTCGTTCCCCCAATCATTTTAACAAGTTTCCAATATTCAATATCACAAGAGTGTAAATTAAGTAATAAGTACTACCCCACACATTAATAACAAACACCCCGGCCAACACATGAAACCGTCGCACTACTACATCCAAACGTTTGACATCGACCCTACCACTCGCTTACCCGTCACATCTTCACTCTCTGCCCTACTGACTGACACGACCCTCACGACCGACGACACACTCATCTTGTACATCTCGTCTCTGCACTTTGGTACTGACCCTTCCACGGCAAAGCCCTACCTGCATCTCAACGACAACGACACCGACGAGCTGGTGGCGTTCTGGCAGGACGTGCAACGCCGGTGCGAGAAGGCAGTGTGTCGTGTGGAGGTGCGGGTGATGCTCGGTGGAGCAGGTGGTGCGTACACGACGCTGTTTACAGACTTCGAAACTTACTATAATCTGTTACATAGTTTCTTGCAGACGCATTCTTTCATCTCCGGCATTGACTTGGACATAGAAGAGCAACTGCACACCGACCCCAAACAGGCACTCGCCCGTGTCCAGAAGCTCATCACGCGCCTGCACCACGACACCAAGGCCACCGTTGCTCATCCTTTCGCCATTACGATGGCTCCGGTGGCATCATCGCTCACCGGCGACTGTGTGGGGATGGGTGGCTTCGTCTACAAGGACTTTGCCCAATCGTCGTGTGGACAGATGATTTCACAGTATAATGTGCAGGCATATGGAAGCTACGATTACGACACGTTTCATAGCATTGTACAGAACGGGTTCGCACCCGAACAACTGGTGTTCGGTATGTTAGGCGACGATTTTGAACAAGCTACCCCATTCGCATCAGCAATGACCGAACTCCAACGCATCACCAAAACGTATCCACGGCACGGTGGTGCGATATTGTGGGAATACGGTGATACCAAGGTGGATGGTGTGATGTGGGGACAAGCTGTCCGCAGAGCGGTGGCTACAACTGTACAAGATATGCACGCAGTAGCCGAACGGTGTGTGATGATGTGAGTGAGAAATGGGTTGTGATAAAGTGATTCCATTTACAAAAGGCGTATTCGAAATCATACTATGGTGTTTGTTTCTGCGATACCCGAACAATACACACCACTTTCCACAGCTCGTACGATAGTGGTATTCATGTACGAAGGACAAATCTTGTTCTGGGTACAATATGACACGGATCCCAGTTGAGTTATAACTCGGGTGGCGACACATACATCCGCCATCTTCTCGTTTTCTTTTTATTTTTCTTTCGCACACGTCGAGTAGTACACCTCGTGTGCATCACACGTCTTCGCATTTCGCCACCACCTACAAAACCGTCACCGTCCAACGACTGCTGTGTCTGCTTGCTTTCGTAGTCGCGCAACGTGTTGTAGAACGTGTGACGGTATGCATTCATCTGCGTGTCGTTCAGCCCGTTCTGCACAAAATCGTCGTAGGTTCGTTCGCCTTCCAACATTGTGGCAATAAAATACATACTATATATACCACATTCGGTGTTCTTGAACTGGTGGCGGTAGTGGTTTGTCTGCACATCACAACGCTGTCCGTCGTGGAAATCAGACAGCTGTGTCGATACGTTGTTCAAGAAGCTGTGAATCTCGTATGGTGGTTCGGCGCCGAAAGAGTCGTAGTAGCACACGATGCAATCTTGCAGGTCGATAAAAGAAGACACCCAGTGCGATCCAGGTTCGTCATGAGCGTCTAAGTTGTACACAATACCAACCTGTCGAATACCTCGTTTCCACCATTGCTTGACTCGAACAGCGCATAGCGCTTGCACCACACACTTGCCCATCTGTCCATCGTCGTGCGGACCAGCAAAATCCACTGGGACGGCACCAACAAAGTAAAACCCCTTATGTGACTGTTCGTACTGTTTCATCACGTTCTGAATGTCAGACGTCGACAACCATTCGCTCGGGTTGGCCTTCCACGAATGAGGCATCGGGGGACGAAATGCACTTTTCACATACTCTGTTGTGTTGGTATCAAGGTCTGCCCAACACATTTCGGTAGAACACTGGGTGGTGTGTTGCATACGCGAATCTATTTCTGCCCATAAATCCATCTTGTTGCGATGCTTGCTTATGTTGATAGGTTCGAGTTCTCCATTTGGTGTATCATCCAGAACGTTGCCACCACGGTGGTGGCTCTTGTGCAGAGTCTTGTTGAATTGGGTGGAGATGTGGCGGAGCTCTGCCATCGTGAAGCAAGTTCCACTCTTGCCACGTTGCGGAGCACACTGCTTGCCAGCTACTGTAGAACGCTTGTGGGTGTGGACGGATGACGTTGCCATTTGGATAAGTAGTCAACAAAAAACTCAGTCACACCTGTATATACCATTCCAAAAACCATCATCACAAGACACACCGCCGACGCATCCAATGCAATTTGCGTGTGTTGGTAGCGGTGGTGTATTTGGTGGTAGCTAAAATGGCTTTCGAGGCTTTCAAATGAATGGTTTTACGAGTGTTCTGTTTTCTTACAAGACGTTCGGACGGCATAATGGCAGTGGTAAATTGTGTATATCACAATGAGTACATTTTTTTACCTGTAGAAAATGGTTATTCTTGTTCGACCCATCATGTAGTCGCCGTCGTCGGCCATTATCTTCTCCTGAGAACCGATATCCGAAAGCATCACACGACTGATGATTTCGCGGTTCTGTGCTTCCATACGATTGGTGAGTTGGATGCAACTCGTCTCCAAACGAGAGGAACTGACGGTCGGTGCCGTTCTGGATATCTTGCGCACCGTTGGGGCACGTTTCTCGTTCTTCAAGTATTTACGATATACAATCGTGTAATTGATGTAGTTTTCGAAGTTGGATTCCGTCGGTTCTCCTTTGCGTTTCATTGGTATTGACACACTCCCATAGACGGCTGTCACTTTGTAACCCGCACACTGAATAATGTTCGCTTGACGCACCACACGAAAGAGGATTTGGTCGTGGGTCAGCACCGATTTTTCAGCGTGCCCACGCATCAGATTTTGCATGTCGCTAAAGGCGTTGCGGAAGGATTGTTTCCTTTGCTCCACCGAACGGGCATTTCCGAATTCCCAAATCATTGACTGCACTGGTTCGCTTCTCCCCAGAAACTGCTGAGGTGCACACCGCGTCGTGCGAATAACGTTTTTTTTGCCGTTCGCCGAATTACGTCGTGTTTTAGAAGTCGAGAAAACCATCGTTGCAACCTTTTATTGTCATCTGTGCAAAGAAAAAAAGAATCGGGTGGACAGAATAAATTATTATCTTCGGTGTGAATCAATAGTATACCAAGCAACCGTTCAAAAATGCTATATGATACGATTCTAATCATCGTCTTAGCCATTTCAACCATAATCATCTTGCATGTTGTATTGACCAAGTACATAGGTGTGCACCCATTCCTGGAATCATTCGTACGTGACGGAATCCGCAGTGCACACACGTTTCCACAACGCCCACACATCGTGTCGCCACCAGCACCTCACAACACGTCTCACACACCATCCGCCATCTGCCAAGCCCATCATGATGCCAGCACTCTCACCCACCCCCATCCGACCGAAGCCAAACCACTCACCACAAACGATACGTCGATGCATTCGCTTGAAACCGAGCTCAAGCAGTGGATGCAACAGGAAGCGATTAACTGGAGTGCACCATCTACGAACGCTACGCACAACAACTCACACGCGACGCACGTGATGTCCACCTCCATCGACAAGCTCTTCGCCGACCAGCAGGTACAGCTGGACGACGTGCACGTGCCCGTTTCGTCACACTCGACCGAACCCACACCAACCGCGTCGTCCTCGTCACCCCCACCACCTCCAAATAACACACAGTACAACAACACGATGAATTCGGGAGACCTTGGCGAAGGATTGAGTGCCTTTGACAGTTTGCAAAGCTCGTTCGCGACGGTCTAATACTTATAAACAATATAATGTACACCCACCACAACCTGCATACTTTCAATACTCTCTACAAATATGAACTATCCATTCGACACCGCCCAACCACCCACCCCGCAATCCCAACACCTCCACAACGCCCCACAACACCCTACTTGCGTCATCCACCCATACCAAATCAATCCCGAAGGAAAAATGCTTGTGCAAGTACATACGCACAATAACAACGGCCAGACACAGACACAGTCGTATTACGTGTCCAATGCTGATTTGCCTGCCTTTTTGCAACAACACAAACAGCAATTTCCCAGCATGCAGTTCACAAAGCAGGAGCGACCGAACGCAGGAACGCACTCACCGACACAACCACTCACACACGAGTCCGTGTCGACTCATAGCACTTTTGCGGCACCATACGACAAGTTCGATTCCATCCACAGCCCGTGTGCGGAGTTTGCGACTGTGCCCCGTGACGACAACTGCTGACCGTAAAATCAATTCGTCGCCACACCCACACACCCAACACGGTGCGGAATGACGTCGTGAGGTGCCAGATTGCGCTAACCCGCTTGCTCACACGACAGACAAAGCACCACTACCGCTCGCCACATATTAAAAAATATATAATAAAAAATATAAAAAGAAGGACCCGTGAATGCAACCTACTTGTGGCATATTATCCATTTTATTCCTCTTTATTGTTGGATAAATGAAGTTTTGTGTAGTTTGTGACAATCTGTTGCAGATGCAAATTGGAGAAGTGGACAACACGGAATCGGCAAAATCGTCGAGCGTACCACTCAAACTGTTCTGCAAACACTGTCCTTACACATTAGATGTCGACCAGTCCCAAGAGAACGTGAACACGCAGCAACAGCTGTTCAATCCGTGTATGTACCGTTCAAACTACTCCAGTAACCACCCACTCTACTTAGCCAGAGGAGTCGTCAACAAATACACAATATACGACCCGACACTACCACGTATCAAAATACCGTGTCCGAACGAAGCGTGTGCTTCCAAAACAGATTCAACCTGCTCACCCGAGGTGCTCTTTGTGCGTTATGATGACCAAGATATGCGACACATGTACCTGTGCAGACACTGCCGTCAGTGCTGGTACAAGAACAAACAAGAAGAAACGGTATTGCTGTTTGATTTTGCAAAAGAAAATGACGATAAGCAGACACCGTCCAAATAACGCACGTGGTCATTGTCAACCATAAAAAAATGTATTACAGTTGTAAAAATGACACCACCCAAAGAGAATGTTCCAAAACGCAAGCAAAAAGTGCTGAACTACACGAGCGAAGAGTGTATTAACCGGCTATTGACACGCGGATACTTGTTGGATATTGACTTGCGAAACGCATTAGATGCAGTGCTGTTTGAAAAAGCACACGAAGGCGAGTCATGTCATACAAGTGCGTTCTGGGAGGCATACCAGAATGACCATTCGTCGTTCGTTCCCGATACACAAGGCATATGTATCTACGCACTTTGTGCGTGTTTGTGTCCGTTGTACATTCACGAAATCAACTACATCAATTTGGTCATCATCATGGGCACGTTTGATGCACAGCAATGGAAAAATGTATACCGATTCTGCTATTTGGAGTGGTCGCGCTACATCAAAAAAAATACACCATTGTGGATATACACTCCACACCGTTTCGCATCATTGACAGATACCGAAGTGTACGCAAACAGCTTGCTCTTTCTGCAACATATGATTCCTGAAACGCCTCATACACATCAACATCGTGTGCGTAGTCTGTTCTTGGTGAACAGATTGTATCAGTATATGCTACCTAATGCGTGATGAATTGCTACTCACAACACCATACCACAAGACACCGCAATTTTGCGGAACCACTGTGTCATTCATCTTTCGTCTGTCTCACATATGTATGCGTGCCTGTTTGCATATTGTAAAACCGAACAAACACCGTCGCATCACATCGTTTGCAATTCCTCCATAAAAGCACGCACTTTTTTCCCCAGTGCTTCTTCTTCAACTACCCCTTGTTTCAAGCCCACGCGCTCCTTGATGGACTCCAGCGACCGCTGAATAGACTTCTTCTTGTCCTCGTAGTTCATCTCCTGTACTCCTTTGCTGCTCAAGTACATCATCAAAATCATAATCGCACCCACCACACCAACAACCACCCACGAGTAAAAATTATTGGACTTGTTGCTTCGACGGTTCATCGCAATGTTCAGGAAAACTGGCACCAGACAGCCCAGCGCAATAAAAATCGCCTCCATAAACGGTGCGTAGTAGCTCAGGTTCTTCACAAAAAAGTTCTCGTCGATGTCGTCGTCACCGGTGAATGCCCCGTCGTAATTCGTCATATACACGAACAAGTTGACCAGCGCAGCACCCAGAATCGCACCTATGAAGTCAGAGAACGTGTTACCCATCATCGCTTTGGAGCCGTCAATGATGTCGTACTTGTCGCGCAGGTTGTCTACGTACTGGTTAGTCACTTCGCGGTCTTTGAGGATATCCTGCGGAATGTCCAGCTTGCTCGTGTCCATCGACTTGATGGCGTTCGACAAGTCTTTGAGCTTCGGCATCTTGGCAATCTCGTTTTCGAAACGCAGGGTGTGGTTGACGAGCTTGCGCCAGTCGGCATTCGTCCAGTCGTTGATGGTTTGGAGGTTCTGCTGGATGTTTTGCTTGTGGTCGAGGAACCGCTCGTCTTGGGAGAAGGGCGACAGGAAGACCTGCAGAAACGTGTCGTCTAACGCTTCTGTACCGAGCTTCATACCGAAGTTGTCCAAGAAGCCGAACACAATCGCACTGACACCCAGTGCCATAAACAGGCCAATGACCGAGAACTTCTTGCCTTTGACGTACTCATCGAGCTTGTCCTTGGCGAGCACCGTGAAGTTGGCGAAGGTCAGGATGATGCCGACACAGCCCATAAAGAGGATACCGGCGTACTTGTCTTGGCCGGTGGTCTCGCCTTCGGTGATGATGATGGAGATGAAGTAGCACGCCACGAAGAACGTGACCATCGCAATCGTGGGCAACACGAACCGGCCTATGCGACTCGTCCACGTGGATTCTTGCTGTTCGTCGGCACTCTCGTCGGCCCGTTGCTTCTGTGTGACGTTCTTGATGTTGTACAAACTGGCGATGAAAGACAGAAGGAGAACAGCAATAATGATGTAGTTGATGGCACGAGGTTGCATTACGAATACGCGTATGTGGCTATTTTAAGGTGTGGTTAATACGATAGATAAAAATGATATTGGGGTAGTGGATGGTGCGATTTGGGTGCGGTGGGTGGTGGCGAAGAGGTGTGGGTGGAGGGGAGTGGATGGATGTGCAAAAAAAAAAATGATTTTTATTTCTGGGATTGGTTGGGTGTATGTTTTCAAGACATTCCCCAGCCCTTCACCATGTCCAATTTTGTCACCGCGTATAACAAAGGCGCTGCCCGGCGAGACGCCTTACAGCTTAGGCGAAACAAAAGCATTGTACATAACGCGGAGGACGCTTATGAGAGGCAAAACAACGAGGCCTCTCTGCGAAATGCAGCTCGTGTGTTCCTTGAATTGCAGGAAGAAAAAGAAACACTCAGCCCCGAAGATTGGCAGAAGCGTAAGACCGAGATCAAGGAGGATACCAAAAACAAGGTTGGTCTTAATGTTACTCAGCAGTCTTTTGACAAGAAAAGCAACAAACAGATCTACTCTCGGGTGAGTATCGCAACAGCCAAGAGCCGCAACACAGAGCGCAGCGCGAATAAGATGTGCATTCACGGCGCCCTTTGCCAAGCCCCCAATTGCCCGTTCAACCATCCACCGAAGCATCAGCTGACACAACCCACATCTGCTGTTCCAGCCCCCGCTGCACCGGCATCCACTGCTGTTCCTGTAGACACGACCAGGACTCCGACGGAACTTTCTGTCTTCGATTTCGTGACCGCCGTTCTCAAGATTCCGAATTCAAGCGATGCATTCGTTGCAGACTTTGATACTGTTGCAGAACTTCTGGACTTTGAACTAAAGGAGTGGGATGAGTGGATCGATGGTCTCAACCTAAGGCCTCGGACTCTCCAAAAGGTAAATGAAAGGATGGAAATCGCGCGGAAAACGCTCCCCTCCTCTCAGTAGCTTGGACCCCAACACGATTTGGATAATGTAGCCACGGTCACAACACATTGTAACACACAAATGACGTTTCGATGTTTTCAAACTGACAACAACGAGACTGACGACGACATGTAACAATGTGTTAATGCCCTTGACTCCATTATTCAAATCGTGGCACTGTTCACCCCCGAACAGAGGCACACACTACTAAGGTGTATCCCATTACACCACTTTTTTTAATCTCACAACCCCTTCAAATACTCCCCCAGCTTATCACGAGGCCCATTGTACTCTGTCCAGCTCGCACCGCGCCCGCCAATCTTCACCAGTATCGTAGGGTAGCCCTTGATGCCGTAGCGGTCAGACACCGTGCGCCACACGTTCTGGTCACCGTCGTCACCGCATTCGAACATCTTGACGTGCTTGCCGGACACTTCGGTGCCGTTCACGTTGTCGCAGATGGTCTTCCACGTGGGCTTGTAGTTCTTGCAGTGGCCACACTGCTCGTAGTACACCAGACAGCACCCGATGTCGTCGTCACTCACGTCGTCGTCCAGCTGGTTTGCCGAGACGACTTTGACGGCTGGAGTCGGTGAGTTGGTGAAGCGTTCGGTGGACGAGGCGAGGGTGGTCCAGAAGCCTTCGGTGTCGGTGCTGTCGCGTTCGGGATGGTTGCACACGAACATCGCCAGCACGACGATGCCGAAGATGAGCGCCACCGACACGAAGCAGTCCGTCCACGACACGGACGACAGAAAGTGCTGAGCAGATGTTACGGTTTTGGTTACAGCGGAGGATGCGCGACGAGCCATTTCTTGTTGCAAATGTATGTAGAAGTGTGTGTTGATGTATTGTATTACATCGTACGGAGATTTTTTTCTCGTCACGACCATCTTCCTACCAGTACGACACCGGACGACGCGACAACGACCACCGCTCAGCATTCTGCCTGAACCGCTCCAACCGACTCGTGTTATTATTGTTGTTGTCGTTGGGTGTCTGCGACTGGGAGTGAGTGGGCGGGGCGTGTGTGTTGGATGGCGTGTTCTCGTTCGCGCGAAAGGATTCGGTGGTTCGTGCTGGTTGTTGCGGTTGGTGTTGCGGTTGGGGCGCGAGTGGTGTTCTGGGCAAACGGTGTTCGTACGGTATCAAGCAGTACTCGCTGTCTTCGTTGAGGAAGATGTCCACCAGAAGCGTGAAGACGACCATCAACAGCACCGACACTTTTAAATCGCGCGTAGCCGTGAAGAAGATGGCGAAGAACACCAGCCGACGCACCCAAACCACCGAAAAGATGCGATGAGCGATGGGCATCAGGTCCTGCATCAAGTACGATGTGCCGACATTCAGCAGTATCATTACCAGTGCTGATACGTATGCGTTGGAGGAAAACGCCTGCGAAAAGGTGGTGAGGTCAAGCAGTTGGGTCAGGTCCATTGTGGAGGGTCGTGTATTACTGGTAAGGCGATGATTTTTTCAAAACACCACTCCCCTATTTGCGCTTTTTTTTTCGGCTTCTCCCTCACCACACCTCCACCATCGTCATCATATTTTCCCCTATACACACTATAATACAACAATACAAACTACAACACAATACCACAACACAATGGCCCCCAATCATAATATCACCAGAAAGCGCACCACGCACACCACACGCCTCACTCCACAACACACCGCACGATACACCCCACACGACAAAACAATCATCCGCAATGCTCACCGCCTGTTGCGTACCAGTGCCAAGAACTACTCTTCCATTGGACGCAAAGTCAGTGCCTTCATGCCACCCTCGTACCGTACCGAACATAGCCACTGTCGGGCAGGAAAGCAGGTGGCACGGCTGCTTTGGGCGGTGCGACGCGGACAACACAAACAACGTGAACTATCAAACCAGCACGGCGGTGGCCATTCGCAACAACAACGCACTCAGCAACAGCGTGCGCAGTGTATTCAGGTGCTCCGACAGACCGAAACATTTTACTTTCGCTAAATAAATAAATAATATATCCATTCAGCAACAGTGATTGACGGCCCATTTCTATATTCCACATTTCACAATCACCTTCCAACTATGGCTAACGCTCAACAACAAGTACCAAACAGCCTCGTTCATCCCCCCAACCGACCATCTGTTCCACTCCCACCGCCATTGCAAGACGCGCCCCCGCTGAGCACGGCCACGTTGTCCACCTCGACTCGTCGCTCTCGGTCACCAAGCACAGCACGCGACGTCACACAACAGAACAACAAGAAGCGGTGCTTTCATCCAGAGTGCCGGAAGAAGGTGTCCATCATTGGCGAATGCAAGTGCGGGTTCATTTTTTGTAGCCGGCACCGATTACCCGAAAACCATTTGTGCCACTACGACCACCAAAGACACGACCGCGCGCATCTGGAACGGGTGTTGCAAGGTGGGGGGACGTTTGAAAAGATGGAGAAGGTGTAGGGTGTATTGAGTAGTAATAAGAATATAGCACATCTTAACACTCTTCTCACACCTGGTCGCACAGTGTGTATTGTAAATGTGTGTATGTTGATAGTATATTTTGTGTTCGCATCGTTAGTGCAACGTCAGTCGTTAGTCTACATTGGTGCAACTCGTTCGGGTCGGGCATTTCCGTAGAGACGTTGTTGAGTGGGTGGCGTAGTCGTACCACACAGAACATCGTTGCTCATCGTGCTGACGTACGGGGTCACTCGGTCATCGGCGGATGACCACCGCGAACCGGACGGGTGCATCACTGACGGACCGAAGTCAGGACGGGAGTAGAATACGGAGGTGTTGCCTTGCTCGATGGGAGTGTTGGACGCAGTGGATGGTCGGGGGTCGTTTGCTCCACTGCTTGTAAGCACGTAGGCACTGCATCTGTCGCAATTAAAAGTGTTTGTATTGGCATCGTACATTGATTCGATAGAAGCCACCCGTATCGCACAACACAGCGTGATGCCCTTCTTTGCACCGGTGTCTTTGACGCTCTGGACAATACTCCTAATAAGAGGTTCGTTCTGGCTGTTCACTTCGAGAGGGGTTGTTGTACCGCCGTGGAAGATGAATCTGCACGTGGTCGGACACTGCTTTTTGAGAGTGAATATCTTCTGCACGAGGTCGGTCGTCGCTTTCTTGCTGATGTACTCTGGTAAGAAGTACCAGCTGCTGTCGGTGTGCAATATGTCATGACCAGAAGTGCTCACCGCTCGGTCGGGATCGTTGTGCCAGTCCTGGGAGATGGTGCTGGGACTGGGTTTGCTCTTTCGAGGAGGGTGGTCACAAGTCACACAGTCAAAGTTCGTTGTTGGTGTTTCGGCCGACGGAGTGTAGCACCCCTTCAGTTGTCCTTTCTTACCAGTAAGACCTTTGTTCAGCAGTGCTTTCAAGGCCGATATATGGGTACCCGACACGCGGATGGGCTGTGTATCACTGCTGATTTGAATCCACAGCTTGCACGTATCTGGGCAGTTGTCCTGCCAGATGCTCACAATGTGAATCGTACCGACGATGTCTTTCTTGGAGAATTCGGTGCCGTTCCAGAACCAGTAGTGGAAGTCATCGGTGGAGGTTGGAGTGTCTACTGTATTTGTGGAAGAACTGAAACGTGGTTTCATATTTGAAATATTAAAGTATGTGTTGTATGGGGTGTACTTCGAATCAGCATCAACAAACATTTCCAACGCACCCGCATCCACCATCTCGCACGTCGCGCACGCCACTAAACACAGCACGAGTACCACGACGAGACAGCGTGTGAACCAACCGGAATGCAACTGGGAGAACGACATTGACTGTGCTGTATTTGTGTTGTTTGTGAATAGGGACTATGTTTTTTGCTTGTTTGTGGGTAGTGTGGTGGAAAATCACCCAATTACTTTCCAAATAACACGACTCTCATTCAACCAAACAACCAATCAACCAATCAACCAATCAACCAAACAACCAAATCATACGGATGTATGTACAACAAAAATCCCGAAAATCCCGAAGCAACACCGAGTTCACTTTTCCCCACTCACGCCGTTCACGCCGAAGCAACACCATCCACGACCGTTCGGTTACTCGGGGACGACGAAGGAGAAGAAAGAAAGTGATGGTGCGAAAAACGAGACGAAATTGGCAGCGTGAAGGTGGGTTTCCTGAAAAAAATACTATTTCCGAAGATAAAACTAATATGAAATATAAATTTGGTAACATTTTTAATTTTTTTTCATCAAAAAAAATCACAGAACGTCGAAGAATTAATAACTTTAAAAAAAGTATACACCAAAATTATATAGAATTAACTGTTAATACAGAGACTAAAATAAACTGAGAGAAAGGTTCTCAAACACCAAAAATGGAAGATAATATAATCCCACCTACCCATAAAAAACAGCCCACCAAATCCTACTCGACCACACAATGTCTTCACCCCAGCCCACCAACCACCTCTTCCACCATCGTCCCCCGCTGTGGTTGTACCACGAGCTCGCACAGCACCAGTGGAAACGACCGGAGCATTTGAACTTGTGTTTGGAGACGGTTCGCAAACATTGTGGACGAAAGTTCCGCGTTATTCCTCTCACTCGTTACAACATCTACAAGTACGTGCCTGACCTGCGCAAAGACATCTGGCACACGTGCACCCACCGCCAGCGTATGGACTGGATGAAGTGGGAGTTGCTGTCGCGCTACGGTGGTCTGTTTCTGGACGCGGATGTGCTGGTCGTGCGCGACCTGACACCGCATATGCACAAACTTCAAGATCACGATTTCGTTGCGTTCGGCCGAACGGAAGATGGTTCGTCGCCACAACAGCCGAAACCGCTCACGTGGGCGATGGCTTCTCGACCGAATGGCCAGCTGGTCACGCTCGCTCGCCAACGGTGCAACTGGATACTCGACAACAAACGCTCGGCTGTACTCCACGACGACACCAACTCGACCTTCCTCTTCGGCACACAAATGCTCTGGGACTGTATGGCCATCCTGCAACGAACGAACACGTCCCAACACTCGTGGAAGCACTTTCACGTCACATCGGTATGTTCCGGAAGCGATGCCAACAACCACCCGTACACCGTAGACCGCTTGCTGATGAACGAGACGGTGGACGAACAGTGTCTGCGAACGATGCACATGCTTCCACTTGGTCCAACGTCCGCCTTCCCGTCGTGGTTCGTGAACTCCTCGCGAGAACAGCTGTTGGGCAACGGCAACCTGCTGGTGAGCAAGCTGTGGAGGTGGTCGTTGCTGGACGAAACACCTTTTGCCGAGAACGACGCTGTGCAGGTGGGACGCGAGATGCCTACGGTGTCGGTGCCTCGGTTCTGGGTGTCGGGGTGGGTGAGTTGAGGATGGGTGAACGGGGGAACTGAAATAAAATGATTTTTATTTTGGGTTGTTGTGATTCGTACAGAGTGTGATTCGTACCACTTGTGTTATAAGATGAGTATTTCTCCCACCCACCAAGAATCCATGCAATGCATCAACTTTTGCTTGATACTTTTGTGCGCCTTTGTCGTTCTCGGACAACAACTACAAAGGTGGCGTGCACAGCGAGAGGCGAGCATACCCAAACGACTGGCTAAACTCGACACGGAACTGATTAACGCGAAAAATCTCTCCGCAGTGAAAGAGAGTCTCCGAAAGACCATAAACCCGTCCGATTTGGACACCCTCTGGCTGGGGTTTACAGAAATAGCCCTGAACTTGCTCCTTGTTCTCGTGCTCACGTGCGAAGCAACCGGTGTTCTTCTCGTGCTCACTTGCGAAGTATTCGGTGTCATTCTCCCACACGACTGTCTACCCGTTGTGAGAGGGATCATACTGCTTGCTTTCGTGGGTAATACAATCCACGTCTTATTCAAGAACCACCGCCGATCCGGCAAAATCAATGCAGTACTCAAATGGGCAGTGTACACCTGGGCAGCCGCTTCACTTCCTGTACCGAACGGTGAAGACGTTGCACGTTTACCTGATCACGTCCGATATGTGGGTCATCTTATTGCAACATTACCTGCACACGTCTATGCTGCGGCTAAGTATCTTGCGGGTGATTCTGGCTATTCACAGTGCGAGGACCAACAAGTCGTGTTGACCCTACACCCGGCTGCGACTACAAACCGACAGACACTGGTTGACGGGGTTGCACTCCGTATTAACAGTTCCATCATCCAGATTTTGTGGTCCTGGGTCGTCAGCTGAAGACAAACTACCCAACTACTGGAGTGAACACCGACCGTTCGCCCCCACCCCTGCACTACTGACTGGAGAATGTAGTGAAGTGTAATACATGAATGACGCCCATGGCTGATAAATGTATGACACTTCCGTTCCATTTCCCTTTCTTACCCCATTTTTTATTCATCCCACCGTCCAGCTTTCACAGTAGCATATAGTACACACGCTCTGCCCTCCGTGTCACATCACCCACTATCTACCCGAACCGGCGGCATTTCGTGCCTCTATCTTTTTTAAATCACCACCCCCCCACACTCCTCCACCCACCGCACCCCGTCCACATCCATCCACTGCACCTTCCCGAACCGTTTCGTCGAACCACCCCACCGCAGTAACGCCGTTTGGAAAGGCTGGTGCTCGGCTGACAACGGCTTCAGGTACAGCACTGCATCGTACCGACGAACCGCATTACCACTCGCCTTCCGGCACGTGAGACTGCAATCGACCCACCTGCTTGGCTGTGTGCTGTGTCCGGTTCTCACCGAAGCACGCTTGCTCGACACCACACGGATCGCATCGAAAGGCAACCGAACGTCTTGTGTGGTGGTTGTGGCCGTGGGTGTTTTGGGTGTGTTGGGCGTGTTGGGTTGCAGATGCAGTGTTTTGCCGAGAAGCTGGTCGCACTTGAACGTGTTCTTCGTCGGCTTCCACAGGTAAGTCGTTCGCTTCGAATGGTATGACACGTATGCCGGAGGCGCATCCGGTTGGGAGCGGATGGGTTGGAAGGTGAGGTGGGTGGTGCGCTGGGTGGTGCTGTCGTTGCTGAGCGGTGTGTAGCGCAACGTGTGCTTTTGTGGGTCCCATTCGTATGTGCACAGCTTCCAATTGTCGTCTGTTGCGTGTGCACTTGCATCATCATCATCATCATCATCATCATCATCATCATCATCATCATCCATAATCTTCTTGTACAATGCGCGGTGATTGTCGTAGAGCATCAGGAGGTGGTTTGGTTGGTTGGTCTGTGGACGAACGGTGAGCATTATGTAAGAGTTGAGACTGGATGTGGTGACCGCGATAGGGACGGAAGCGACCGACACCAGATACAACAGTATCAGAGTCGCGAAGAGAAGCAAAAGCAGCGTGTGCATCTATTTAATACAGTATGTCTAATTTTTATTCAGTGGTGTGATACATATAAAGTGTAATTGCTGACAAAGATAGTTTTTTTTTGATAAAAAGACTGGACACCTGAATGTGAGTGACGTGCATTTGGTGTTGTGTTTTCGCTACATACCCAACTCTTTCTCCAGCTTTTTAATATCCTTTTTAAGGTTAGTGTATTCTGTACTTCGGTCACTCTCAACCGTGTCGTCAAAGTGTTTCTGGAAGAGTTTTTTTAATTCGACGTGCTGCGTGTTGATTTTGTTGCGAGTGTCCGATAAATCGTCAATGCTTCCATCTTCTGCACTTTCGCCCTCCAGTGACACCAGACGAAAGTCAGCAGAACCGCTTCTATGCTTGCACAATATTCGCCTCACTTGCTCACAGTCGTGCGACAAGTTTTTGCGTCGCTTCATCACCATCTCTTCTGGTGACTGGATGCCGGATATCGCCGTAGTCAACCAATGAGGTGTGGATGTTCCCCGTTCGTTCATATTCTTGATGGACTGTAATTTAGTATTTTTTTTATTGTTAGAACTCTTCTTCTTCATAGCGGTTGTCACAACAGATGGTTGTTCGATTTCTGTCAGCCACACAAACCAATTGAATGGGCGGATGTATTCGTACAACTTTGTGTATTGATTACTTCGCTCACGGGCTACTTTAAAACCAAACGGACCTCGTAGGAACTCTACATCGCTCCTATTGAGTATGCCAGCAAATGCGGTGACAACTACCTGACGCTGGTAGTTGTTGGGTGGTGTGATGAAATGGATCTCGTGTGCAGCGTATTTTATTTGTGATAGGTTTGAGTTCCACTTTGGTTTATCATCTCGTCGCATCGCGATGATGGTTTTGACTGATATTTCGACGAAGCATTGGTCCTTGTTCCACAAGCTCTTTTTCCAAGTCATACTGTGTGGGTCATCATCTGGAACAATTACGAGGATTCGTTTATTGTTCTTGTCTTTGATATTATACTTTCTTTTGCACGATTGGTGCTTGTTGTCGATTCCCACATTCAGAATTTCGGTGAGTGTCTTCTCTTTGGCATACGGTGATGACAGTTTCTGTAAGTCCATCGTTCGCTGAACGATTTCTTTGAAATCATTCGTTTGATAGTACACGGTTCGTTTCTTGATGTTACGGAACGGACTCCAATCTTGGTTACGAATGTTCTTTTCGCAAGACACGACGACCATCATTTGCACTGGATTCTCGTTCGAGTTGGCATCACGGATGATTAGTGAATCCGTGTATTGTGGATACACAAACCGATGTATCAACCTGCTTGCCATCCACGCTAAGCACATGAATCCGAAGAAAGCCATAATTATGCCTCTATCCTTTTCCTCAAGACGCAGTATTGATTTCGAGAAGCCCATAATGATGGTTTCCACTGTCCGCCAGATGTGAATGAAACCGGAGCGGGTAGCACTCGAGTGCAGAAACTTGTCAACACCTTCCACAACCGAAGCCAGATTCCAGTACGCATTGGCACAAGCTTCTTCCATCGCAGGCGAATTGCGAGACACGAATATCGAGACCCCCTTGATAATGTTGGGCACCAGCATGAACACGAACGACAGTAGGTTCGCTACAGTACCTGCCACCGACAAGTTCTTGGAGAACAACCAAAACAGGAAAGTGCCGGACATCAGCGACGTCGTCATCAGCCCTGGCATCAGGAACAAAAACCCTCCGCGCTTGCGAATGGATTGTGTATGTGTACCACCGTATCTATATCTGGTGTTTCTACTCTTTTTTTGTTTGAGTTTATGCTTGCGCGACCGTCCTAATGTGGGCGTTCGTAGTGCAAACCGCCTACCACTTCGTCGTCGGGTGAACCGTCCGTCGTAATGCGACCGTGCGACTTGTTCCGAATTGCGATTGAACACTCGTTTGGCATTCATCACGATGCACAAGATGAAAACGAACTGCATCATCATTCGTGTCGACGGTTCGAGCACGAGCTTGTTGACGGCACGTGGGAAGGATGTTATCTCTTGCTCGTGTTGCTCTCGCACCTCGACTGTGCTTTTGGGAAACGAGTCGTCGGTGTCGTCAATCAGTTCGAAAAGCATATGGAAGTCCCCGAGCTCGATGTTGTTGGTGAAATACAGCGTCTTGTTGAAAAAACGTATGTATTTACTGATTTCTGGACGTTTGTGCAGGATATCAATCAAGTTCTCAGCGTGTTCAAATATCAATAGCGTATTGTCATACTTTGATTTGTTTGAATCATCGCCTGCGACTGCTTGCAACAATCCAATCATCTCATATGTGAGTAGTGTGAAAACCGGCGTTTTGTAATATGTTTCATCTATGCGACTGCATCTTTTTTTGTATAACATCCAGTTGTCGTAGTTATCGTGGGTGGTGACCAAAATCCATCCAGTGTAAGCAGGTATTTTGTGTGTTGCATCGACCTTTGCTCGAGTGGCTGAGTTATTAGGTATAAGCAAGTTCATCGCACAATTACTAATTAATGACACACTACTGGGTATCATTACTAACAACCCACGGTATTTGTTACCGTCTTGTTCATTGAGCGTCTGCATAATGACGGCAACGTCTTTGCGCACACGTGCTTCGGGGTCGTCGCGTTCTTCGGGATTGTAGATCTCCGTCGATGTTTCCGTGGTGGGTACATCTTCTTGACTGCCACTGCCACTGCCACTGCCACTGCCACTGCCACTGCCACTGCCACTGCCACTGCCACTGCCTCTGCCACTGCCTCTGTCTCTGCCACTGCCTCTGTCTCTGCCTCTGCCTCTGTCTTTGCCACTGCCTCTGCCTCTGCCTCTGCCTCTGTCTCTGCCTCTGCCTCTGCCTCTGTCTCTGCCTTTGCCTCTGCCTTTGCCTCTGTTATTGTGATTTGGTAACATTATATATTCGTATATGTATTAAAAATGACAAACATAATAAATTTGGCGAAACGTGTCAGCACATTTTACTGCTTTTGCAAGTAGCACAAGTATTCGTTGTCTTGACCGATTTCGAACAGCTTTGTGATGTGGCGCAGGCGGAACCCACACTTACGTGCGATACGAATAATGGTTTCATGATGATGCATATGTATGTGGTGGGTGTGTTCTCGAACGAATTGTTTTTTCGGGTAAATGAACTGTTCTTGGAGTGTGGCACGGTCGTTCTTTTCGTCGTAGTTGAAGTCGCTCTTGTACATAAAGTTCTTGAAGTAGACTTTGCAATCCGTCTTCCGTTTGTCCATATAGCTCTGCAACGATATGCCTTTGATAGGATTTGCTACGTGTGGAACCGGATTGAACTTCTTGGGATGCACGATGTGCACACACAAGTGGCCACGATTTTTGAGCCACGCGTAGCAGTTGTCAAAGAACCGCTTGGGACTCTCCGAGTAGTAAAACGAGAAGTAGAAGCACGTGATATGCGTGAACATCGTGTTGTAGACCGCGTTGGGATTGTCGAAGTCTCCTTGTATGAAGCGAACACGGTCTGTGTACTTAGCAAGTTTCTTCTGCGCACGGTCAAGCATCGCGGTGGAAGCGTCTAACCCGTGCAAGCTCACTCTCGGGTTGTCTTCTGCCAAGCATTTTAGATGTTCACCCGTACCACATCCCAGATCCAAAATGACTGCACGCCTTCCGTATTCGCCCAATTTTGTCCGGTGCTCAAAGTCGTAACACTCAAATTCAACGAGTTTCATCTTGTGTTGGTCAAACAGCTTGCGATATGCACTCGCATAATACGTATCATAGATGCTTTCGCTCGTCGTGCGCGTGTCGTTCTCGAACAGCTCGAGCTCATCTGCCCGGTAATCACGAATTGGTGGTGTGGTCGGGTTGGCGAAGCGTTCGACGTTGTGCTCCGTGTGCAAATTTATGAATTTGGTATTTGTATGTACGAGGTAGGCGATTAGCAACATTATGCTCGTGGCGACGACAATGACTTGGATGACCGTGCTGAGTCGCATTGTGGGTGGGCGCGCTTGCGTTGGCATATGTTGATACTATATTCTGCTGTATAGATTCGTGTTCTCTTTTATGATTTGCATACTATAAAATATTATGTGGACGCGGGGCACACAAACATATCCGATTAAAACAGTGATTATATATCATATGTGAATCGGTGAACATTATTGTCAGTTTATTTATAATAAAATAAACCTATTTTTGTGATTTTTCGAATATCACCCCCGCCTGTCCACAACTGAAAAACAAACCGACCACAAACACCCACATACTCGAACAGACGACCACTTTCACATTTGCACCAATGCAATTGGCACAGCCACACGAACCTCAACTTCGTCGCGAAACCACAACCGCGCCGACAGACACGGAGTTAGCTGACCTGTTTCAGAGCACTTTCTGCATCAGCATCGATACCCAGACCTATCACGATTACGCAACTGGTGAAGATACCAACCGTGCACCAACTATTCGAAACGATAGTGATGACAAACTGGTCGCTCTTCCAAAACCAACCAACGCACACCGGAAGCAATTGAAGAAAGTGCTCCGTGTGTTGGTGAAAGAGCGTAATCAAATGCTGAGGATGAAACCGTTTTACGGCTACAAACCACAATCAACTAATGGAGCACCACTGCTATCAGCAGAAGAGCAGATTGCGCTCGTTCAATCCTTGCGCACAATCAACGCTTCCCAGCCGATCCAACGCACAGACAAATGGTACGCAATGCGGAATAGACGCCTCACGGCCAGCGATTTCCACAAGGTGTTAGGCACCGATTGTGCCCGCGAAACGCTCGCTTTTGACAAAGCCACTGCCATTCTTCATCAAGCAGAATTGACGCACCGACCACATACTACACCAACTTTCACTGATGCACGCAGTTGGGGTACTATTTTTGAAGATGTATGTGTGATGGTGTATTCTGGAATTTTGTGCAAAGGAGCAGTCGTGGAAGAGTTCGGCTTGTTGCCTCACCAAACACATACTTTCCTCAGCGCTTCTCCAGACGGCATTTGCAACGAGCAGTCCAGTTCCAGTGAGCACACCGGACGCATGTTGGAATGCAAAGCACCATTCTCGCGCACGCTACAGAAAAATACCATCAAGCTGGACTATTTGGCACAGATGCAAGGACAGATGGAAGTCACTGGATGTTCCGAATGCGACTACTTGGAGTGCAAGTTCGAGGTGTCTGACCATCCACTGGACACCATCACCACCGCCACCCAAAAGACTACAACTGGAGAGCCGTTGCCACACGCCTTTGGCTACATCGCCTCTTTTCCCGGAAGTCCACAGCAATTGTTCCAGTACGGACCACTCAATGTAATCGACGAAGCGTCGGTGAAGGCGTCGGTCGCTTCCTTGCAGTGCACCGACGAACAGCGCGAACGAGCGATGGTGTGCTACTGGAAACTGACCGATTACCAGCTATTGACAGTGTACCGGAATCCCAAACTATTCAATGAAGTGTTGTTTCCTAAGTTGCTACAAACTTGGGGGCGCGTACAAGAGCTTGTGGATAACAACGAGATGTACGAAAACATTAAGCAACATAAGATAATGAGGCGAGAAGCAAAAAAGATGAAACAAGATGCTAAGAAGAGGAATATAGAGACGTACGCTTTCCGTAATAGTTCTTAATAAAGCAAGCGAACTACTGATTATTAATCCACGCTAAATTCACACTGTACAAAAATAAAATATGTGTAGTATACTACAATATAATACTTTTTCCTACCATTTTTTTTTTCGAACTCAGCAAATGCCTCGGCGAACAAAAACAAGACAACAGCGCGGTGGTTCTTACAACCGCCCCAGCGAGTACTTTGGTGTCAACAGCGGTCAGTACGTAGACTA